TAGAACATTCAAAATTGTTAAAAGAAAATAAAATTCTTTTAAAGCAAATTGATAACTATAAAATGCTTGATAATCTTAATTTAAAAACAGATTCAATAAGAATTGTACAAATTAATAATTATGAAATTCTCAATAATCAATTAAAAAAAGAGAATAAAAAATTAAAAGTACAAAGAAATATATTTGGATTAACAGGATTATCTTTCGGATTGGCTTTTATTTTTACTATGTTGTTTAAATAATGTTAAAATTCAAAGATCGAGAATGTATTAAATGTAAGCGTTATCCTTGTTTTGAAAATATTACAAAATGTCATTCCAATTTTGCAGGATACGGTTGTACAATGTATATTTGTAAATGACGATATTTGCAAAATTAGTAGCAGAAAGAAATGATAACGGTTATATAATTTATGTATTCAAATGCCTTGACAAAGAAGTAGCCAAAGAGTCCCCGTATGTAATGTGTACAAGATTTCCAAATTGGAATCATAGAGAATTGGAAATCGGTGAAATTGGTTATCTTAAATTCGTAGAAATAAAAGCAGGCGATGATACGTGGTTTGACGGAGCCACAAGAATTCCGTATCGTTATAATATGATTCAATTTATTAGATTTATAGAACAGCAAGATGAAGAAACAGTAGAGAGATATATAGTTTAATATATTTTAGAAATATATACTATGCAAATAATGAAAGAGAAACTTATCGCAGCTATAGAAGCAAAAAACAATGATGTAAAAACATTTATCTGGAAATTTCCTAGAAAGGAAGACCGAAGTCAGGAATCAATCGCATTAATGGATGCATCTCCTGAAGATTTACAAAAATTCTATAATCATTGTTTCTCGATGCTATATAACACAGATAAGGATAACCCAGGAAGATATACGTTGCTTGGGATAATAGATGAACAACGTAGAAAGTGTAATATCGAACTCTTTTTACGTAAACTTGAGACAGGTGCAATATGTGCTGATGGAAAGCCATATCCTAGATATTTATATCTTCAGGATATACGGGCTTTTATGAATAAATCAAAGGATCAGTTTCCAACCGAAAAGTTGAATGAACTTCCTATTTCCATGATTACAGGTGGTCTTCCAAGAGAGTTTGAAAGAATTCCAATTTCCGATGTTATTGATGGTTGTTTAACCCAGCTTGGAGTATTCCAAAATAAGCATATTACTTTTAGTTTTATTCTTAATCTTGGTGTGTGTCTTACACCACAGGAATTAAATGAACTTAATGTTACAGATGCAAATGGAAAGCCAAGAAAGAAGCCGGAAGTTCTTAAAGAGAAACTCGGAATTAACCCAAAGGTGCAACTTTCGATTAAACCTTCTGGATTAAGCTACGAAGAACTTAGAGCGATGTTGAATTTGAAGACAGCATTATATCGTGATCTTACAACAAATCAATTGACAGTACTTCGCAATAAGGCTTTATTTAAACTTGAAGAGGAAGTAAATTATCATATAAGTCAATGGAAAGAGCAGATTAGGCGTATTAAACTTGTTGCAAAGACAAGAGGAATTAATTTAACGAAGCCAAGCGTTGGATGATTCTATAAAAATCTCTCGTGATGAGAGACAAGAAATTTGTTTACAGAATTGGTTTAAAAATAAAGGAAAAGGAATAATAATTTGTCCTACTGGATTTGGTTTCGAGTTAAACCTGTTAGAGATTTTTTTTGTATATTCCAATAAAAGGATACGAAGCCGTTCCTGTTGAAGAATCACAGGAATTATAATCGGGCAATATCGGTAAAAGTCTTTTATAAGATAATACCGAGATAATTATATAAATAATATTATATAATATTGTACAGCATAGAAATTGAAACTGATTATTTCAGAATATAATATTTCCACGAGTGTCCGATATCCCAACTGAAATAAGTGGATAAAAATATATGCGGAGCTTACTAGTGATAGTAAGAAGTTCAAATAAAAAGTTGAACGATAACACAACTGAAAACCCGTGTAGCTACAAATATGATCGGACGTTTATTAAATAAATATCCATCAACTAAATTTATTATTATAGTACCAACTACAGTATTAAAGGATCAGTGGTCTGGAATACTTGATAAACTAGGATATGGACTAAATTGTGATGTTATTGTTATTAATACGGCAATAAGAAATAATTATAAATGCGATGTATTGATTATAGACGAAGCGCACAGAGTTCCGGCTTTGTCATTTAAAGCTGTTTTTAATACAATCCAATATAAATATATAATGTGCCTTACAGCTACTTTAGAGAGGCTTGACGGCCTTGAAAGTATCATACTGGAGCATTGTCCAGTAGTTGATAAAGTAACGCTCCTAGAAGCAGAAATCAATGGTTGGATAAGTCCATATAAAGAATATCAGGTAATGATTGAAGTGCCAGATATTGAAAAATATAAAGAGATGAATAAAAAATTCATATATTATTTTGGATATTTCAATTTTGACTTCAATCTAGCAATGAAATGCTTTGGTAAAGGTGGTTTTATGTTTCGCAAAAAACTAGCAGAAAAATTAATTGTAGAACAACGTCCTGAATTAAGAAAAAAGTTAGTAAGTGAAAAATTAAAAGAAATCACAGCCTATGCTATGGCTTTTATGAAAACAGTCCAAGAAAGGAAAACTTTCATCAATAATCATCCAAAGAAAATTGAAATTGCCAAAAAAATTATTAATGCAAGAAAAGGTAAAAAAATAATAACTTTTAGCAATAATATAAAAATGGCAAGTAAAATTGGAATTGGAGAAGTATATTCTGGTAGAGATACCAAAAAACACGGAAAGCAAGTTATGGAAGATTTTAAAAAAAATAAATTTAAAATCTTAAATACTATACGAAAAGCCGACGAAGGTGCAGACATACCTGAATTAAGTGTTGCAATTATTCTTGGATTAGATTCTTCTTCTATAAAATCCGTGCAACGTCGAGGACGGTGCATAAGATTTGAAGAAGGAAAACAAGCTGAAATATTTAATATTGTAATAAACCAAACTGTAGAAACCAAATGGTTTGAAAAAAGTCATTCGGAAGGCAATATTATTTTAATAGATGAAGAGGGATTAAATTATGTTCTTGAAGGAAAAGATCCAAAACCATTTAATAAACCTCTAAAGAAAATACAATTTAGATTCTGAAAAGAATTTACAATTTTATAAAATTGTAATGATAGATACATATTTATAGTATATATTTATCGATTATAATGTATTTTCCATTTGATAAAGAGCTTGACTTTCTTCAAGCATATAGATTAACTTCAGACGAGTTGATGTTATTAACTTGTTTGTTAGTTTATCAAAATGACGGTACTGGGAAGTACCTCAAGCAATATCTTTCAATATTGCATGATAGAAATATTAATGCACGTGATATATTGAAAAGATTACAAAAAGTTGGAATAATCAACAAATATGATATTCCAGAGCCTGGAGAACCATTTGAGCCAGGAGAAATTCCTATAAATAAAGTTTTCTTAAAGAACTTTTATAAAAGCTCTTTTGAACTTGGGGAAGAACTCTATAACACGTATCCTCAGTGGGGAGTGATAGATGGCAGCGCAGTAGCATTGAGGGGAGTTGCAACAAAATTCAACTCAATGGAAGAAGCGTATTTTGCATATGGAAAGGCAATAAAATGGGATCCAAATACTCATAAAGAAATTATTGAACTGGTAAAATGGGCAGGAGATCATAATTTAATCTGCAAAAGTCTTGCAAAATTCATAATAGACAAAAGTTGGGAGGACTTAAAAAGTCTGAAAAACGGAGATAAAGTAAATATTAATTACGATTCTATGCGTTTATTATGACAATAAAAGACGAGATTATAACAGAAATACAAAAAGGAAGAGCTGGAAACAATCAAGGATTAAGTATGGGTTTACCAAAATTAGAAAGTATTATTGATGGCGTTTGTCAAGAAACATATACTTTGATTATTTCAAATTCTGGAGCTGGAAAAACTTCATATGCTTTATATGCATATTTATACAAACCATTAATGGCTACTATAAATAATGATAATTTTAAAGTATTATACTTTTCTCTTGAAATGAATCGAATGTCTCTTTTTGTTAAATTGCTCTCTATTTATATTTTCGAGACTTTTGGAATACAATTATCATTTAAGAAAATACTTTCTCGTGAGAGAGGATATATATTGGATGATGATAGTTATGAACTGGTTATGAAATGTATGCCTTGGATTGAAAGTATTTCTGAAAAAGTTGAAATTTATGATAAAAATGTAAATGCAAATACTGTATACGCAATATTAAAAGACAGATTATCACAAATAGGTACTTTTAAAGAAACTGAAACAAGACTTTTATATACTTTAAATAATCCAAATTTAATATATAATGTTATCGTTGATCATGTTGGTTTGTTGACTCCTTCTCAAGGTCATACTTTGAAACAAGAAATAGATTTGTTTTCAAAATATATGGTCTTTTTTAGAGAAAAATGTAAAATTAGTCCTATTGTTATCCAACAGGCTAATAGAGAACAAGGTAATATTGAACGTCTCAAGCAATCTAGATCCGCATTTACTATAAATGATGCAAAAGACACTGGAAATACTGTTAATGACAGTAATATAATGATTGCTGTTTATAATCCATTTAGAGATGGTTTAAAAACATATAAGCAATATGATATTGAAAGACTTGGATCAAATTTTAGGTCTATCCAAGTATTAAAAAATAGATTTGGAGATTGTGATATAGAAGTAGGTTGTGCATTTTATGGCTGGATTAATTATTTTTCCGAAATCCCAAGACCAGAATGTATTGATAATTATGAAAAATATAGAAATCCATTATGGATTTTAGAAAGCGAAGATAATACAGAGATTAAAGAGATAAACAATAATAATTCTTCTAAATTTGTATTATAATGGCTATTAAATTACCTACAACAAAATTACCAGCAGCAACTCAAGATCCTCAGAATTTAATTATATATGGATTGCCAAAGATAGAAACCTGTCGTTTAGAAAAGTAATTTTCTAAATTATAATTGGGCAAAAACGGTAGAAAACTTTTAATAAAAGTTAATACCGTGTTAATTAAATAGATTGCGAAAGGCTATTTAACAATGTAGAGCATAGGAGATGAATAAATATAATTCTCCCACGAGTGTCCAATATCCAAATTATTTGGATAAAAATATATGCCGAACTATATAGTGATATATAGAAACTAGGATAAAAAACCTAGTGATAACAAAATGAGGAAAAACAACCGTATTATCAACTTTGGATGACAATCTGATTCTCGATTTTGAATCTGGTTCAAAGTACGTATCGGCTTTAAAAGTTGAAATTAATTCTTTAAAGGATTTTGCTGAAGTATATAAAGCATTAAAAGAGTCAGAACACAAATATAAATTTATTACAATTGATACTGTAACTGCTTTGGAGGAATTTGTAAAACCATTGGCATTAAAAATGTACAAAGATACTCCTGCTGGGGCAAATTATACTGGAGATATTCTCCAAGCACCTATGGGTATCGGATACAGTTTTCAACGAGCAGCAATGGAATCAATTATTGATAAAATTAAATCTGTAACTGATAATATAATTATTGTAGGGCATGTAAAAGACAAATCAATTATATCTGCAGAAGGAAAAGAAGTCGGGTCTGTTAAAGATTTCGATTTAACCGGTAAAGCAGCAAGAATTTTTGCAGCAAAATCGGATGCAATTGGATTTGTTCACAGAGATGAAAATAGTAATCTCTGTATTAATTTTGAAACTGGAGGTATCGCCTCAGCTGGAGCAAGACCAGCACATTTAGCAAATAAAGATATTATTGTAGCTGAAAGACAGGAAGATGGAACTTTTATTTCACATTGGGATCGTATATACCCATCATTGAAAGGATAAATATGAAAGAAACATTTCTTACAACATATTCGTTTGTTTATGAACAAATCGTTGATACTGAAACTGGTGAAATTGTAAATTCAAAACTTTTGGATAAAAAAGTTGTAGTTTCTGAAAAACCAGATCCTGAAGATGAAACGCCAAGAGTAACTTTGGAAAACAATAAAGTTGTATTTAACAATTCTGCAATCCAATTAATTGGTGTAAAGCCTGGAACTTTAATGGATATAAAGTATAAAGTAAATAATGGAACTTCTGTTCCAGTACTTGGTACTTCAGAAGCATTTAATGTTGAAGGCGGAAATAAACTTACGAAATCAAATTCTATTTCTTTTAGAGGAGTTAAAAATGATACCCTTTCCCAGTATGGAAAGAATTTTATTCTTGAAAAAACACAAAGAAAAGGAGAGTTTTTGCTTATAAATAAAGAAAATATAATTAATACTGATGATAAAATTGGTATTGATGAATCAAAGAATTGGAAACCTGAAGAATTTGAAATAGAAAATCCTGAAGGTCTTGAAGCTGATGATGATATTTTTGAATTTTAATTAATAATAAAAATGAATATGAATTTTAACACTTTTGGAGATTTGGATGCAGTTGCTAGTGGTAATAGAAGACTTGCGCCATGGGGAATTTATAAAGTTAAATTTATGGGTGCAAGAAAGGATTCTATCCAAGGAAAGGCAGACGCATCAAAAACTTATGACATTCTTAAAATACGTTTTGAAGGAGAAGATGGATATTATGAAGAGTCAGTATTCTATCCTTCTGATGACCAGTTCTTTGAAAGAAGAACTTTTACAAATCGTGATGGACACGAATATCAAATGGCCTCCAATTGGGAACGAGTTCAAACTATGATTGCACAACTTGGAACCGTGCTTAATAAAGAGGGATTTGAAAAATTTCAAGCCATAAGTAGAAAGGGTGCTTTTAAAAGTTTTGATGATGTAGTAAAAGGATTTATCAAAATTATGGAACCTGCTGTTGGCAAAGAAACAAATCTCAAACTTGTTGGTCATACTGACAAACAGGGCAATGTAAATGCTCAGTTACCAAAGTTTGTCGCAGTAAATAAAGAGGGAAAATTATTTGTATCTGACAATTTTGTTGGTGATAAACTATATTTCAGCGCCTATGAAGAAAGACAGAAGGCTAATATGGTTAATGCAAAACCATCTCCTATGCCTGATGTGCTAGACGTTGACAAAACAGATTCAAAGGATGATTTGGATGGTATAGACTTCAGCGATCTCTAAATAAATTCATATGGATTTTCGGTTCGATCCTGTAGTAACCAAAGATTTAATTCTTTCCCATTTTACAGAAGAACAAATAATGGAATATTATTTAAAAGTACCCATCCATAAAAAGAAATTATTTCGAAGTCCACTACGTGTTGATAAAATGCCTACTTGTAGTATATTTAGAAATAATAAAGGAATCTTGATTTTCAAGGATTTCGCTACAGGACAGCATCTAAATTGTTTTGGAGTTGTTATGGAAAAGTTCCATTGCAATTATTATCAAGCATTAGATATTATAGCAAATGATTTTGGATTGGTACAAAATAATAATATTACTAAAAATGAAGGAAAAATAAATCTTAAACCAATAAAGATAACAGATACAGAACCTTCGAAAATCCAAATAGAAATACAGAATTTTTCTGAAAATGAATTAAAATGGTGGAATGATTACGGCATTACAATTGAATTGTTAAAAAAGTATAATATATATAGCTGTAAATATGTTTTTTTAAATAATTCAATTGTTGCCGAATCATCGGATAAATGCCCCATTTACGGTTATTATGGCGGCAAAGATAAAGACAAAAAAGAATTATGGAGATGTTATTTCCCATTTCGAAAAAGTCACCGTTTTCTTACAAATTGGTCAGCAAAAAAAATCCAAGGATTTAACCAGCTTCCAAGAAAAGGAAAAGTATGTATCATTACAAAATCTATGAAAGATGTAATGGCACTTGCCGCATATAGAATACCGGCTATTGCTCCAAACTCCGAGCATTTATTTATTTCAGATAATGTTTTAGATGGTCTAAAAGAAAGATTTAAATATATTATTGTCCTATATGATCAGGACAGAACGGGCAAATTAAATATGGCCAAAATTCGTTCAGAACATCCAGAATTAATATATTTAGTAATCCCAAAAGAATACGGAGCAAAAGATTTTTCAGATTTCAGAAAAAAATATGGATTTATGAAGACAAAAGAAGCTATATTAAATGTTAAAAAATGGCTAAAATTAATTAGACAGACGAAAGAGTTGAAATAGCCTATAAAGACTCTACTCCAGTTGTTTATAAAACAATTAAACAAGCAAGTGAAGTTACAGGGTTATCTGAAAAAGCCATCAAAAACCGATGCAATTCCTCAAGATAGGGTTGCATCGGCAAAGATGGTTATCTTTGTAAATGGATAAATGATAGCACTTTTAGAAAATTTTCAGCAAAACGTTCTAGAAAAAAAGGTAATTCATATGAATTAACTATAATAAAAGAATTAACTGATTTGGGCTTTGATGGTCTAGTTAGTTCAAGAAGTCAAAGCAAAAATCTTGATAATGCAAAAATAGATATTTGTGATACTGAAAACAAATTAGATTTTTATGTACAATGTAAATATACTAAAAGCCAACCAAATTTATCACAAATTAATAAAGAAGTAGGATTAAAAGACAAACCACTTGCTATATTCTGGAAGAAAGTTAATGGATCAACAAATAAAGAAGAATTCGTTTGTATTCCAAAGGATTATTTTTATAAACTTATAAATAATGTATAACAAATATATTATTCCTATTTGCGAGATGCAAAAAAGCAAAGTATATAATATTTGTCTTGATGGAGTCTCTCTTTCTCATTGTGAAGACAAAATAATGGAGTTGTTCAGAGATTATTCGGAATGTGATGAATATGCAGACTTTGTGAAGGATCTCGATAAGAATCAAGATATATTAATAGGTGAAATTAAAGAAATAGATGAATTTTAAATTAAAAATCGCACTTGACCTAGACGATTGTATATTTGATTTTTACGGTACGTATAAAAGGTATTTCCCAAATCCAAAAGACTGGGAAGATGCGAAAATAACTAAAAATGTATGGAAACTCGAATATGATAAATTTTTCTGGGAAAATCTTCCGTTAATAGAAAAACCAAATTTTGAACCTTGTATTTATGCAACAAAACGTATAAATAGAAAAGAATACACTATTAATTGTCTTAAAAAAAATGGACTTCCAGTAAAACCTATATATCAAACTTTATATCAACACGGAAATAAAGCTAATATAATAAAAGGTAGATGTGATGTGTTAATAGATGATAGTCTTGGAAACGTGTTAAAAGCACTTGAAAAAGGACTTCCTGCACTTCTTATAACAAGACCTCATAATATTAATTATGATTTTAAATATCGCATTAATTCGCTGGATTATGATGAAATTGTATATATGTATAATATTATGATTAATGAAACATGAAAGCGGAAGATATAAAACTTCGATTTGTTCCTGGAACTTTTAAATTATCAAAAATCGAAGATGAAGTATATTTTAGTAAAAAATATAAAAATTATATAAGTAATTCAAGATTTGGGTTATTGGATCCTGCCAAAGACGGATCTCCTGAAAAATTCTTCAAAGGATTTGAAGATCAAGGGTTTAAAGATTTTTTTGAATTAGGCTCAGCTGTCCATATGCTCTGCTTGCAACCAGAATATTTTGCAATGGCACCAGATTTAGGTAAACCATCAGCAAAACTTGGAGCAATGGCAGATGAATTATATACAACTTTTATCGAAAGGCCTATAATGATAGAAGATATTATTCGTGCTTCGAATAAGATTGATTATTATAAAGGTAAAATAGACGATAAAATATGTAGTAATGTAATTCAAAAATGTACCCCATATTGGAAAAATCGTTTAAATTACGAAGGTGAAGAAGGAAAAGAAATGATCCACTTAGGTGGGTATGCAAGAAGTGTTGTATTAGGATGCGTAGATGCACTACAAAATAATAATATGATATATAATCTTCTTCATCCAGTATATTTTAACGAACAACCAATTGTAGAAAACGAGCAGGCTATAACAGTTGATATGGAAGCAACTATGCCAGAAGGGCAAAAGTATGTCTTTCATATTAAATCCAAACTTGATAATTATGTAATTGATTTTGATACTGCCACTATTACAGTTAATGATATAAAAACAATCGGTAGAGGAGTTGAAAATTTTCATGATAATTTTATAAACTTTAATTATTATAGAGAACTTGGAATGTATTGTGGATTATTGAAACTTGTAGCAAAAGAAGAATATGATATTAATGGATTTGATATAAAATCAAATTGTTTAATAGTATCTACAAGACAACCATTTAATACTGGAGTATATCATGTAACAAGAGAAGACCTTGCAAAAGGTTGGAAAGAATTCCTTTTCTATATGAAAAAAGTGGCATATTATTATTATAAAGGATATCGATGGAACTAACTTATCAACAATTACAGAATTTATATAGTGAGAATTTTTCTCTTGGAAATATTAATGGAAATATTCAAGATAAATTTGTATTAATTTCTCTTATATGTAAATTAACACATATATTTTCTAGAAAAAAACCAAATGTTACTTGTTATCAAATAATAAAGAAAATCATAGGAGAACAGCTTCCAGAAAATTTTATACAAGCATTGGCTATAATTTGCGAAGATTTTTCATATAATTGTAATGATTTCCCTAATTTTGGTTTTGAAGATAAAGAAATGCCTAAAGAGATAAAGAGAATTTTAATGAATTATTTACCGTTTTAAATTATGATTAAAACTATTGAAACTTATTCTATACATGATTACCTTTCTTCTGTTGGATTTAATAAAATAAACGAGATTCCAAGAAAGGAACTCGATAATTTATATAAAGAAACAAACGATGAAGAAGAAGCTCTATATCAACTTTGGAAATTATTGAATATTCAAGAAGGAGAAGCATATTATATAGAATTAGAGCATCCTATTCTGAATACAAAGAAGTATCCATATAAAGTTTCAAAGAATCCAAATAAAGGTCAAAGAACTTTTACGAAAGCATATCTTTTGATTGATCCAAGTAGCAATACAATTATTGAAGAAGTAACAGGACTACAAAAGGATGTTGAATCAAAAATTCGAGAAATCTATGAAAGAGGATATACTGGGGATATTATGTGTAGAGTTGTTCATGTTGTTAAAGAAGGAGTAAATATTGTTATGAAGGCAAAATATTCTCCATCAACAAATATTAAAAAAGGATCTTATATTGTTTTAGGAACTCTTTAATTATAATTATATGAAAGTATATGGTATTATTGTAGAATCGGAAAATCCAAAATTGCGTATTCCGTTGATGGTTTCAAGAACTATTGATGATTTGCGTTTTGCATATAAAGACGCAAAAACTCAAGTGGAAGCCCTTGGAATGACAGCAAAAATTGGAACATTGGATATTAAACCAAAAAAACAATATGTTATTGCTTCCTTGTCAAAAGTGAAAACAGATGAATGGGAAGAATATAACGTAGAATTTGACGATATTGAAAATAAAGATTTTGAATGAAAAAGAGATATATTGTTTTTATAAAACTTGGATATGAAAATATAAATATGGCAATATGTAATACAAAAGATATTGCCATTAAATGCTCTCAAAAAATCAATGAATATATTTCAAGTATAGATAATATTTCAGAGAAAATTTCAAATGAAGAATTAAATAATATTCTTGATAAATATCCAGAAATTCTTGAATCAGGTTCATATAATAGATTTCTTCAAAATAATAATAAATATTCAAAACTTGATATAATTAAAGCTATGGATTTTTATAATAATAGTTTTAAAAATTATAGTGGAGTATATGTTGAAGAATTAAAATCATTTGATTCTGAAAAACAAGTAGATTATGTAAATATATTCATTTAAATAAATAAGTGGCGGAGTAAAATCCGTCACTTTTTATTTTTTTAAGATTGAAGATACTTTTGTATTTTTATTTTTATATTATAAAAAATAATGGTTTACGTAATTAAACGACTTAAAAACAAAGAAGAATTCAATGCAAGTAAAATAGAAGTAGCTATAAAGAAGGCTTTCTTTTCATGTAATAAAGAAATTGATAAAAATAATTTTAATAAAATAATGCAAAGAATTTTATCTTCTATTGAAATTCTTGGTCAAGAAGAAATAAATATTGAAACTATTCAAGATATTATTGAAGAAACCTTAATGAGATTTTGCTATTATGATGTAGCAAAAAGTTTTATTTTATATCGAGAGAAACACAAAAATATAAGAAATAATGTTGAAAGAAATATTCAATTTATTGATAATTTTATAAAATCAGATAATACTGCAAATGCAACTATTGATGATAACAGTAATGTGTCTACCCACAATATTGCAGTAATGAATACAGAAATTCACAAAGAAGACAATAAGGAAACAAATATTAGAATATGGTATAATAAAATTAAAGAATTATACGGTAAAGAATTAGCCGAACAATTTATTGTTGATTTGAATACAATTTGTTATGCTCATGATTTATCTTCTCAGATAGGTATGCCGTATTGTGTTGCAATATCTTTATACCCATTTTTGTTAAACGGAATAAAAGATATTGGTGGATTAAGTGCTGCTCCAAAGAATATAGATAGTTTTTGTGGACTATTTATTAATTTGGTTTTTTCTATAGCTTCACAATATAAAGGAGCTGTTGCCGTTCCAGGAGTACTGCTATGTATGGATTATTTTCTCAGAAAAGAATGGGGAGATGATTATTATATTAAAAATGATGTAATAATTTCTTCTGATCATTGTTTAAGGAAAATGACTATAAAAAGTCAAATACATCAATATTTTCAGCAAATATGTTATTCTTTGATGCAACCATCTGGCTCAAGAGGAAATCAAGCATGTTTTTGGAATTTATCAATTTTTGATAAACCGTTTTTTGATACTATGTATGGAGACTTTTATTTCCCAGATGGCACAAGACCAAAATGGGAGTCTTTGTCTTGGCTTCAAAAAGATTTTATGCATTGGTTAAATCAAGAGAGACTGAAATGTATTCTTACTTTTCCTGTAGTATCTCTTTGTTTAATTTATCAAGATCATAAATTTCTTGATGAAGATTTATATCAATTTGCAGCACAAGAATATTCTGAAGGCAATAGTTTCTTTACTTATATTTCAGATAGTGCAGATAGTTTGAGTTCATGTTGCCGTCTTTCATCTAAAATATCTAAACCTCAATTTAATTTCACTAATGGACAATTAAGTGAAATGACTGGTAGTAAAAATGTTATTACTTTAAATTTAAATAGAATTATCCAAGATTGGTGTAAATCTATAGGAGGTGTTCCAATTGTAGGAAATCAACATGATTCTTTAAAATTCTATTTAATAAATATTCTCGAAAGAGTATATAAATATCAAACTGCATATAATGAAATTCTTAAATACTTGCATAAAAATGATCTTCTTACAGTTTATAATGCAGGTTTCATTGATATGAAAAAGCAATATTTAACTATTGGTATTAATGGACTTAACCAGGCCGCAGAATATTTAGGAATGGAATGTAACAAAAATAAAGAATATGAAGATTTTTGTAGTTTTATATTTAGTACAATAAAGGAACAAAATACTTTGCATAAAACAGATGATTGTATGTTTAATACTGAATTTGTGCCCGCAGAGTCAGCTGCAATTAAATTATACAATCGAGATAAAAAAGATGGTTATTGGACTCCAAATGATACAAATTTATATGCATCATATATTTTCAAACCAAATGATCCAAACATATCGGTACTTGATAAACTATATCTTCATGGGAATTCTGTTTGTGGAGATAACCTAGACGGAGGTTCTGCAGCGCATATCGGCTTGGATTCACATCTTTCTAAAGAACAATATTTGAAAATTATTAAATATGCAGCAGAGGTTGGATGTAAATATTTGACTTTTAATGTTCCAAATAGCGAATGTGATGATTGTGGATATATTACAAAAGTACCTATAAAAGAATGTCCGAAATGTGATAGCAAAAATATAAGTTATTATGACAGAGTAATTGGATAAACATAAATGTCCCTATAAATAGTAATATTTATAGAAAACCTTGAATATGCTGGAAACCCCTAAAGTTTTGAGTACCAAAGTGTAAAAATCTCAAAAATGTAACAATGGGCAATCAGCAGACATAGTTATTATTAAATTAATAAAAGGTCTCAACGACTACCAAGAGGCAACCAGTAGTGGTTGATGGTATAGTCTAATCTCAAATATAAATAAATAATGGAAAAAATTAATTATTGTAAATCTTGTGGTAAAATTATAGATAAATTTGGAAGTAAAAAATATCAATTATGTAGTAAACATTTTCAACAATTTATAAAATTTGGAAAAATTCTTGATAATAATCAAAGAACAATTAAAGATCCAAATGAAATTCGTACTTATAATGATTATGCAGAAGTTGATACATATGACCAATATGGTAACATAATAGAAACTTATAAAATAGATTTAGAAGATATAAAATATTTAAAAGATTATAAATGGAGAACTGTTTATAAAGGTAAGGCAAAATTACCATATTTGGTTACGAGTCATACAATTTATTTTCACAGATTAATTATGGGATTACCAAATTGTGAAATAGATCATATAAATAGAGATACCCATGATAACAGAAAAAATAATCTTAGGTTTGCTACAAGACAAGAACAATTATATAATACTTTGAAATCAAATAAAACTGGAATAAAAGGATTATATTATAATCCAAATAGACCAAAAGCACCTTGGCATTGTGAATTTCAATATAATAATAAAAAATATTATAGTCCACAATGTAAAACAAAAGAGGAGGCGGCATATTTCAGATATTTATTTGAAAATATTTTTATGAAAGATATGGTAATATGTAATACAAAAGAATTGCAAGAATGTATATCCAATCTTTCTGAAGAAAATAAAATATCCATTCAAAAATATTTTAGAAATAAGATGAAAATCTGAGTATAAATGATTTAACAAAAATTAAGAATTGGTCTAAAGGAAGACAAATTGAACAGAAAATTAGAGTTTATTCGAAAAATATAGAATAATATAATAGAAATCAAAATAATTTATGATACACGATTTTAACATTTATTATAGAAAAGGTAATACACAATTTCATTTAAATACTCCTACTGATGAAGATAACATACCATATAATCTTGCAGAAGTATTTGCTAAAATTATAGAAGATTCTGATGCAAATCCTAATATTGTAATTGAAGAATTGATTGAAAATTTTGGATATAAAGGAGAATATGAAAAGGACATTTAAAATAGCACTAGCTGTTTCAAAATATATAATTAATACTACAAAGGAAAAAATATCTAAATTAAAAAAAGAATATGAAAATATTGTATTAAATATAGATAATAATAACCAGAAATGGCATACTATGAATGAAAGACCTGAGAAAGACGGAATGATACTATTTTGTTTTGAACCAAACACTTCGGAATTTCATTATTATACAGTAAGGGATAATAAAGAAATAATTAATAATAAACAATCTTGGGATAACTTGATTTTATTAAAAGCTAAGTACTGGGCGTATTGTGATGAATTATTTAATAAAAATTAACTTTGATTATTAAAAAATTTTAATTATATTATATTTATAATTTTAATAATATAATATATGGCAAATAGTAGTTTAATAAAAGCAAAAAAGTAAAATATCTGAATATTTATACAATCAATTAAATAAAATTATTTTAAATGTATAAAGAAATATCTCAAGAATATCGCAAAGACGATAAAGCTATATATGTAAAAAAGAAATATTTATTTGGTATCTTATATTCAACCTTGTATAGAGAAACTGCTATACGCGAAGAAGTTGAAGATATGATGCCACCTAACTCAAATAAAATAGGATTTTAATATGACAAACTGGTGCGATACTACTTATATTTGTGATGGATCTAAAAGGCAACTAATACAATTATATAATAATATACGAGATTGCAAAAATGGAAAGTACAATTTAATTAAAAATGATTTTGGAAATCTGTGGCTTGGAAATTTATTAATTGCATTGGGATGTAAAGATCCAAATAATAAAAGAGCAAGAGGTGATATCGTTGATTGCTACTGGTTTAACGATACTCTTGTAATTCATATGGAAACAGAATGGTGCGAACAAGAAGATGTAAGAAAATATATTGAAAGAAAATATCCAAAAATTAAAGTCTATTATCAAGACGTAGAAGAAGGTTGTGAATATTATTTTTCAAATGATGTAAATCATAAATACTTTTCTGAATATGCTTTTATTCAATCCGATGATGGCTCATATGTTGTTTATTCTGAAACAGAATTAAAAGAACAAATAAAAGAATTAAAAAATCCAGAATATCATTTATTTAAATATGAAGAAGATTAAATTACTTTCAAGAGGAGAAGATAATTGGTTGGAAAAAACAGGAGATTACCTATATATCCTTCATGCTGAAAATAAATTTATACGAATTATATATGATCACGATACAAAAAATTTAATAGGTGTAGATCCATCTGGTGGCCCAATGATAAAAATCGGAGAATTACTGCCTGTGGAAAATAAAGAAGACCAGAAAAAGGTAAAAGGAATAAAAAATTGGAACAATATATATATTATCACAGAAAATCCAAATAAACAAAAACCTCAAGAACCATATGAATTATTTGGAATTGAATGTGAAAAAGGATGGAATAAATTAATTACACCTATACTTGATTATATTGATTTATATAATTCTGGGCATGATGATAAAATTAAAATCTTACAAATAAAAGAAAAATTTGGTGGATTAAGAATTTATACATCATTTTCAACTCCTGAATTAGATCAATTAATTGATGATGCTGAAGAACAGTCATTTAAAACTTGTGAATATTGCGGTTCAACCGAAAATGTATCACAAACAAAAACTGGCTGGATAAAAACTTTATGCAGTAAATGCATGGAGAAGAAAGGTTAATTTTTTTGTTTTTATTTAGGGGAGCAGAGGATTCTTTGCTCCCCGTTTTTTAGTATTTAGATTTAATTAAAAAGAAAATATATGAAGATACAATATTTAATGAAGACGAAGTATTACACATGATTATTAAAAATACGAGAACGTCTTCGTTTAGTTAAAATTTAGTATTATGATTTTTAATAAACTTTCTTTTATAAATAATGAGTACGTAATGATAAGTGATCATAAGGTATCGATTAAACCATATTTTATGGCAGGATATGATACGTTGCTATTGAAGAACAATCCATATATTCCATCTATATTAGAAAAAGGATTTGTATCCGATACTATTGTATATACTATTCTTGATAATGAATTTGTTATATGCAATGGTCATTATATGCTTAATAGTTTATTAAAATATGTTAACAATGAATATACTGTTAATAAAAAATATTTTTCCGATCTTTCTATAAAACAACAAGAGTTAATATTAAATACCGACATAAAATTTAATCATATATCTATGGGAGAACTTGGAGAGTTACAACTTGCTATGTATATGAAACAGGAAAAACCAAATTTCTATTCAGAGCAGGAAATACTCAATGCAAGATCAAAAGGTGTTTGGTTAAAAGAATTAATGGATTCTTTTGCAAATATAAATTCTCCATATTTAAAATTAATAAATAAATATGTTTATGGAAATCTTGAAAGATCACATAAATTAGGAAAAGTATTAAAGTGGATAAGTAGAGATCATTCTGTAAGTCAATATGTGGCTATAAAATATCGTGAACCGTCTGCACAAGATGATATTGAAGAAATATTAAGAATTCTTTATTGGATAGATTCTATTTTTGGAGATATTATTCCAGATAGCATTATGATAAGAAAAGCCGATATAGGATTATTATATTATAAATATCATACATATAAATATGATAAAGATATAATAAGAAAAAGACTTTTAAAAGCTCTTGAAAAACGAAATGAACCAGCATTTAAAATAACAGGAGCTTTTGAATATGCTTTACAAAAACACGATGGAAAACAAGTATTATTTAAAAGAAGTTTTGCAGCATCTACAATATATTCATTATATCTTAAAAATCCAATTTGTGCAATTTGTGGAGAACCTATTAAATCTTTATATGATGTTGAAGGAGATCATATTATTCCATGGATTAAAGGTGGACTTACAGAAGAAAGTAATTGCCAGATAGTACACAAAATATGTAATCTAAAGAAAGGAATAAAATGTTGAAATATGTTGAAACTCTTGTTACATTTTCTGAATTTCCAGATGAAATATCACTTTGTATAAATATATCAAATTGCCCAAATGCATGCGTAAATTGCCATTCATCCTATTTAAAAGAAGACATTGGTACGATTCTTGATTATAAAGAACTTGATAAATTAATTCAAAAAAATCATGGAATAACTTGCATAGGTTTTATGGGAGGAGATAGAGATCCGTCTGAAATAAATAATTTAGCCAAATATATAAAAGATAATTATAATTTGAAAATAGGATGGTATAGCGGCTCTGAGACGCTTTCAAATAAGATTGATGTAAGATTATTCAACTTTATAAAAATAGGTCCTTATATCGAAAAATATGGGCCTTTAAATAAATGTACTACTAATCAAAGGATGTATGAAAATATTAATGGAAATCTTGAGGATATAACCTATAAATTTTGGAAGAAATGATTAATTTAGGATTATTATTAATTGGTATAATGCAAATGATTTATGGGCTACATGGAATTATAGATTATTATATTAGAGATAATAAAAATAAAGTTGAAAATAATTCTGAAAAATATGCATATATAATACTTTGTATTTGTGGAGCCATATTAGTTAGATTTTCAAAAATATTATATGAATATGGATATTTTAATTTTATGTAATACAAAAGCAGATAAGGATTTGTTGCATGAATTACGATCTATTGCAGAAGATTCGTATTTTCAAATTTATGATTTTAATAATCGTAATGCGCGATCTAAAATGCGTAAAATAATGTATGAATATGCATCAAATATGCTTCCTTTTATACTTGTAAAGGACAAGAAAAACAAAAGAGGTTTCTATTCTGAAACTGGAGATAATGCTATTAATCAACTTATTAATTTTTTGAAAAATGGAAATAAAATTTAAAAAAGTATTGGATAATGCAGTTTTGCCATATCGTGCAACTCCTTTTTCTGCTGGTTATGATTTAACAGCAGCATCTGTTTATTATGATGATAAATGTGATTGTTGGGTATATGATCTTGGTATAGTTTCCGAATTTAGTCCAGAATATGTTGCTTTAATATTTCCCAGAAGTTCAAATAGAAAGACGGAATTCTATATGCCTAACTCTGTCCCAGTTATAGATAGCGATTTCCGTGGTTCTTGGAAAGTATGTTTAAAGAGTAGGGATTTTACAAATTTAAGGAAGCCTCCATATGAAGTTGGTGATAGAATTGCGCAAATGATTATTCAAAAATTGGAAGATGTACATATTCAAGAGGTAGAAACTCTGTCTGACACAGATCGTGGAGAAGGAGGCTTTGGTTCAACTGGTAAATAATTTATTATGGATAAAAAAATAGAAAAACATGAATTTATTGATTTAATAACAAATTATATAAATTTAACTGACAATATTGATAAATTGGATCAACTTTTGCATGCCTGTATATACGAGTCGAAAGATTATGAATTTATTGATAATATGTTTCATAAAATACTAAAATATAATTTTAATGATGAAGATATAGAATTAATTGATTGGTGGCTTTATGAAAGAAGGGATAATCCTGAATTAAAAATGTATATTGATAAAAAAGAAGTACCAACAGAAACTATTGAAGATATTTAGAATCTTCTATGACAAAATTAAATGATTTCAAAATAACAAAACGTATATTACATAATCTTGACAATACTATTGAAATATTTTTTAGAGATGTAAGGAAGTTAAAACCTATTTCAGAAAGAGAAGAGTCAGAATTGATTCAAAAGGTCAAAAATAATAATGATCATAAAGCATATAATAAATTAATTGAGTCAAATATGCGTTTTGTGATATCTGTTGCGAAACAGTATCAAGGAAAAGGAATAGAATTGTGTGATTTAATTCAAGAAGGTTCTCTTGGATTGATGCGTGCAATTGATAAATTTGATCCAGATAAAGGATGTAAGTTTGTAACATATGCTGTATATTGGATTAGACAATATATAATTAAATCGTTACAATATTATAGTAGAACGATAAGACTTCCACAGAATCAACTATCAAATTATGCAAAAATAAAAAATGAAACTGAAAAATTCGAACAGGAAAACGATCGTAGTCCATCAACTCTTGAATTAGAAGAAAATACTGGAATTGAGCATGATAAAATTTATTCTATTATGGCTTCAAGTATTAATACTACTTCTTTTGATAGAACAGTTGATGAAAGCGAATGTCTTCCTATGGTAGAATTAATTCCAAATGAAAATGCAGATTTGGTAGAAGAAACCGTAGAGAATATCGATATGAAAAACAAGATTAATTCTGTATTAAATAAGTTAAGCAATAGAGACCAAGATATTATACGAATGTATTTTGGTATAGGAATGCCTTCTATGCCTCCAAATGAAATAGCGAGGAGATATGGATTGGGATCAGAAAGAGTTAGACAACTTTTAAAGCATGCATTATCTAGAATACGTCGTAGATATTCAAAAGAATTAAAAGGTTTATTATGATATATAAATTCACTGTCGATAAATATGTTAAATGTTGGATCAGAAAAGAAGTAGCTGTAAATGCAGATTCTATAAAAGAAGCATGTATAAAGGTATTACAAACAGATACTTCAAAAGGATCAGTAATAATAGATAATACGACAGAGGAAATCCAAAATACAGATGGAAATTCTATTGAGATATATACCAAAGATAAAAATGATCCAATACTTGTATTATGATATATTTAGTAAGTAATCAAAAGGAGCTATTTGAGAATACCGAATATTCAAATATATCTCCTGAAGATGCTATAAATATGTTAAAATCCATTAAAAGAAATGATAACAATAAACGCTTAATTGCTGCAGACACAGAAACAACAGGATTGAATTTTATACAAAATAATATAATAACAATACAGTTAGGAAATAAAGATTTTCAAATCGTTTGGGATTGCATTACAACAAATATATCTTTATTAAAAGATATACTGGAAGACGAGGATACAATAACTGTATGGTGGCATTCAATATTTGATTTATTGTTTTTGTATAAAAATAATATATTCCCAAGAAATATATATGATGGTATTCTTGCAGAGCAATTGCTATATAATGGATTAGATTATAAAAATCTATTAACAAAAACAATTGAATTCTTCGGATCTGGATATACTCCATTTGCTTTAAAAACAGCAGTAAAAAGATACTGTAATGAAGATTTGGATAAATCTGTAAGAGGAAAAATAATCAAATCTGGTTTAACAAAAGAAACTATTATATATGCAGCAAGAGATATTGAGTTTGAAATTCCAGTTATGGAAGAGCAAATGAAAAGAATTAATAACCAAGGTCTTGATAAGGCTTTGTTTATAGAAAATCAATTTGCTCCATGTCTTGCATATTTTAAATTCTGTGGTGTAAAGCTCGATATTCCTCGTTGGAGAAAGAAAATGAGTAGAGATATTGCAGAAATGATAAAATATAAAGACCAACTCGATAAATGGGTTATTGATTATTTTAATTCTTTTAATGGTGAAAATGGAAAAATAAAATTAGATATTCGTGTTGGAAAAAATGCAAATGGTAGATATGAAAATCTACAAACAAATATTCCGCAAAATGCAAATTTAATTACAGGAAGACAAGAAGTGGTATATGAAGATAATATGAGAGTAGTATATGATATTGGGAAATATGAAATACCATTTGGATATTATGAAGGAAAGGAATTTAGACCTTTTGTATATCAAAATATAGAAGGAGATTTATTTGAAGGATTTGATCCAGATCAACATTGTTCTATAAATTGGAATAGTCCTTCACAAATTATACCATTATTTGAATTTCTTGGTTTTAATCTTGATATTATTGATAAAAAAACAAAGCAAAAAAGAAAGTCAGTAAGTTCAGAAACTATACAAAAACAAAAAGATATATCTAGTATATCTGAACCATATATTAATTATAAAGCAGCAGCAAATATTTGTCAATCATATGGTCAAAAGTGGATTGATATGGTTGACAGTGATGGAAGGATTCATCCGGATTACTACCAACTAGGTACAAATACTACTAGAGTTAGTAGTGGAAATCCGGATGATCCGGATTCTATTAGTATTTTAACATTACCAAAAGATTACGAAACTAGAGCTTGTTTTATAGCAGAAGAAGGAAATTCTTTTGTTAGTCAAGATTATTCAGCTGAAGAAGCAAAAATTCTAGCCGATGTAAGCAAGGACAAAGCAATGATTGATTTTTTCAATAATGGATGCAATGATATACATTCTTTAATTGCTAGCAAAGCATATAAAGATATTATTGATAATTGTCCAATTGAGGAAATAAAGAAAAGATTTCCAAATGAAAGACAAGGTGCGAAAAAACTTGGCTATACAATAAATTATAATGGTAATGCAAAAACAATACATGATAACGATCCTTCTATAAGTATGGAAGAAGCTGAAGAATTATATAATAATTATATGGAAAGTTTTCCTGGTATTAAAGCATATCAGGATTATTGTAAACAATCTGTATTTAAAGATGGTTATATATTAATATGCCCACAAACTGGACATAAAGCATATTTCGATTATATTGACAAATTAATTGAAATACAACAAATGATGCGACAAAAGAATTTCTGGGAAAAATATAAATTTGAAAAAAGAAATTATCCAGATTCCGAATATGTTAAAGATGTAAAGTTCTTTTACAAAACTAAAACACAGTATGAAATAGCAGCTACAAATTATCGTATTCAAGGAAGAGGAGCAGTTATTTTCAAATTGTCTATGATTTACTTTTGGAATTATATAAGAAATAATAATTTAATAAATATTGTTAAATTATTAATTCCTCCATATGATGAATGTAATATAGAATGTCCAGAAGAAATGGCAGATAAAATATCTAAAGTATTACAAAAATGTATGGAAAAAGGAGCATCTATAATATGTAAACAAGTTAAAATAAGTACAGATATTAATATTGGAAAACATTGGATACATTAAAAATATGAGTAGCTATTTAACTTTTTATGCAAAATTTAAAGGGGATGATAAAAAACATTATATATTAAGTTATTCCCGAAATAATGAAATTTATCAATATTTTGATGACAATCTAAATATCGCATATTGTGGTGATGAAATGAAATATACTGAAATCACAATAAATGATATTGAACTTGTATTAAGTAATATTAAAGAATATATTGATAAAGGAGAAGGAAGATTGCAAGAGTATGAAAAGCATGCGGCTGGCAATCAAGAATGTATCGAGGAAATTATCCAAATGAAAGAGTATATTACTGACCTATATAAGACATATTACAAAATACTGACTATTCAAGATATGATTTCAGATATAAATATATGTAGTGATATAGAACATATATATTGTAACATTGGATAAAGGAGTAAAAATAACCGTTAATTTATCGAGGACTTTGTATATCGAAGTCCCCGATAATTTTAAAAATCAAGACATAAAAAAGAAAGCCGAAGAAGAACTTGTACTACCAATACATGGTATTATGCAAATTCGAGAGCTTTTAAGAAAACTGAACATTCAGATACCAAAATTAGATATAGAAGATTGGAGTGTTGATAATGTGAAGTTTAAAGTTTTAAAATGAATACACCAACATTAACTGAATATGAAGAATCGATAGCACCATGGAATCAAAACGATGAGTTTGATACATATTATGTAACAGCTACAGTAAGTATGCCATATACAGTAGCAATAGATGGTAATATGGATTTTATTGAAGTTAAAAGAAAGATATTTCATGAATTTCAAGATAAGTTTAAAGGTTGGGAAATAGAAGATTTTGAAATAAAAAATTATTAAATATGGAAAAAATTGCAATACTAGATTATTCAACAAATAATGTTTATATCTACAAAATGACAGAAGAACTTGATGGATATAATACAGAAGATCTTTTAAAAGTTCTAGGACATGATATCGATAATTGTTCTGTAATGTTTGGAGAGGATATTGGAGTTATATCTAAATAATATATGAAATTAATAAAACAATATTGCTATATTGATGATCAAGATGATTTTTCTGAAATTGGTATAAAGAAATTCATAGAAAAACAAGCGAAAACTTGCTATCAAAGTACACATACAATAACAGAAAATTCGTATAAAAAATTTGTTCAAAGAATGATTGACTCTGATCATTCAAGAACTTTAGAAATGGGTACTGTTCATTTAAAAATGTCAAGACCTATTTTTGCTTCTTTTATATGGTATTTATCATTATCAAAAGACTTTTCGTCTCAATGGCTTCAGTGGAATAGCGAGAAAGAATATACATATATAACAACAAATTATCGATATTTTTTAAGATTAAAAAATATGTTCGATGGATCAAGTTTTGAATTTATAAACTATTTCACAACAGAAGATAATGAATTATTTCCAAAAAGGCATACTATTCATTTTATAACTGATAGAGTAACTATGGATTCATTTAGAACTCATGTTGGAATGTCTAGTCTTGCAGAAAGCACTAGATATTGTCGTTATGCAAATGATAAATTTGGAAATGAATTAACTTATATAATACCAAATTGGATAGATATACCTGAATCTGAATATCAATTTATAAGAGGCTTCTGGTGTAATGACAAAGAAATTCCTTTGTTTGAAAAATCAAATCCTATAACAAATAATTATCTCTTTGGATTACAAAGAGCAGAATCTACATATATGATATTATTACAACAAGGCTGGAAAGCAGAACAGGCTAGACAAGTATTACCATTATCTGTAAAATCAGAATTGGTATTATGTGGATTTGATGATTGTTGGGATAATTTCTTATATAGAAGAAATGATGTACACGCCCATCCGATGGCACGTGAACTGGCAGAAAAAGTTAAAGAATTATTAAATAAATAAATATGGGAACTAATTTTTATGCAATAATTTTGCCAACAAAGAAAAGAAAGCAAGAATTAATTGATGCAATAAATAATGATGATGCATATTCTGTAAAAGATATATGTGAAGAAAATTATAATCAAATAGGAAAATATAATGTATCTGATTATGGAATACTTCATTTAGGCAAACGATCTATTGGTTGGAAATTCTTATGGGATCCAAATGTTTATGAAGTAAATGGTCAAATAAAACAATTCTATGATTTTAACAAAGAGTCAATACGAAAATTTTTATCACAAGACAATATAAAAATTGTTGATGAATATTATCATTATGCTGAAAATGAAGAAGATAGGCATATTTATTCTGTTGATGAATTTATGGAAATTGCATTAAATTGGTGTCCAGATGGAATGGATGGAACAAAAGATATTGATTATTGTTATAAAAATATAACACTCTCAAAACTTGGAATTCACCAAATAGGAAACGATTTCTTCTCCGATGGTTTAAGATTTGCTGCTTTTACAGATTTTAGTTAATTATGAAATACAAAATTAAAATTACAGAAGTACTAGAAAAAACAATTCCAGTAAAAGCAAATAGTTTTGTTGAAGCTATGGATATTGTTAAAGAAAAATATAAAAACGAAGAAATAATTCTTTCTGCAGATGATTATGTATCAACAAAATTCACAGAAGTATGACAGCAAAAGAATTGATAAAAGAATTACAAAAATTTTCTGAAAGCGATCAAAATAGGGAAGTAATAATATTTGACGGCCCTGCATATTCAACAATTTCTAGAATAGAAATATTGGGTGATAAATGGTCTTCAAGGTTAAAAGGAAAAATTTGTTTAGATTAATATGGAATTAATTAATATTATAAAATATGATAGGAAGCCATAATTCTGCAACATATTTAAAAGAAAAATCTTGGTGGATGACTATTTTGCGTCCATGGACTAGATGTCAAACAAAGACTCTTCGAGAACAATATAATTCTGGAATACGATATTTTGATTTTAGAATAAAAGTGTTTGGTGATACAGAATTTGGATATAGGACAAATATATGCCATAATAATGTATTATATAAAGAGTCATTATTTGAAGCACTTTGCGAAATAGATTATGATAATGTTTATATAAGATTAATTCTTGATTATAGGAAAGAACCTGAAGACGCGGAAAGATTATCTGAATTATTTAAATCAATCATTAATTTTATACATGATCACTATGATTTAAAAATAGATAATGCAATAACTTTTTGGAACTGGAAGGAATATATACCTTCCAGTTTTAATATTCAGGAAGAACATTATTCTGTAGATGCCAGTCATTGGTATGAATGGATTCTTGGCCCATTTCTTTTTAACAAATTAAAAGAAAAGACATATAAGAAACATTTTAAAGAATTGCAGGATAAAGAAATGAAACACATTGTATTATTAAAAGATTTTATATAATGCCAAAATATTATCTTGGAAAATATACAAATGATTTAAGAAATCATTTTGTAGATTATATGAATTCGCAAATAGATAAAGAATTATCTGATATTCCAGAAGAATATCTATCATTATTTGAAGAAACTATAGCTGCTCTTAAAAAAGTAGTTGAAATTAATAAAGAAAAAGAATGAATACTATTATAAAATTTTATTCGCCAACTTGTGGCCCTTGTAAAGTACTTGATAGGAATCTTAAAACTGCAAATATAGAATATACATCTATTGATGCAACAGATCCTTCATTTGAAGAATTAATAGAAAAATATCAAATACATTCAGTACCAACATTGGTAAAATTGAATGGCGATAAATTGGTAGATAAATTTGTTGGTATAATGACTGTTGATAATTTAAAAGAATGGGTAAAATAAAAAATGGAGAATATATTTAAAAATATTAAACCTTTAATTTTGAAGTCGTCGGAGGTGAATATATGGTTCACCTCCGACCTGTGACTGCATTTTGGACACCAAAATATTTTAAGATTCTGTAAAAGGCCGTGGGAAACAATCGAAGAAATGGATTTGAATCTTATCCAGAATTGGAACTCTGTTGTTAAACCCGATGATATTGTATTTGATTTAGGAGACTTTGCATTTGCTACAAATGGACGATGGAAAGAACTTTTTAATCAATTAAATGGATATCATTATTTAATACTAGGCAATCATGATCGGGTACGATATCCAGGAGATAAAACAATAGGACTTTTTGAAGAGGTAAGTCAACAAAAGACTCTTAAAATTGATGACCAAGTAATCTATTTAAATCATTTTCCATATCTATGTTTTGATGGAACATATAGAACCAATAATATTCCTTGGCAATTATTCGGTCATGTTCATTTAAATTCATGTAAAGAAAAAAATACTGGAAAAGATTTTGAAAGATTGAAACTTTTATTTCCAAATCAATATGATGTAGGAGTTGATTTTAATAATTATAGACCTATATCCTATTTGGAAGTTAAAGAAAAAATTGAATATCAGATGCAAAACAATATTAATTGTTTACATTGGATAAAATGATAACTGCAATTTGTATAATATTATTAATTATTTTAATTAGATACGCTGGAGAAAGTGACTGAAGAATTTGAAAATAAATTACGACATCTTGGAATAATCGATGATACTGGTACAAGAAAAAATAATGTAGGAACTAGTGATTATTCAGAACATATAATACAGCCATGGTCTATATGGCTTGATTATAACTTGGATCCTTGGGATGCAGATATTATAAAAAGAGTATTGCGCACAAAAGTAGAACCTTGTATGAATGCTGCAGAAGCAAGAATAGTTGACTATGCGAAGATAATTCATATTTGTAAGGAAAAAATAAGACAATTAAAAAATGAATGATAAATTTCTATTTGATCTTGATAATGGAGTAAAATATTTAAAGTGCTTTTTATATGGCACTCTGAATTTTGTAGCAAAAATTGGTGAATTTAAATTAATATCATCTCTTAATAGAGAGCTATTTATTGGATTATCAAAATCTTGCGAAGAAATAAAAGTATTAATAAATGAATCAAGTAAAGAATTGATTTTAATATTTAATGATAATTTTTATTCAGTAAACTTTTTTGATGATTATATTAAAATAATTAAATTAAAAACAACATAATAAAAGCCCGTTGGTATTGGAGTAAAATCCTTTACCAACGGGCTTATTTTTTTTTAACTCATGTTTGAGTCCTTTATTCCCAATGCTTCTTGCTCTGTTTTTTTAATTTTTTCTGCTTTTTTATCCTCTGCATATAATGTATATTTTAAAGGTCTAGCCAAAGCTATATTATTAGTTAGAACTGAAGTCCACGTCCTATCTCCAAAAGTCGCCTACCCAATATTAGTTATTAAATTTAATGTTGCTTTATATTGTGGAGGATTTGAAGTACCAATATGTATAAATAGCCCAACTGGCCCAGCAAAACTATCACCAGATTTAGAAATTCCACCATACATTACTTCCGTTAAAGCATTTTCAAATAACGAATGTTCTGCCATTTCCTTTTTATATTCTCTATACTTTGGGGTAAGTGCTAATTTAACACCTAAGAAGAATAATAATGACATTAATAAATCTACTAATCCTTTTTCCAATCCACGCTGATCCATTACGCTAATTTTTATGGCATTTTTTGCATAATCAAATCCGTTTATTCCAACATTATTTACAAATGATCTAAGAGTATTAAATATACCCTATACCTATAATGGAATATTTTTATATGTTTTAACAAGATCTTCTATTGGTTTCTAATATTCTTCTCCAGTTTCCTCATAAATATATTTTATACCATTATCTGTATGTACTTCTATAACAGAAATTCCCTATTCATCCATAAATCTATTATTTCCAGATCCATCAGTGTCCTATACTAACTATACTTCAGAATCTTCGTAAATTCCAGGAGCTGCAAAATAATTTGATGTCATACCGTTCATCCAGGTTGTAAACACTCCAAACGACTGTCCTAAAGCAATAAATTCATATTTTGATTTTAATGACTAATCATATGCACCATAAATAGAATTAGACAATTCTCTAAATCTACGCATCTCTTCGTTTGAATAAGCAACTGGTAAGTCTTCTGTGAAATTAATTGTGTGTTCCGGGTTTTCAGAATTATAAATACGTATTGCATTGTAATACGCCACTTTGGCGTCCTCGTATTCTTTTGTACCTTTTTTCGATTTATCAGCATATGCTGAGTATCGTTTATCTTTTTTCCAATCATATTCAAGTTGTCTTGTTTTCTAATTTAATGAAAATGCATCCCAGCTTCCATCAGTTCTACATTTTGCCACAAACAACACCATTCTATTTAAAAAGTCTGGAGTTCTCAATGTTGAATATAGCCAGTTTTCAACATTCAAAATACCACAATGAGAAGTTGTCAATCCTTCTGAAATTCTAGCAACATCAAGATTTGATAAACGATATGTCTTACAAAGCTCATCAATAATTGTAATGTCCCTAGCGCTAGTAAAAGAAGCTAGTATTACATCTTTATAAGACTTTATTATTTCAGCTGTTTTAATTCCGCCAGTTTGATATTTAGTTATTGCTCTGGTCATATTTTCTAAAAATCCGTTAAAAGTATCACGGAAAGCCGAAGTGATATTTCCAGCTATATATGCATTAGAAACTAATTCTCTAAAAGGTTTCATCCAAGAAAGCATTCTTATTGATTCTGGTTCCATAATAGACTATTTGAAAAAATTAATTTTTACATAATCTGTAATCATTTTTTCTGTCTAGCTAATTCCTTCTTTATTGGATTCTCCAGCAATATCACCAATCAATGCGTTCTACAATAAAATTCCTCGAACTGTTATAAGTGTTTTCTTATATTCTTTTAACTATACTAATTTGTCAATATAATCAGCTAAAAGATTTTCAATATTTGTCTCGAAATAATCAGTTCCGTATTTTCCTAACAATGTATTTCTAGAATCTTCACTTCCTGGATATCCATCTCCAATCATATATGGATTAGCAATTGTTAAATTATCAAATGCCTATTCATACATACTAAGCTCTTCTGGCATAAGAAATTCAGAGGCCTAATTTTTCAAAATCTAATTTTTATTTTTCCAAAATTCTTTTGCTCTTTTCCATTTTTCATTTATCGCGTGTTCAAAACCCTTACTACGTACAGTAGCTTTTGAAGCACGTTTCAAAGGTACATTAAAAACCCATGGATTTCTTTCTAGAAAATCAATATATTCTTGTGAATTTATATCAGATCTATTAAAATTAAATTCTTTCCCATATAATTCACAACGCATCTGAGTAAAGTCATATATAATATTTTTTAAACAACTTTTTTCTGATTCAGTTAATTTGGTTTGGCTATCTGTCTTATACGGATTTCTAAATTCCATTAGCATTTCGTTGTTTTCATTTACTCTAAACATATTCTTAAATGCATTTACCTAATCTCCTAAAACAGCATTTCGAATATTTGAAAATTGTGAAGAATCATAGAATCTTGTTATATAATTAAATATTGGATTATATCTCTGTCTTACCTCCATTGCTATTGTATCAACAGTTTTAATATATAATCCAACAACAGATCTAAATGTTTTATTTGGAACACGATTTGCTTTGAATCCATACTCGCTTAATTTTGATATTCTTTTTTCCTAATCAACTCGTGTATTAGAATAATAAAGAATAGCATCCAGTGTTTGCATATATATCTACGATAAGATTTTTTTTGTTTTCCCGTGGAATCCTTTTGAATATTCAATCAATTCATCTGTTGATATATTTTCTAATTCTGGAAAAGATTTCACCATACTTTCAGCCAAAGCTCTTAACTAAACTAATTTCTACTCTTTTGCTGATTGACTTTCAAAATCAGGCCAGCTTAACTCTTTTATATTTTGCTTTAAAGATATATTATCAAATAACTAATTAGACAATATATCCTCCTTTGTCTAAGCCAATACATACAAAGGATCAACATATTTTATTTCTGAAAAATTATTCTTATACTAGAATTGTGGATTTGCTATTTTTGTCAATCGTATAACATTTTGAAATAACTCTTTATTTAATCTTTCAAATGAAAATATTTTTGACTAACCATGACGAGAAGAAGATATAACCTATAATTTTCCCATTCTAACATCCTTATCTTGAAGCTATTGAAGAACTTCGTTTAATAAAGTCATTACACGTACAGCCTCGATATTACCATATGAAGAATCGTAATTAAATGTTTCCTATAATCGTGGATCCATATCGGAAAAATACGATCCCATTATATTTTTCTGTCCTTTAAACTTGGCCTAAGAATTTAAATCAAAATTACTTAATACAACAACATCAACAACTCCTAATTTGTTTTTAAATAATAATATATTAGATTCTAACAAAGTATCATCTGATATTAATTCCCAATCATATATTGTTTCATCATCAACTTTTATTCCATCAGAAATATATGGTTTTAAAACCCTATTTAAATACGAAGCTGTCTGCTGACCAAATGGGCCTAAATTAATATTTAAAAGTCCAATACGTTTTCCTTTTATTATTTGGTCAACCATATCTTTTAATCTCGCATTTCGATCCTATTCTTTTTCACTTAAATATTCTTCTACGTATTGTATTATCTATTGATTTTTTGTTGGCGGTTCCTTACTTGTTATTTTTATTGGATCTGAAAAATCATCTTTTAAATACAATTTATAATATACTCCTTCCTCATCAGTAACTTTTCTGATTCTACTTGTAGCAAATCCAGAATATTCCTCTTTAATCCACTATTCTACAGTTTTTGCAATTCCATTTGCGTAAATCTGTTTCTCAGGAAATATTACTTTTAGATTTGTATTAACCTATTCTATTGTAGATGATGAAATTGGGCTAATATTAACTTTACTCTATATAAAAGCCTTTGCAACAGTATCCATTTTCTTAAATGATTTTTCATATGCTACATTATAACTATTGTGAACAATAATAGATTCTATCTATGAAAAATCATCATTATATTTTAATTGAATTGGAATATAATGCATTGTTATATTTCTTACATTATAGCCATTATTTGCTAATATCTATTTTAATAAAGCCATCATAAGAGTATATTTTTCTCTCTTAACATTATATTCGTGTACTGGACTTGTAGATGATACTCTATAATTATAGATATGAACATCTCCTTTTTCGTCAATTACAATATTATCATAATGCCCAACGATTTCCTTATTTATTAATCCATTTTCAGTATTATTTATAAATCCTTTTAAAGTGACATTCTAGATGATTTTAGCAGAAGTTCCATTTAATGATTTATGATTACTCCACATTTCCATGAATTTCTAATCAATCTAATCAAATAAAGATCCGCTTACTGAATTAAACCTAGAATCTTTTACCATTTTAGAATCAATAAAAGATACTTTAGAATCTTTACGATAAAAACCAAAATTATTTAAAATACAATGCAAGTCAAATCCGTCTTTATTAATCTTATCCTAATTTGAAATTGTTGATTTAACAATCTATTGAATTTCAGAATCAGACATATTTGGGTTTTCTTCTTTTAATTGTATTGCTAAATTTTTCTCATAATCCTCCTATCTTTTTTCCGGCATAATCTGGTTTCCCAATATACGTAAATTACCACTATCTATTAAAGATGATGGAGAAAACTAATCTGAATTATTATATTCAGGATCATTTATTAATTCAGATTTTGATCTTGATGCTTTCTAGTTTAGTTTCTCATTTAATAAAGAAGATGCTACCTAATCCTATCCCTAACTATATAAAATATCTTCTATACTTTGTTTTTCTATATACTATTTTTTGTTATCTTTAAAATACTATATAAGTTCTTTAATTGAAACATTTACTATACTGTCTTTTATGCCAGTTTTGTCATATATTGTATAAGTACAACTCATTCGCAGTTCTCCTCTATTCTTGTCTTAAAAATACCTTCCCAGCCTTCATTATCTTTTGACTTATATCTAGCGTTTGCCTATAATCCTTTTTGTATAATATTGGTTATCATTCTATTTTCTCTTGCTTCAGAAAACAAAAATTTATCCTGCTCTTTATTTTTCTCCACGCTTGATAAAGAAACGAAAAATTTAAAGAAATCAGATATATTCATATTAGCAATATCTAAATTTGCTTTCTTACCACTAAACATTCGCTATGCAGCCTAAACCATACTGTTTAATACAGATTTTGTGTTTTCTCCAGTTATATCACTTCCGTTTCGTCCAGACATATATAAACCCATTATTTCAGCAGCAGCCTCTTCCTGAATATCAGAATGAGACAAAAATTTATATTTATCAATTTTACGCATATTATATATTAATATTTCACCCTATTTTGAACTTGTGATTCTATTAATAATATCTAAATATGTGTCCATGTCACTTGCTTTTATCATACCTAAAATCAAATGGGTGTATTCGTGGAATATATCTTTTGAAGTAGCAACAGATGAATTAATATATATTTTACCATTATATACAAATCCTCGAGTATTCTCATCAATTAAATTATCTAGTCCTTCGATTTGCTTTAAATTGGTATAAGAATCTACAGTTATAAGATCATTACCAAAATATGTATTGATCTATGATGCTATTTCTTTTAAATTATCAATTACTTCAATAAATCTATTTTTAACTTCTTCTTTTTTGTAAAAGTTGCCAAAGTCCACAGTAACTGGAATCACTGTAGTTTTATACATTGGCAATACTTTGTTCGTATTATCCGTATATTGGTTAAATCCATGTTTTGATGTTATAATTTTACCATTATTTACATCGGTTACCTGATAATATACATATTTATTTATATTAGATATATCATTTATTATTTCTTCGGCAGTTCTTTTATTTTTATTATTTTCAATTGCTGCTAAAAATAAATATAAATCTTCTGCTGTATTTAATTTTAAAATACTACTTCCATATATTTTTCTTAAAGATTCTCTGAAATTATTAAAAGTATATTCTGGATTGTTTTTAAAAAACTATGGATAGCTTTGTGGTGTTATTTTTTTAAAATTAAAATAATCATTATCAAACTTACTAATATCCTTCATTTTTATTACACGACCTTCCTGTATTTTATATGGAAACCAAGCAGAATTTCTATCAGACAAACGATTGATTAATATTATTGACTCATCTCTGTATAATGGAATATATTCATTTTTCTAATCAATCGCTGCTTTTGCCTCTTCAATCGTCTAATACCGTTTACCATATGATTTTGTAGTTAAAATATGGCGATCTATATAAAAAAATCCATCTTTATCAGTATATATATTATAACCATTATAATTAGATTCTTTTTGAAAAAGCGAGATCTATTTCCAATCGATACCTTCAAACCTTTCTTCAATTGTCTAATATTGATTCTCAAATGTTAGATAATATTTTAATTTTCCACTTTTGCTTTTGATTTTTAAAAGCATTGGTTTTGTTAATGCAAAATTATTATCTGTAATATTTACCAAAACAGCCTAAGCCCATTTTTGTATTGAAGATTTTATATCTCTATTAGCAGATATGTCTTTTGTCTAGTCAAACTAATTATAAAAATCCAATATCTACTTAATTGTATTTTCTTCCTATATCTTGAAACTATGATCCTTGATATTTCGTTCAACCAGACTTTCAGCTATCGTTACAATTGTTGAAAATGCAGTTGATATATCAGTACAATACTTGCCAAAATCTATATTAAAGTATAAAGATCTTATTAATGTATTTGCATTTTCATCAGTGTAATAATATTCTTTTATATTTTTATCCAAAAGGAAATTAACAGCATTTGCTATTGTTGTTTTTAGTTTTGATAATTTAATATTGCTTTTAAATTCAGATGGAAATTTAATATATGATAATATCAAATCCTCGATACTCATTGATGAGTACTTTAATGCTGTTTCGTATTTCACAATTTCTTTTTTATATTTGTCAATATTATTAAGATAATTTCCTTTCTTACTAGCTTCTTCTTTCCTAATCTTTTCCTATAATGAAAGTATTTTCTTTTTTAGATCCTCTGAAATTTTTCCCTATTCTTTTATATAATTCTATACTATACTATTTTCTTTTAATTGTTTAAGAAAATTTTTAACATCATCACTTTGGTCAACTCTATGTAATTTATGTTCAACAATTAGAAAATCTCTTACCTTGTTTCTCTAGTTTGACTCTATTGAGTTCATAACAATAAAATCACCATGGGATGTTCTTACAAAAGAATGACCAAAATCCTATCCAAAGAAATTTGAATTTCTTATATCTAATATTCGAAAATTACCATTTATCTCTATATCGTCATTTTTAAATATCTATTCAGCTGTAGTTGTCGGGAGATCAAACTCATCTTCTCCTAAAATTATTTTTACATTATCATTCTGTTTTGCATTTTTAATATTATCTAGAAATTCTTGCCTTTTATTATCATCTTGTATTAATAAATTTGCTATTCTAAACAAATTGTTATTATCTACTACCTAACCAGAGCTATCAACTAATTGCCCATCCTGATTAAACTAAAGGCTAGGAGCAGAGAGGTCAATTGCCTCTCCACTCTTAACATTTATAATTCTTATTTGACAATTTGACATATTAACAATTTATTGTCGTTATTCTTATTATACTTGAATTAATTAATCTATATAAAGCATCTGCCAGCGTATCTGGATCTTTAGACGCTATATCTCTTGCCGTATTAATTTTTATATCTTGATTGGTTAGTTTTATACTCTAATAAATACTATAATTATACTATTGCTCAAAAGTAGGAGTGTCATTATAGTCTGCCAACATACTTTCTTTTGGGAAAATTGATATTGTTTTATATTTTTTACCTACTTTCTTTTTAACCTATAAAATTCCATTATCATCATATTCTTTTATATATGGTTCCTTATGGCTATCCTCATTATATTTACTTACAAGAGGTGCAAGTCTTATATAAACGTCATTTATATCAAAACCAATCTGCTGGAATATTTCATCATTTTTATAATTATAATCTAATTCACTTTCGTATTTAAAGAAATCAATCAAAACTTTTGATTTAATTCCAGTATCATAATTTTTAAAAAATGCAGTTAATCTATCTCTACCATATTGATTCTGATTAACAAATAAATTATATATTGCAAACCAATCATATAATGTCAATTCACCAATCTTAATTTGCTTTAATTCCTCCAGTCCATCAATTAATTTCTAAAATTCCTATTCGTTATTAATACTAGAATTTCTTTCATTTAAATCTAGAGACGTTACAAGATACGGAATATTATATTTATCTGTATTTATTTTCAAATGATTTATAAAATAATTGTTTTCTATATGAGCTTCCTTTGAAATATATCCTTTATATGTTGGGTCATTTTGTATATTTATAACAAAATCCATAAATACTTTTTTGAATGAAGCTCTTCCTATTGATGTATTTAAATCAATATTCTAATCTTTCTCATATATTATTGTCTTATACGATTTAGAAAGACCAGACATTCCTTTCTTTACTGGGAAGCTATATACATTGTTATCATCATTAAAATAAGCAGTTATGATTAAATCCCTAGCATAATTATTTATTTGTTTTACCATTCTAGCGTCAATAAAACTTTGCTTTTTAAGTATGGCATTTGTTACTTTATCAATAATATTTGATCTAATACTAAATTGTTTATCAAATGTATATACTTTTTGAAGCAAGTCAATAATTGACTAGAATTGAGGAACAACGTCAATAACATCAAATACATTTATCGAATATTTTAATATATCATAATATTCTTTAACTAACTATCTATAAGTCATTTGAGTTATTTTCGATGGAAGTGATTTTGCTAGTTTTTCATTTTTATTATCAGAATCCTATACTAATCTCTACTCGCCATCTAATTTAACATCATAAATCCAATTATCAAAGTCTATTCCATCTATTAATCCATATACTTTTGCAGCGATTAAAATGTTTTCAATTCTTTTTTTATCTAAGTATTTATTATTAGCAGATATAACTTTTACCATATCAGAAATTCCATTATCTGTTTTAAATTTAGATTCTGAAATTCCTAATATTTCTTCTCTGTCTGTAATTATCTTTTTAATCATTCTTATTTTCGTTGTTAAATCTTCTTTTGAAGATGGTAAACCCTAATTCATACCTAAAAGAACATTACCAAGATTTGACAATTCATTACCTCCCTCAACAGCCTATTTATATTGCTGTATATCAAGCTAATACTGAGTGAATTTTTCTTCAACATTCTACCCAGAATATTCATTTACAGCTTCTTTTATCTAAGTTACTATTTGTTCAATATAATCACATAATATTTTATGATTAAGTTTTGTTGGCTTAATATATTCTGCTAATGTTTTATTTAATTTATTCTAAACTCTTGCTTTGATATATTCCTATATTCTACCTTTTGCGTCTAATTTTACAAAAGATTTTCTATCCATTCCAATTGCATCAAGAAATTCTTGATTTAACTTTAATTTTGAAGCAAATACATTTGTATTTTCAATTTGGTCTTCTTCAAAATTAGATGCTGTTTCAAAAATAAACTTATCTATTGGAATAAGACCTTCTGCTAAATTAATAACATCCTACTCATAAAGAGAATAAACAAAACTATCCCACATATTACATTTACTTAATTTACTTATCAGATTGACTGCTGGAGACGTCATAAAAGCTACAACATCTTTAATATCAAACCCCATAATAAGTAAATGAATATAACATTTAGCCATATTAGTATCACAATTAATCTAATACAATATAAGCTCTTTAGCGTTATCAGTGGAAGCCGACAATAATTCGGAGATCATACCGTCTACGCGGTTATTTATTCCGATTCCATACTTTCTACATTCTTCATCTAATAACTAATTATATATCTTTCTATCTTCTTTTGATGTTGGATCATATTTTCTTTGATATCTATTTTCAAAATCCTATAATACATTATCAACAACAATAAAATGTTCTTTTATTTCTGGTTCTACTTCAGAAAGATTTACATCTGATATCATTCTTTTTGATATTGTCTATATATCATTTAAATTATTACTCTTAGAATAATTATATCTTCCTAAAATACGAGTATATGTTTTATCAAAATCGATATACTTAGTATCACCGGATCTTAATTTCTCATTAAAATAAAAATCAAGATTATAATTAATTTTTTCACCGACAGCCATAATACCAATAACCTTTTTACCAACCATATTCTATGATTGCATAATATATTTCATTAATGGATTTAACTAATTTAAAACCATTGCATCAGTTATTTTTCCCTTATTTAATTTAAGGTCATCCATTGATATTGGCTCGTAAGCATCTGCCATATTTGATAAATCCTATACAGTATTCTATATACCGGAAGATACCATATTTCTATACGCAGCATTTTCCTAGAATGGATATATCCTTGTTTGCTAATGTATTTGAATCTATTTTATAATCCAATCTATTGTTTCTTTTTGATTTTCATAATCATAAAAGATAATGTCTTTTGTAGTAGATCTATCAGCCTAATTATATAATACAGTTATTAACTACGCTAAATTATTCAATCTCTATGCTCTAATTCTATATCTATCTTTTACTAAATCATTAATTACGTCTTCTCTTTTATTAACTAATTTATTTTCCTCATTTATCTAATTAGTTAATTCATTTATTTTTTTATTGTTATGATATATATTATTAATAAGGTCATCTATTATTTTAGAATTATTTCCTTCATTCTAAACTATTATTTTATAATTCTATGGTATTGGTAAATGTAAAGAAGCCTTCAGAGTACTTAAAGTAGAGTAATCAAAAAGATTACTGAATGAAATTAGCTTTCCATTTTGGCCAAATTCCTAACCCATCATATATGCTTTATCAATATCCAATAATTATAATTATCATTATAATTGTTCGACTATATCTTTATTATATTAATATATAATATCTCGCACTTTAAAATTTTATTTTTATTTAATCAATAATTAAAATAAAATTTTTATTTTTTTTACAAATAGTCTGTGAACCCTCATTATATATAATATAATTAAAAATATTTATTTTTCAAAATTATTTTATGTTAAAATATTATAAAATAATGATTGGCTGCGGATTGTCATTTTAAATGATTTTCCCGCAATTCACGAGATTTTTTGATTACAATATTACTTATAATCAGAACCCTAAAGCCATGTCTACCAATGACTTACATGAACAACATTCTTTGTTCCACCGGTATATGCTACTACTCTCATCTACATAAAAGATTGTAAGTTCTGTGCAGGAATACGTGCAACTGTATAATATAAAGATTGTTGCCAAGAAGAAAATCTTTCTTTTGCTATTTTTGTATAATAATCAATTGTGTATTGTTTGATTAATTCATTTATCGTATTATTATGCTATTGCAAGACGTTTAATTGATCTTTGTTTAGATTTTTAAGTACTTCAGATCTACTTTGTTTATTCTATTTTGCAATTTCGTCAATTCTGTTATTTAATTCTTCTTTATGTTGGTTTAAAATATTTATTAAAGGCTCTAATACTATTTTTCTAAATTGATAATCAATTGATTTCATATTACTAACATATGAAGTTATTATATAGCTTCTATCAAAACCATTTCCAAATATTTTCTAATTAAACTTTATACCAACAAATTGCTAAGTCTAATAAATCTAATCAAGTAGATTCGAGATTGTATTATAATATTCTTTTGAAGATTTTGGATAACATAATTCAATATTCTTTTGACTGATATAATATTTATCAAATTGCTAAAATCCTCTCATCGTTCCGTTCAGATCTTTAGTATTTTCATACACGCTGTATTTTGAGATAAACTCTACATATTGATAAACCTTACCATCCAATAATTTAAACTTTCCTTTATCCTAAACAATACCATCCTTATTACATATCTTATTCTAGTCATTTAGATAATATCCATTCTAATACAAATATTCTCCAACCTAGAATAATTTTATATTTTTATCATCTACTAAAAATACTTTGTATCTGCCATCCTCGTATTTTATACAAGTACTCCTACCATATGGCTGATATATTGAGTTATCAATATTCTTTGTAAACGATATATATACATCATTCCCTCCATTACTATTAAAACATAAATCGTAATTATCAGAGTCTTTTGGAGACTGATATTGTATTTTAAATGCCTTATATCCTTTATCAAATATCTATGCAACAGATTTATTCTGTATTCCAAATTTGTTTCCGTACATATCTGGAGCGATACATTCGGCAGCCTAATTATATAAATCCTATATATATATTTTCTCTCCATCCTCAGAAACAAAGAAATTATTCTTTAAATCCAAAAATGCCTGCCTTGCTTTTCTTTCATTTTCATCTGTATGATTTAAAATATTATTTCTAATTGACGGAATATCGAAAATATTCATTTTTATAAATTTTCCATTTATCTATGCTGTAAATGTAATTCTAGCTGGTGCAAGATTTTTCGGTTTGGTTACATTTTTCTAATAAAATATACCACCATTCTAATATGTATCTTTTAACATATTATAAATATTTTCTGATATACCCAACTACTTACAAATATTTTTCTAATCCTAATTTAGAAAATCATAAGTCATTTCCAAATTAAAAGCGCCCTATCCAATAAGTATATTGTAAAAGTCTTTAAATCCATAATATTTATTAATCTGATCTAGATTAATTGTTATTATTATATTTCCTGTCTTATCTGTTATATTAACAATATCAGTTGGTATAAATCCATCAGCACTTTCCTCTAATTTTACAGTTTTCTACTAGAAACGTAAATATTCTCGAACAATTGTTTTCTCAAATATTCCAATATCCTATCTAGATGGCAATTTTAATTTATTCTTTTTATAATAATCCAATGCCATATCAACCAAATCAGAAAACATATATTGTCTATTTCCTATCTGAAAATATTGTATTGTATTATATCCAGGAACCATCACACATCCAGAACCAGGAAACGGTCTTTTAATTGATTTGGAATTTATTATATTTGCTAAAGCAGGTAATAATCTACTATATATATTCTAATCGGATATTGGTATTTTGTATCTATCACTAGAATGATTAAGATTTCTATCAAGAGATTTTCTAATATGCTTTATAATGTCATCAGTTAATCCATTATTATTATTAGTAGAATCTAGCGCATTAGATAATACTCTAACTAACATATCATAAGCATCAGATCTAGCCTATGAATTATTTGACGTTATATCTTTTAATAAATCATTAATTGCTTTTTTTTCTAGAGATGAAGATTTATCAGAAATAACCTACAATACTTTATAAATCTGTCTTACATTTCCGTGATAATTTCCTCCAGCCGTTAATGCTGTAACTACCTGAGAGAACTCCTTCATAACAGCATCAATATCAACGTCGTGGTCTGCATCCATCTGAACACCAAGTCCATCAGAATCTAGCTCAGTCCAATTTAATCCTTCTTCGTTATACCATCTGTCAGTAGAGTTTATATTCTCCACTCCCTATTTCATTGCTGAATTATTACACAAATATCCTATAAAACTATTCTTCAATGGCTGAATATAAGTCTACTGCGATACAATATATTTATCTTCTGGATTACTATTTTGTGGAAGTATCACAATCTTATTCATAAATTCTACAACAGCCAAATGCGACGATTCGGAATCTGTTATTTCTCCATTTGAGATATCAACCGAATTATAACCACCCATTGCAAGCCATAACTCAAAATTAGAATTTATTGTGTGCAAATTATCAGAATGCTATCCAGTTAAATTGGTAAAATGATTTCCATCGGCATCGTAAAAATGATATATTTTTTCTGGCTCCTCATTATCATTTATCTGATTTGTTAGTTTGTTTACATTATATTCTATTGTATAATATCCATTCTCGTCTTTGCCGAAATCAGTTATTTGCTTTATTACTTGCCTTCCTTTATCATTATATGTCTTATACATTAAACGATTTCCATTTAATATATCAACAGCAAAATTAAGAGTAAATGCACTTCTTATTTTTTGATTAACCTTATATGTTTTACAAAGATTCCATAATTCCTTTCCATTAGCGTCTTTTGATTCCCATTGTAGATTTGTCATTTTTTTATAAATATTATACAATGAAACTTCGCTATTCATAGAGGCTTTTATTCTTTGATTCGTAATAGCATATGCAGCAAATTTCATTAATCCAGAAGTTCCGGTTTCGTTATCAAAATGATGCCAAATTGTTTTTTTATCCAAGCCAACTTCCTGAGATTGCAAACCTCCATTTTCTAAAATACTCTATTCAGCAGTAGTAAACGCACTACCATCCATAGAATCCTCAACATCTGATTTTCCAGTAAAATTAAATATAAATGCAGGAATATCTCGTATAAATGCAACCTTTGTTTTTTCGCCAATTCCTCTAAACTCTTTAGCATGCATCAAATAGGATGTTGCTGGAATAATAACATTACGTTTTAACTAAGTACCCTATGATACATTAATTATAATATTAATCATCTTATCGGCAATTGTTTTAGCCTATTTAAAAATACTAGAAGTATTTTCCAACTATGATAATCGCATTAAATTATTTTGAGAAAAATAATCATATACCTTTAAATGATTATCATCATTTTGTTCATTAAATAAATTAATATTATTTAAACTGGTTAGATAATTTATAATATCTTCCGATAATGCGGTTTCCCTAGAAATTATTATTTTCTTTCCATCGGAAATAGCATTTTGAATATCCTCTAGTGTAAAATTATTATTTATATTTAAATTTAAAATATTATCAGAAAAATAACTATTATTTGTTGAGAATAACACCTACGCCTTTTCCAATTTGTTGATATTTTTAATATCTTTTAAAATATCATCCTAAATGACTTCTGCTCCATTTTGATTAAACTAAGCTACGACAGTGTTCCAGACAGATTTATATTTTGATTTATCTGGATGATTTGTTTCAAAACCAGTTAATTCAAAACGAAGATTATTTTCAAGAATTGATGATATATAAAAATATTTTTCAAGAAGTGGATTTAATTCTCCGTTTTCATTTATTATTTTTAATTTTCTATTTTCAATCCAATTCTATTCATATTTGTTTTGCTCTTTTCCAGTTTTATAAAAATGTTTTATTATCTTTAATATTGGGTGATTGGACTCTGAAATTAAATTGTACAAATTCATCCTATCAGTATTGCTGTCTCGCAAACCAGTTTCTGAATAATCAATATAAAAATTAATTCCAGAATCAATAAGAGTTTTAATAAATTCTTGCTTAACCTATTCAATTCTTTCTTCAGCAACCTATTTGTTAACTTCCAGCGCTTTATAAGCCACTGTTTCATTTACAACAACAAAAGATTTTCCGTTTATTTTTGCATTTCTATAGTCAAGATCAAGTTTTAATCGTATATTTTTTGATTGCGCTAAATCAGTTAATTGTTGTTCAGTATATTTTTTCTATCTTAAATAATCATCAAGCTATTCTAGTGTCGTAAATCTTTTATCAAACAACTAATTATATTTATATATAATATTCTAAGCCTAGTTATAGGCTGCCTTTCCAACTGACTAACTATAAACATTAATAAGCTAGTCTATACTCATATCAAGAAAATCATTTATCTTTACTTCATAATTAATAATTTTCGTTTTATCAGAATAAGTAGTAGGCTGTAAAAATACCAAACCATTATTATCACATAATTTATATAAGAAATTATTTATAATCGCATTATAAAATATTTCCTATTCTGTAAAATTCTTTACAAGTTTAATTGTTCCATGACGTGTTTGAGCTCCAGAATTAACAACACATCTCTAAACAAGATTTGGTTTTTTAACAAATATTAAAGAACTAGTAGTAGTATCTGGCTTTAACAACTTCTTTTGATTCTCGTCTTCAATATTTTGATTCTCCTATTCAATCTGTCTATTTTCCTAATCGACTCTCTATTGCGCTTTGTTTGCTTTATATGAAATATAATGTAATTTTGCACCTAAGAACTAAGTAGATGAATTTGCATCATTATTTCCTTCTAGATTCTTGCTTACGCTGGAGTAATTCTTTCCTTTTGATATTAAATCTGCCTTATCAAAAATATCAACCCATGACGTATTCTATGGTAATATCGCATAATAAGCAATACCATTATTTTCGATTAAATAAGTTCTTCTATCGTCACTTACAAAAGGGTATTCATCAATTAGATAATCTTTATAATTTTCCAGCTTAATATCATCTTTTTTCATAATAGAATAAGTAAGCATAATTCTAGCGGACTTTGCAGAATAAAGCAAAAGATCAGATATATAATTTGCAGTATTATCCTATACGCTTAGATCAATAAAATACAAAAATTTCTATATTCCATCTTCATTGAAAAAATCTGTCTATAAAAAATCATCAGATAATTTCATAAATGCCTTAACAGCATTTATGTCATCGTTAGTTGTATTTTCTAATAACTATTTAGAATTATTATCCGTTACCGTATTATATATGAATTTAATAAAATCTTCCTAGGTCTCAAAATTAAACAATTTTCCATTAACGTTTATTCGGATATTCTTTAATTTGATATTAGATTTCTACATCATCGGATTGAAATTTGAATCAATATCAAAAGAAATTCTTCCATATTCTTTATTAAAAGATATTTGTTGTAGGTTTTTTGAAAATTTAATACCTTCTAATTTTTTATCTAATACAGAAAGACTATATTGAAAAGTAGACGAGTTTACATTATCAACGTAAAGCATTGAACTCTTTCTTTTGTTATAAGGCTCTCGAATAGATACAGAAGAATTTCCACTGGCATCCGATACTGTTTCCGAATATTCTGATTTTGAGACATTATTTATAAGACCGGCAATATCTGAAACAATAGAATATTTGCCATATTTAAAATTATTTACCAAATTTAAAAGCTCTATCTCGCTTACACTTTTCTTTTCCTATCTTCTTATTGCCTAAATATCTTTATTGTTTTTATATATAAAATCATATACTGAATATATTGCGTTTATATCATCGGCTAATATTCCGCTATCTAATAATTTCTATTGGATAGTATCATCTGTTGAAATTGCTTCAAATAATTTATATGTATAATATGTAGGAGAATTATCAAAATTATTTAAATATTCTCTAACATTTGAAGGAATATTATTGTTTTCTATTTTTGATATATTGCTAAATATATTTGTTACTGCTGTAATAAACTTAGTTGCTCCAACAAATTCTGTTTTTGATGTGATAACATTTCCGTCAATTATCTTTTTTAATGGAATATGTTGTAATACAACTTTTGAGAATTTTGCTGTGTTATCAACCGCTGATTTCGATTCGTTTTCATTCCAGTCTTTTCTTTCGTGTGAATCATCTCGTTTAAATGAATATTTTTCAACAATACTACTTTCGATATTCTTGAACCCAGGTCGTACCGAAATCATTTTTCCATACGACTCTTTCAGCATATCATCAAAATACTTTAACTAAAAATATGCATTAATAACATCCAGTTCATTAAAATCTTTATTATTTAACACATTTACATAATTCCTGGAAATAATATCAGATAATTCTTTTTCATCTATTTTCTTTTGTATGTAGTTTTGCATATCCTACAAAAGCATATCACATTGTGGATTTACACTACCATCTCCATTATATAAATCCTATATATATATGGTATTATTTGGATCTAAAAAATCAACTATTTTATTATATAATATATTCTTATATTTAATAATTGATCTATTTAATTCTTCATTATTTATAATATACTATCCGGTAGTAGTATCAAGAAATGCTCTTTGAAAAACATTTTCATCAAATTGATGTACCAGAAACTACTATGCACTATATTGTCCTATAAACACATTCCACACAGCAGTTCTATATGGAATATAAGTAGGATTTTTATTTTCCTCTACCTAATCCTGTTCATCTTTTTCTGCTTCAACATCTAAAGATTCATCAGTTTTCTCTTTTGGATTTGTTATAACTCCAGGAGAAATAACCTCCTGGAGCTGTAACATAAGTTCTTTAACACTTAAACCAGTTTTATCGCTAATAATCTAAGCATACTCATTATTGTTCAATATGTCCTCTATTGCAGATGATAACTAACGATCTTTTGCTATATTTGTTTTACCATTAGAACAATATGGTTTAATTTCTGATAAAAATAATTTTAGATTTTTCTTATTGCTTTTACTAGTAGAAGATTTTAATATAGTAATCGCAGAATCTAATATCGTCTATAAATTTCTCTTACCATTGTTTAAATCAAAATTTAATATACATGAGTTCATAATATCAACACGGTCTTATTTTTAATTGATCAATCAATATCTGAATCGGACTATTGGCATCAACGTTAATTCCTGAATTTCTAATATAATTCAGTACGTTTAATACAGCATCCATATCCTTATCAGATATCTTATCGTTATCTCTATTTCTTTCTATAATGTCTTTTATTTTATCAATTCCTTCTTCTTTTATCGTATCCTTTTCATCATCATCCAAATCCTCATTCTGATCTATCTAATCATATGCGTTCTATACAAGATCATTCAATGAGTTGGTATTATTTGTATCTATTTTTTCATTACTGATTAAATTCCATAATCCAGAATTTAAATCTTGGCTTATTTGATATTTAGAATTTTCGTTATCAATAATTGTAATAATCTTAGTCTAAGTGTCATAAGAAACCATCTAAATATTTCTATTATTATTTAATTTTATAAGATTTGATAAAAAGTCTCTAAATGTTTGAACCTAATTATCAACCATAATAAACGAATCCAAATTAAGACTTTTATTATTTATGAATGTAACTAAATTCTAATAATTATTATTATAATCCATTAAAATCTAATCAATCTATTCCTCTAAATCATTTTCTGTTAATTGTTCATCTGCATTGTCCTCTATAATTTGCTGCAGTCTATTTCTAATATCATTTTTTGCATTTATTGGAATATCTTTATATTTATCAGAATTTAATACATTTTCTAGAATAGCATTGTTATCTATTTGAACTGTCTAATTAACAGTGGCTGTATTTCCAGAACCGGACTTTTCACTAACAAAAAATGTAGGATCACCTATTGATACATCCGTTTCCCAGAAATACGGTTGATAAGCAACTTCCTTAAATATCGTACTTCCATCTGGAGCTGTTATCTAATTTCCAGTTGTTAATGGATCAGCGTAAAATCCATTTGGGAACTAAGCTAAAGAATCTTTTATCATATTAGGATCATGGAAATCTCCTATTGTTCCGTGGAACATTAATGAAAAAAGATCTTCAAATCTTTTTGCATTTAATACACTATCAAAAGAATCAATCGGATTAGTTATAAACTATTGTGTATTTATAGTTCTACCTCCAATATCATCTAATACGTTTTCCCAGTTAATCTCAATAGAATTAGAAGAAGTTGATGTTTTTATAATAATCTTATCATTGGAAACCAGTTTCTAATCATTTGTTTCTTCTATATGACTTATTATATTTCTATATGCCTTAGATAATACCATTGGTAAATGAGAAAATACATTTCCAATACTTGGAATATCTACTCCAGTATTATTCTAAAATGTTATTTTTTCTCCATTACATTCTGTGTATCCACCATTTGTAAGTAATGATGAAATATGCTTTGCGAACGAATTGATAACACCAGTATTATTGCTTAATACCTTATTTTGATCATAATCACATTTTATAATTGGATCAATAATATTTTGGAATACTGAATCAATTGCATCTTTATAATTATTAAATGTAAGAACTGTTCCATATATTCCAAAAATTGTTTTATCATCGCTAACGCCATACAAATTCTACGCACCATCTATCTTTCTGACGTATGCTCCATTCTTCAATCCACCACCAAGTCTGAATCTCTTAATCTATAAATCATTTGTTAATCTACTATTAAACTCATTTACAGCTTTGATAATCTCGCTATAATTAGTTGTATTAATATTCTGCTAATAATAAGTAGTTTCAGATTCACTTAAAGACTAATTAGTTTTTAATTTGTACTCTAGATCATATAATAATAAACATTTATCGAGATCCTCGGAATTTTGTATTAAACCATTTGCTTTTAAATTATCAATAAATTTATTTAATTCATTTAAAAACTAATTTAAATTAGCTCTGAAATTCCACATAGCTGTGAACATTCTTACACCCATATAATGTGTTTTAAATGGGAATGGCTAATTAATAGTGCCATTTTTTGTAGATAATGTAGAACTCAATGCTTCACGCATATAAGTGCTATTTAAATCCTAAAAAGAAATTCCAACTGGGTTTAATGGTATCAATCTTACTCGTGGGGTCGTTTCTCCTCGATCATCTTTCTAGTCAAGTTTTTGCTTCAGGTATTCCTATATCAATTCATCATTACTTAAACTAGGATCATTTGAAACTAGCATCGCAACGTATCGTCCCTAATTATGATCACTTATATCTAATGAATTTCCGGTATATACAACCATTTGACTTCCTATTGTTGTATATGGATTTAAAGAAGAAAAACTATTTTCTTTAATTTCTCTCAAAGATTCAATTTTTCTTTTTGCTCTTTCTATCATTCCTTCTATCTATGTCTTTTTATAAACAGATATTTTTGGATTCTATAATTCGTTTTCAAGTGTCGAAATATATGCTTCTATTGATTTAATTGTTGCGTCTGTTATTCTGGTTATTCTATGCCATTTACCAGTTTTGTGTATATCTGTCATTCCAGAAGTGTGAAGATCAACATTGATATGTATTGAATCAGAATTACTTTTCTCTAGACTATTTTTTAGTCTATCAATAAAAGATTTATATTTATTTATTTTTGATTCTTGATTATTTATATCGTTATCTTTTATTAGCTATTCATAATAATCTATCTGTTTTTTTAATTTATCTTTATGTTTTTTATTTAAAACATTATCATATTTTGATTGTAATTCTTTTATTTTCTAGATATATTTATCCTGATTCTTACTAGCATTTGCAATCCAAGTTTCTGGATTACTCATCAAACCAATTGTTATAATACCAGTCTAACCATCTTTTGTTTTAAATATGCCTTCTATAGCATACAAATAATCACCAATAGTAGATTTATCTTCTGAAATACCAATATTTCTAATAAAATTATCTTTTTCTGTTTTTCTTCTAACAGAAATTCTATACTACATTTTATTATATTCATCTTCGCTAATTATCTATTTTACTTTTTCAGGAAGATTCTTATATTCTGTTTTATATAAAATACCGTTTTTAAATCCTTTTATTATATTGCTTAACTATATTTGAGATTGGTCATTTGCATTTATCGTTTCTCCATCATTTGTAAATAATTCCATATCACGTTTCGGCTCACCATCTACATGATGGTTTTCCCAAATTTCCATCCCAGAATTGTCATATGTTCTAAAAAGACCAGTAAAAGAGACTTTTCCGTAAGCCAGCATATTACCAGGAAAATTCATATTAGTAATTTCAAAATTGTCATTTACGCTTTCTTCCGGTTGTATCTCTTTTGGCTTCTATACAGGAATTGGAATTGTCTCATCAATGTTTTGTTGAACTGAATTGTTTTGAACGATTTTATAAATATATTTATTTGGAAGATTTTCAATATCAATCCCGCTTTTCTGCATTTCATTAAATACCTATTTCCCAGAAATATTTTTAGATAAACCCTCTATCTTAGGAACAATTATTATTGCCAAACTCTATCCAGGATTTAATTTTTCTATTGTAGAATTAATTGTCTGGAGTTTAGAGGCTTTTTTAATATTATCTATTTTTGTAGTTCCATTATTATCTGTGTTAACTGCATCCTTGTTTACAACAGAATATAATAAATAATATTTATCATTAAAATCTGCATCAATTGTTATTTCTGGATCATTAATAAAATCTTCGTATTCAACAATCTATATTGGGTCTCCATCTTCCCTTCCATACGGAATACTTATTTTAACTTGTTTTGGAGGTTCTGAATTAGATCCTTTTGGTTGTGGCGATTTTAAATTAGCCGATTCTGGAGTAGGAGCAGGATTTTGCGTTTCAGTTTTTTCGTTATTATTAATTTTTCTTAACATGTCTAACTTATCATCCTAGAACTATTTAGCATAACCTAAAATACTGCCAGATTTAGAAGTAATTGTTTCTACTGTATTTTCACCTATGAGATTTTCTAACATATTAGTTGGGTCAATAAATACTGACCCATTTCGTCCTCTTGACATCATTGTATATATATCCTACAATAATTTGAAATTATCAAATAATGTAGCATTTGACGGAAGACTATATTTTTTATTTATAATAATATAATCAAACTCTTGTCCTTGAACATCAATAGGATCCATTGCCTTTACATCAAGATTTGCGTTAATTAACTATTTATATTCCTCATCGGTTTCTTTTCCTATATATCCTATCTTACCACTTAATTCAGATACAAGATCATCAGTTAAAGAATTTGAAATAACATCACCATTTATACCATTTTGCAAACAATATTTAAAATTTAATGATTTAATTGCAGCAAATATTTTTTCAACATTTAATACATCTTTATCAGCTGTTACCAAGCATTTATCCAAAAGGTTTTCAACAACAGTTAAATTCTAATTGTGCTATATATTATTATCTCTTAATGAAATATTTAGATTTTGAGATCTCCATAAGAAAGTACCAGATGGCCTTAGATTTCCTCCTCTACCAATAAATCCATTCTGCTTATTATCTCCCATTAATACTAATCTAGTATTATTTATATTGCAATAATGGGCTATACATTGTAATTCAAATGAACTTAAATGAGTTGCTTCATCAATTATTATTACATCTGGTGCGTTTGAATCTTTCTCAATACCTAATTTGTCATAATCAATTTTATAATATATATTCTCTTCATTTTCTAATACCAATATACAACTAGGAGCGTCATCTGATTTCTTATTAATATAGTCCATAACTAAATTGTAATTTTTTACATTTTTAATTATACGGCTAATTAATGACGGGGATTCTTTTGAATCAACTGTTATAGACTCTCTATTAACCATTCTTACACCATTACCAATGCTTTCAAATAATGTCTATAATTGATTTTCTTTTGGTGTAGAAATCCATATAACTGATTTTGGGTTCCACAATGCAATATTCTTTGCACATACCGATGTCTTGCCGGCTCCCTAGTTTGCGTTGATAAAAATAGTATTTCTAAAAACAGCCTTATCAATTTGGATTTTCTATGATATATAGTCAGTAGCAGAATTGAATATTTCAACATTATTAACCAATGCGATACCTACTCTTGAAATCCATTCCTAAGCAGTTAGTGGAGCTTTGTTATTTTCGTTTTCAATTCTTTCCTATAAATAAATATTATATTTACTAGGATCGATACTCATAATTGTTAATAGATTAACTACTTTATCATAACTAGTCATTCTGTCATAAGTGAGCTTTTGATCTATTGGAGTAGTTGCCTATTGAATGAATAAATCAGGATTTTTATCAAATGCTGATATTTTCTCTAAAATCTAAGATTTCTCAAAAATATCTTTGTATGTCCACCCATCTTTAATTAATTTCTATACATTATTATATAATATCGTTGCATACTTATTAAATGTAATATATGGCAATTCAGTATCTTCTGTTATTGCTTCAGCACCTTCCAATAAATCATATGTCTAACCATTAAATTCAAATTGGAAAGATTCTCTATGCTTTAATAATTTAACCAATGCTGTATTTAGTGCCTTATCGGTTTTTTTGTGCGCAAGAGCTTTATTAACTGAATTAATTGATGATATATATAAATAACTATTTTGATTGTACGTGCCAGTTTTTGGGTCTTCGACTCCAATCTACTGTATATATTGCTCTAAAGTAGACAATATTGAGTTTGCAATATCCTAATCTAATTCAGGCAATTCCTCGTAATCTTTAAATATATCACTATGTTTTTTAGCAGTTTCATTTAATACTGAATTATGACCTTCTGGACTTAAAAAGTTTGGAATTTTTGCAGAAGCAAATACATATGATTGCACGAGTTTTAAAATCTTCTATACTTCCTGCATATCCTCTATTGTAGCACCAGAAATAATAAAATCATCTCTAGATTCTGCTGAATCTAAGATTTTATCCAAATAATCCAAAGTAGACTCAATATCAACATTTGTATTTAATTTACCAGCAATCTTTTTTATTAACTGATTAACAATTCCAGTATTCTTTACTTTCTATTCTAATAAATCAAATATTTTTATATTATAATCATTACTGATTGCTCTAGAATATTCATTAAATCTTTGATAATAAATATTGAATAAATTATTTAATTCAGATCCAGAATTATTTATTTCATTTTCAATTGCATTTTTTGTCGTATGCGATAAAATATAATCCGTTAATGCGTTTGACTCATCCTTGTCCAATCCTTTATAAAGATTAAATAATTCGTCTATATCAGATTCTTCAAATCCCATCGACATGATATCGTCGGCAATACTATTTGGGTTTCCTATTTTTCCAAAACTATCTGTAATCGTTTGTAATATATAAGCAACCCTATTATTTCTTTTAAACTCATTCTCTATTAAATATTTCTTTAAATTATCAATTACTCTCTAAGCATCATTATCATTATTAAATTTTCGTATTAAATTTAAGAAATATTCATCAGCATCGCTTAATACATTATTCTAAACTACTTCTCCTTTTTCATTATAAGCAGTATTATACAATGACTATTTTAATTCTTCTAAATGCTGATTAACAAAATCCTACTTTCTGTTTATTAAAGATAATTTTAAATTACGTTTTGTTACTGGATCAATATAATCGCCGTATTTCTCTATAATACTATTTAACTTTTCATAAAACTCTTTAGAAATTCTGTTGTTTTCCTATAATATTTTATCAGCTCTTTCATTTCTAGTTGCAGCATCATTTCTGTTTTTATATTCTTCGCTTTCTTCTGTTTCGCCATTAAAGTCTAGTACAGAATCCCAACCATATTGTTTGTAATCTAATTTTGCTATTTCATCGAGTAACTATTTCTGATTATGAAATAACGAAGAATTATTTTGTACTTCTTTTAATGCTGGATTTGTTAACTTGCTTATCTCTTTATATAATTGATATGATTTTTCCAAATCTTCTTTTTGTTGAGCTTTCTTATAATCAAGATATTCTTTTTTATATTGTATTTTTTCAGAATCAGTAAGTTCTTCTGGAGTTTTACCATCATGGTTATGCCTAAGCCAGGACTCGTAATTTAATTGAACAAAATCAGAATTAACTGATTCGTCCATTGCAAACAATATCTTATCTATATATTCCAAAGAATACTCTCCAGAATTATATTTTCGCAATTCTTCTTTTGCAGAATTTAACTAATCTAAAATGTTATTGAGATTTTTATTTCTTTCAGAAACTTGCTATTCTGATAAGTTTCTCTTTTCTAGATCAGTCATTTTATTATTTTCAAATTCCTTTTCAGATGAGTAAGCTAATCCTGTTTTTGTTTGAGAAGCTCTATCATACATACCTTGTAAATCAGCGATATTATTAAGTAATTTTTGGTATTCCTATTGATAACCAGTAAGATATGTGAAATTTTTCAAATGAAGATAATCCTATAAGTCTCTAAATCTAGATTCTTTTAAGAAACACTATTCCATCAATTCATCATCATTCTTCTTTCCATCCACCGAACCAATAATACTATCTAGTTGCAATATTGCATCTTTTATTTTATTATATACAAAATCGTTTTGAGAAGGATTATTCTCATCTGCTGTAAGATATACTTTATTTCCATTCTAATCAGTCGTTGTTTGCATTGAAAGATCAGTACTAGCAAGTTTTCCCTTTTTATATGCTTCTTCAAGAGCATCCAATGCCTATTTTGTTTTTCCGTTTCTTATAAGATATATATAATCATCCTATGTGGTATCTATTTGAAATTTTCCATTTTGTAATAAGTCTTTTCCATAATAAATACCGCCACCAAGAAAGCCTCCTAAAAATGACATACCATATCTTTCTAGCATATTATCCCAGGCTCCTACATCTTTTGCTCCAGTATCCATTCCAAGACTTCCTGCAAGCTCATACAAACCTTTTGTCATATCAGTAACAAGCTCTTCGGCCGTCTCTTCAATACCTTCTCCTAAAGCCTTACCAAAAAATCCAGTTGTATGATATTTTAAAGATTCAGTATAATTAGAAATACCTTTTCTACCAATATTAAGACCTGCTTTCATAAGTCTTTTTATTCTTGGTACATTTTGTTCTGCAACACCATCTATTAATTTCTTATCCAAAAGTCCATTATCAATAAATGACTATGCGGCTTTCTTTTGTGTCCTCTATATTTGCTTTATTGTAGGTGTTGTTAAATCATCAAAGAATAATTCACCTAAATGTAAATATTTGTCAACTCCAAACATTCCTAAAGTAGCACCTAACGTAACAGCAGAGGCTTCTTTCGCTGTAGCGCCAGCCTATTTCATCGTATCATATACATCAGTATTCGATACTAATGCCATATATACTAAAGAAGCATCAGCTCCCAAACGTCTTGATTTCTATACAAGTTCCTCAACACCTTTTGTTGTTGCTTCTAATGCTGATTTTCCAAATATTGATTCTGACCATTTTGAAGCATCTCCAAACATTCTGGCAAAATGTTTTTCTGTCATTTCCCCAGACTTTAACATCTGTTCTGCATTTTGTCTAGATAACGTATAATTTATAAAAGCCTTTGAAGTAGCATCTTCCATTAACTTATCAGTACCTTTTAGTTTCTATATTAATTTAGATACACCCTATTGCTATCCCCATTGTAGTGCAACATCTGTTATAAGATTTACAAACTATTCTTTATTAAATACTGATTGTGTCGCTTCATCAGACATGCTTGAAGAATACTTTTTACCTATTCCAGCAATAGTATTTAAAATTGGTTGTTCGTCTGGAAGGTCAACCCATGGAGCAACCATTCCATACAGCATTGGCAACGTTTTTGATAACTCCTTTACAACCATTCCGTATGCATAATATTCTCCAAACACAGGTACTAATAATGGAACTAATGCAGCAACTCCTTTCATAACTGTACCAGTTGTACTCTTATCTATTCCATCGGAATCTAAGAAATTATATTTATCAATACCTTCTCCGTCAACTGTTAAATTATCAAATACAGAAACAATTTCCTTTCCAACAAGTGATCTTCCATTTAATTTTTCAGTATACGGCTCGCCGTATGCGTTTAACTTATATTCTCCTTTACGATGTTGTACTTTCTCACCAGTTATCTAATCAATATGCGTTCCATCGTTATCGTATGTGGCATATATTATTGGGTCTGCAAAAAGCTCTTTAATCCATTTTATTGGACTTACAGATAGAGCTCTATCTATTAATCTATCATCTGAAAAACTATTTGTAGTAGAATCATATATTTTATTCTATTGTGCTATTTCTCTCTTAGAAAGACCACTGCTATATAAAGCTCCTGTCAACGAAGACTTATCTCGTAGTGGATTACTAATACGTATTAAATTAAATTCTGGAGATTTATAATATGCATTTTTTGGAGCTTCAACATCAAATGGGCTATATTCAAAAGTGTCTACACCACTCATTTGTTGCATTTTTCCATATTCTGTTGCTTTATTTTTATAAAATTCATTAAATTTTACATCATTAAAAGCTCCATTTTCGGTAAACGCTTGTTGAACTATTGTATTTTTTTTATAATCATCTTTACTAAGTAACTATGTATTTGATGTATTGTATCCAGAAATTAAAAAATCATCTAATCTTTTATCTGGATTTACAATACCGTCTAATATCCAATCATTTTCTTTCATTGCCATCCTTGCATTGGGTTTATATGATTAATTTTTTGATTTTCATTCCATTTCTGGTAAGTATCTTGTTTCTACTTTGCTACTCCTTCTTTTGGCTACTGTCCAGAATATAACAAAGCAGATAATGGATTATTATTTGTAATTGGTATATATATTGTACCCTAATATAAATGAGTATAACTATTAAACCAATCACCTGGATTATACCAAGAGAAATCATCAAATTCTCCCTTTACAACATTCTTATAATAATCAATATTGCTTTGATCTTCTGTCTGAGTAACCATTTTATTATCTTTTCGAACATCAAGATATTGATCAGTTATCAAACCATCAGTCAGCAGGAACGCTCCAAATTTATTACTATCAAGTTTTCCAGAAGCTGTCAACAAACTACGAAGTGCAGGCGTTGCAGCAACTTTCTTTGTTATCAGTTGTTCTCGCTGCTAAGGTGATGCATTTGGATTTTTCTCATTAATATCATTAATAATATTTTCAAAAGTAGTTACAATTGAAAAATCAGGCATTACCGAGTTATTTTGTTTAATACATGGTAATATTAAATATGTCATACCATTATTCTATATTGCAATTTTTGATAATTGAGCAGGAGTTAATTTTTGATTTCCAAAATAAACTGACTACACATTTGATATTCCAGATATACCAGTTTTCTATAAAAGATCATTCGCGGTAAGATCTGTAAGAGATTTACCGTCTTTATCTAGAAATCCTCCATAATATGTTCCTCTTGCAGTAAATGCAGCAGAACTTCCTTCATTATATACTCTTCTAACGTCTTCTCCGCCATACCCGTTTTGTACATTTGTAAGCCATGTTGCTTTTGCCTCTCCACTAGATTCTTTAGATTTTCCTTCTTTAGTTGACTAAAAATCTTCTTTTGTTCCTTCATAATCTACTGAATAATTTGTTTCTTGTGAAAACATTCCAGATAAAGCCATTGTAACCATTTTCGTAGTTGCTTCATCTTTGTTTTTTAAACCAGTTTTATATGCAGCCCATACTTTTGCATTTTCTGGCATATGCTATGATATATAGTTTATTGCAGATAATATGGCTTCTTTATTTGTTTTATCAGAAACAGATATATTATATATACCGTTCTTCGTTGATGTATTCTATACGGTAAGATATGTAAATAACTATTGTTTTTCTTTTCTAGATAAATTTTGTATTGTTTTAAGTCCTTCTTTTACTTTTTCTGTATCAACTAATGTATTGTATTTAAATTCGCTACTATTAATAGTACCTTTTAATCCGTCTATAAGTTGATCGAATTTTTTTATGCTCATTGAATTATCAAGTACATTTGTATAATCCTAATCAAATGCCATAGCCTTGCTATATTGTCTAAGATTTATAAACTAGTCATTTGATATTACTTTATATGAATTTTTATCGGACAGATATGTTTCAACTGACACTTCTCCGAGAGATTTGTCTCTTTTCTAATATAAAAGTTTCCCTGAAGTAGAAATGGCAGGATCCATCAAAATACCATCTTGCTTTGCTTTTTTTACATCTTCGTCAAATACTGTTTTATTATGATCCATAATTTCTGCCTGTACTTTAAATTGAGCAAAAATTCTTAAAAGATCATCTGTTGTTGCACCAAGCATTTCTGATAATCTCATTGATTTAACTAATTGTGACATTGATATTTGCATTTCATTTGCAAGCCCTTTTGTTCCTTTCATTAAATCTATAATATCTTTTGATGAAATCATTTCATCCTTTTCCTATTTTGCTACTTTGACAGGCCTTTCTTCAACTGCCGCTCTCTATGGAGTGATTTGCGGAGTTTGGGCTGCAGTATATTGTGCAAAATATTGTAGATATCCACCTTGATCGTATTTTGGTATTATTTTCATTTCAAAAATTTATTTTTATGGATTAATACGCCTCCGTTTTTACTAAGTATTGTATGGTTTAATTTTTCCAATTCTTTTTTCCACGACCATGGGTCATTAGGTATTTTTTGTTTTCCTGTTACAGACATATATACTTCAGCGAGATCTGCAGCTTGCATATTTTGTAAGTTCTTCATCGCTCTTTTATATTCTTGATATTCAGGAGCAACAGCAAGCAAAGCTGGTTCTTTTGCAATCTATGGATTTTCAGCAGCCCATGCATCAAATTTAGCCTATATTGCATTAATTTTATCAGTATATTTTTCTGCAACTCTTCCAGCAATAACTTTCTGTATATAATCTTCATATTTATTTTGCTTGTCTACTCTATCAGAACGCAATTGCTCTTCGATTTGTTTGAGATAAGTATCCCAACTTTCATGGTCTTTCATATTTCTAGAAGCATCAATACTTGCAAGTTGTTGTCTATATAATGCACTTTCATTAATATTTTTATCAGCAACTTCTTGCCTTCTTGCAAGATTTCTTTCTTGTAATTCTCTAGAAATAGCTTCTGTTCTCTATCTCTCTTGAACATCCGCTGCTATACCTTTTTCATTATATTGATCGGCTTGAGATTGAGCTAGAGAGTTAGCGAGAGCTTGCTATTTCCAATTAACAAACCCTTGATTAGCCATTCTACTTTGTATATCAGCTGCTTGATTTGCAAGTGTTGATTTTATAGAATACGCTCCTTTAATTGGTGCATATGTTTCATATGTATCATGTTGCTTTAGAGTTGTTCCTTTTAGTAAAATACCTGCATTTTTTCTATTATTATCAAGAGTTTTTATTAGTCTTAATAAAGCCAATGAGTTTTCTTTAGATCTATCATCATATGGATTTTTAATATTTAAATCTTTTATATTTTCTTTACCTGGAATTCGTTCACCTTTTTGATCTTGGTTTTCTACTTTTTGTTCTCCAGATTTTGGAGTTAACATATATAAATTTGTAATATCATCAAATTTTATTTTATCACCAGTAACTTGCCATCCTTCTGGAATATGATTATAATATTTTATACTACCATCACCAGTTGCGATTCCATACACTCTTCCAGCGTAAACATCGTGTCCAGCTCCATTTAAACCTTCTGACCAAATATGTATCTTTTCATCACCTCTTGGTATTGTCTTTTTAAAATTTTCGTGATTAAATGTATTATCTGGATTAAACCATAGTTGTTTAAATTTATCTCCATTTACTCCATTAAGAGATATATATCTTCTAGTATATGCTTCTGCTAGTTTGGGATTATTCATTAAACGATTTATCCAATTTTCATTCCAACTGACTTTATATAAGTTTTTGTCTTTTTCTTGAGATCCTTCAACACCTTCTACATCATATAATTTGTTTCCAGTAGAAATGTTATCTGTTGCAGCTTGATCTCCACGTTTTGCCAATTCATACTTTCCAGTTTCTTTATTCCAAACTCTTTTTAATCGATTTGAATCAAGTAAATCTTCATCATTATAAATTACTGCTTGATTAAAATCATCAAAGCCTCCTTTTGGAAGTTTTGCTGGATTAATACTACTGAGAAGTGGAATTATTAAGCCGTTTGGTAATTTTAAATCTTTAGTTTCGTTATTACCAACGGCAAGATTAAAATTTAGACCGCCGCTCGCTTTTAATACGCCTCCATTTTTAGCAGATTCAACTTCAGAAGTATTATATGGTTGTTGATACTTTTTATACCAACTTCCTTCTGTATTTCCATTTATTTGATTGAATTCGTTTAATTTACTCTTTACTATATATTCAACATTGCGAGCTGCTTTTTTATATAATTTATTTTGTTTTTCATCCCAAATAAGGGCATATGGAGATCTATTTGAATAATACATATATAATCCATCTCCTATTTTTGTTAAAAGATTTCTATATTTCATTGTGTTTAACACAAATGATCTGGATTGTGCATTATTCGGATATGCAATACGCAGTTTAGCAGCACCTGTCTTTTTTGCTGATTCAACTACATATTTCATATTTGATAAATTAATATTTGGATTATCATTCAATAAATCCATCATTCTCACAAGATCTTTATTGTTTATGTTTTTCATAATATTTTCCCAAATTTGAAAAGTATATTTTCCAAATTTTGGAGTATTCAACTCATACTCAGATTCTTGTCCAGTAAACTCTGGTATTTCATTTACCATAAAATTATCCAACATCTATTGTGGTGTTCTCTGTTCTGGATTCTCTTGTGCTGGCTTTTTTTCTTTATCTGGTTCCTCTAGAGTTCCTTCAGTCGTAAAAATTTTATCCCAAGAGCCACTATATCCAAATAATCTAGAAAGATCCAAATATTCATTTGATTCAATTATTCCATTTGAAATGGCCTTTCGTGCATTTTCGATATACTTTTGATATTTTTCTCTTGTTGGCTCATCAAGATTTTTAAAATCTCTATCAAAGTCAATTTGATCGAGATAATCTTTAATAATACCAATTCGATTTGTCATAGCTCTTTTACCAGTCTTGCTATCCGGCTAATCTTTTTCTATAAATTCTTTTAAATTAAAATCATCACTATTAAATACATAATTATTAAAATTCTTTCTAAATGCATCGTTTGAAAAATCAACTTTTCTTTTTTCTTCAGGAGAAATATATTCTTCTGATTTGCCAAGTTGTGATTTTAAATAATATGTAACTTGTCCAAAAATATCTTTATTATTCAATATATTTTGGTCAGTAGTATAAAAACTACCATTTTTAATAGTAACTGTTCCATTTGCGATACCATCGAGCATATAATTATATGCCTAATTCAAAGCATCTCTATTTTTCTCTTCGTCTTTTAAAGCTGTTCTATATTCTTCCCAGCCGTCTCCAACACTTTCTTGAAAGTCTGACAGCTTATAATTTTTATCCTTATATTTGTAAGTTTGTATATTTTCCATTTTATTAAAAACAAAAATTGGGGAAAGTACACAATTATACTTCCCCCAATATATTAATTAAATTTACTTCTTAATTCTACGAACTAGGATACCACCCTTCTTAAATACTGGCTGACCCTGTTCCTCTTGTGGGGCTGCACCGCCCTGCTGTGACTGCTGGACGAGCTGTAGGAACATCTGCGCTCCTTGCGCCAAAAGTTGACAATCTTGCTTTTGAAGACCTTCTGCAAACATTTGAACAACTTGCATCATAGGATCTTCCTGGCCTGCTGGCTGACTTTCTTCAGCTACCGGCTAATTGGTTGCTTCCTGCTCTACAGGAGCTTCCTGTGGTGCTTCTACCGCACCGCCTTCTTGAAATTTTCTAGGTATAATTTTCATAATAATTATTAATTAAATTAAATTTACTATATAAATTTAATTATTTATTTTTATAAATCAAAATAAATCTTAATTTGGAGCATCCACATATTCTGGTTTTCTATTATTTTGTGCATTTATTTCTCTAAACATTTTTTTACCTATTTTTCTACATATACTATTAAACAATTCTTCATTGTTTTTATTTTCATCTGCTTTTTTAGCCCAAGTAATTAATTGTTTAGTAAATGCTCTTCTAAATATTCTTTCTCCACCATATAGCTCCATCTGTGAAGAACCATCTTGTGCAAGAATTTTCATAACTGGAGCAGAATCATCATCGAATTCTATATCATCTCCTTTTTCTACTCCACTATTAATATTTAATTCAAGCACATATTTTGTATTTGGATAAGATACTAAAGTTTTGTCTTTTGGCTATGCATGATAAACATGTATTACATCCATATCATCATTTATAAAGATAATATCCAAAGGTATATTAACTTTATCCATCCACATTGATGGTCGTTCATTTTCGTTAAAGTAAAATAGCATACCTTCATTTTCTTGAAGTTTTCGTATTCCTTGAAGACCTTTTTTCTTTTCTTCTTCAGTTTTTGCTTCTTTTACTTTATATTCTTTATCATTGATATATATAGTTATCATTCAACAATATTTCGTTGATTAATTAAAAAACCATTATAAGCCTGTGTTGTATCATTCTATACAGAATCCGTCTATTGCTATTGTACTCCATTTTTAGCTGATTGCTATACATATACAGTATCTGGTTTATCGAATCCTAAATCAAGTACCCCTTTTACAATCTTTTTAGCTCCACCACCAAAAATCTTATTATCTGCTTCATTGGTTATAAAACCGTACATTCCCCATTTTCCAACTGTTTTTGCTTTATCCCACCATTTTTTAGGAGGTTTATTTTCTGGATTTGTCGTAGAATTATTTTGCTTTTTTCTTCTAGCCATTCTATCACCCAACCTTTGCAATATATTTCTATCATCCACTTTTGTTGTATCCTATGGAGTTGTGTTTTCTACTGCAGCTCCATTTGTAACTCTTACAGTGTCTCTTGGTGCCGCATCTTCAGATCCGGCTATTGCACCACTACCAACAGGAACAGATGTAGACTCTGCATCTGGAGTTCTTGTAATTGTTGGACGTGCTTTTGTTGTTTTCTTTTTCTTTCCCATAACAGGAGTCGATATACTAGATTGTTTACTATAAACTGGGATAACTCTTTTCGTAAGCCTACGTATTTCTTGCATTCGATCTATTTCTGAATATGGCTACTATGCGTCCATATCACCGCTTAATGCCCATGCAAGAATACCAAGAGGGCCAGATAAGATTTTTAATGCTCCTTTTCCAATTCGCGAACCAATAGATATTGCTTTGCGCCCTACTTCTGCTCCATTTTTTGTTAAATTTGATACAATTTCTCCAACATTTATAGCAGGATATCTTTGCACTGGTATTGACTTTACTGCTACTCCTGCTTGAGCTTTAACTATCTTACTCATAATAATTCGTTTGTATTATCAATTGTTTTATTTAATAATTCATCTACCAATATCTATCCAGCCTTTGTTGCTACATCATCTTTTTCTTTTTGAGAAATATCTGAATTATATTGTTTTAACATTTTTTCAAGTTTCTAAGTCAATGATAATCTTAATACAATTTCAGATCTTTCAATCTCTGCATTTTGTACTGTCTTTCCATTTTCATCTTCTGAAACAACCGGAATACCTTTTTTGGTGATATTCTCATCATTTTCCATATGATGAAGATTTTTATGCAAAGCTCCTTCTGGTATTATATTTAATTCTCCACCATTCTTAAATTGCTATGGTTTTAATTCTCCAGTTTCAAGATAATCTTTTATATTTTGAAATAACTATCTAGAAGTATCATCAAATAACCATTGTTTATCAGCATCTTCTTTTGGTTGATATTTAAATTTATCTGAATCATACTTTGATTTTCTTCTAAGTTTATCTGGAGCAAGCAAATCTCGAATAACTCCATCAATACCCTATGCAATATAGTCTTCATTAATATTTTTATCTATAAAATCACTAAATGAAGAATCTTTCTATTTTGCATCTCTGAATATACATCCTAATTCAGAATTCCAAAATACATCTCCTTTTTTATTCTATAAAAGATAATCTTCGAATGGTTTTAATACCTATTGATATTTCGGATCTGCATATCTAAAATGATGAATAGCGTCTAACTAAATATCATCTATTGTATTTGTGTCTGGATTAAATACTATGGTAGGGGTTTTATTTGGATTTTTTAATATAAATCCATTTTTGTATTTTATTTCTGGTTGTCTAATATATTCTATAGATCCTGCTCCTGTTTTTTCACTTGTATATTCAGGATCTCTATAAATATGGTATTCAGAAGTGTTTTTAATCGCTGGCCATCTTTTTTCTATAATTCCTTTTATATCATCTTCAGATGGGTAAATAATAATTATTTCAGATTCCTATGGCTGCAATTTTGCTCCTTCTTGAAATTTCGGAACAACAGATTCTATTTCTAATTCTTGTGATTCTAATTTTGCTCCTTCTTTTGCAACAAGTGTTCTAGGATTAAGTTCGCCTTGTAAGTCTTGGTTATATTGTATATTACTCAAACCATTTGCCTAAATTCTTGCTTCATCAATCTTGTTTTCATTGACCATATCAAGTAAGGCTTCATTTGCTATTCCATACATGTTAACAAGTCTATTGGCTCGTTTATATTTTCTATGTGATAACACACCATATTTTTTCCCTTGCTTTTTCCAAGCATCCATACCTTGTCTAACAGTATTTGAAAAAGAAGATTCTACTTTTGCAAGATCTTCATTTTCTTGGAAAGTTCTAGGATTAAGCCTTGTGGTTGTTTTTCCAAATTTGCCATTAATCATAGAAAGCGGTAGAAAGGCTTCACCGATTATATTACTTCCTAACAATGCATCTACAGTAGTCATGCCATCAGTACCAAATCCAGCATTATTAAGAGCTTTAAAACCAGTATCTAAGCCCATTTTGGCAAGTCCCAAAGTCTGTCCAACTCCTGGAATTGCAAAAACTGCAGCTGTTCCGGCAGAATCAAGCATATCTAATGTAGAAGTAGTTTTTCCTTTTTCTCCACTATATTCTAATTTAGGTTTTATTGCTGCTTGAGCTGCTCCAAGACCTATTCCAGCTATATTTCCAAAATTAAATCCAGAAAATGCTTTTGCTCTATTGGCAATATTTTGTGCCATCTATGAACCAACACCGTTAACTATAGAAGCGGCAGCTCTTCCTCCAGCAGTATTTTGATTGAATACACTTGAAGTTACACCAGAAATAGCAACATCTGTCAAACCGCCTCCAGATGGTGCCTTTAAAGTATTACCGAGTATTTTTGACGCTGCAGCACCAAGTGCTTGTCCAGTAAAATCCCCAATTTTTGAATCTCCAAATAATTTATTTCCTAAAGACGATCCAAACATTGTAGAGGCAGTACCAATTACTCCACCAAGATATGCATTTCCTGCTTTTTTTAGAGTAAAATTCATTGCTTGTTTTCTTTGATTTTTGGCAAGCTATTGCATTTGATATTTGTCAAGAGCAAGATGTGTGGAAAATGCAGGAGTGGAACCAAACGGATATGTTCTAGAAGTTCCAAGTAATTTAGATGCATCTACTGTGTTTAATATAGGTGCCATTATGCTATACTCATTTGATACATTGTTAAAATACTATATATTGTAGCAAGTTGTTTACCACTATATCGTATTTTAATTTTTATATATTTATCTCTAATTTTCGCTTCCTTTCTTTCAGACCAAGTATCTATTGTATCTATATTTTCTACAGTATATCCTTCTGGTAATTTTTCTATATTTGTAGATTTTATATCATATTGGTCTGTTAATTTTGGAAGAACTATTGGAGGTTTTTCCCATTCTTTTTCATTCTTTTCATTGAAAACAATTGATGGTATTTGAATATCCCACTGATTTTCTTTATATTGAGAATTTCCTCTTATTCTATTTTCTTTATCTATTGGAGTATTTTTTACATGAATAGAAATATTATATTGGTCTGTTGATTTATTGTGCGTTACTTCTGCTCCAGAAAGATTATCATAATTCTTTCCGTCGCTTGTTAACTATTTGTATATTTCATACATATAATATTCTGGTTTTTCTTTTTTATAATATTCTGGGAAAACAAATGATTTATTCTATTTCTATAATTCTGTATCGTTATATTTATCATCATATTCTATTTCAGAACCTTGCTATTTCATCAACTCTCTTGTTGCTTCTTGGCGATAATACATATTCTTTTTGTCTTTTCCAAAAGAATAATTATCTCCAGAAATTGTAAAATGGAATGATTCTGGTTCTGCATCATTTGCTATCATTTTTAAATTCTAGAATATTTTTTGTACATACATATAATCATTTACTACAAATTCAAATTCAAAAGGATGCGTTTCTCCATACCAAGTTGTTGGTTTTACGTATTCATCTTTTGTATTTCCATGCTTCCATAAATGATTATCGTGTTTCCAGAATTCATTATCATCTTTTGTTTTTCTATATTCAAAAGAATACATTGTACTATCGATATTTGCAGCATATGAAGGTATCCAAGAATAGAAAGTAGCAAAATCTCCTGTTAATATATTATAACAAATATTCCATAGTTTATTTTCTTTTTTATTCCAAAGAGTAAACATTACATCTGCTTTTTTAGCATTATATGTTGTTTTGATGTTTGAATTTATAATATTTACATCATATTCATTTGCTTTAAAAGGAATATTTTCCTACAAAAATCTTGAAATAACATGATCGGATATTATTTTTAATTGACTTCCATCTGTCATCCAAATTTTCTTTTCAGATGCATCTATACCAAAAATATAATATGGAGTTAATATAACAGATTCTGGCCATTGACTTCCATAACTTTCATTAATCATTGTTATATTTTCTGGAAGTATTGTTTTATTATTAATAAATACGTCACCTCCTGTAGAATTTGCCATTAAAGTTCTTTCCTTAATAGCTAGCACTCCTACTCCATGCTCCATTATACAAACAAGATTATTACCAAAAGGAATTAATTTTGTTATTTCACCATATTGTTTTGAATAATCTTTAAAGTTTCCTAATTCAAATACTCTATATCCGTTTATATTTAAATCTGTATTATTTACATTTGAATATAAAACTCTATTTTTAAATTCATTTCTAATATATGGTTTATCTTTAAATCCACTAAAATTTTTTATTCCAAGATTTGTTCTAAATCCATTATTTGAAACATATGAAGTTGGGATCTTTTGTCCTCCTTCTGCTGAAATTGGCTCTAAAGGATAAAACTTTCTTCCATGACCAAATATAGCAACTTCTTCTCTATTTGATTCATCTATCGTTCTAATAGATAAATTATTTGTTGACTTTATTTTAATTGTTATCCAACTTCCAAGTTTGACTGCATTTATATCTCCTTTTTGGATTTTATCATTTCCTTCTTTGTCTTTTGGAGCCTATGTTGAGCTGTAATTATCTTTCCAAGTTTCAGGATATAATATTTTATCATTTGTTGGAGATGAAGCATCTTGGAAGTTTCTATTAATTCTATGTGTAAATGTACATAAGAAACAATCTCCTCTAAAAATATCAATTCCTTCTGTAATATTCTATAAATTTGTTTCAGTAAATTCAATCTTGTTTGTTATTGGGTAATATGCAGAATTGTCATTAAAACGAATTAAAAGATTTGGATCTTTTTCTTTTGTAGAATCATAATTTAATATTGTACCTTTTGCATATATATTAAATGTTCTACTATATCCTCTTTCTTTTTCTGTGATAAATTTATTCGTTTCATCAGAATATTTAGAAGCAACTATTCCAAGATACGGAGAGAAAATGCCTCTTACAAAATTAAAATCATGGTCATTTTCATTTGTATGATTTTTATTAAATGAACATTTTCTTCTAGCAGAATGCTATTCATTAATATAACTAGTTCTATATGCTTCCTATGAATTTCCAGCTATAGAAGTAAAAACAATATTATCAATAGCTACTGTTGGTAATTCTTCTGTAACAGCTATAATTTTGAATTTTATTTCTTTGTTTAAATATTTTTTATTATATGTATAAGAGTTTTTAAAGTTTTTATTTGCTGTGTTTATATCTTCTTTATATTCATATACAGGATAATATAATCTTTCATTATTTGAGCTTCTAATAGGCATACCTTGCTAGAATGGAGTATATTTAATAGATAGTTCCTATCCTGTAAAAAATTGATTATAATCAACTTGATTTACTTCAAACTCAGGGCATATAGCAGTTAATTGATTTCCATTACAATATTTATATCTATTATACCAGTGAATTGTCTTAAATGATTCTAGATTTTTTTTGTGATCTTTATCGTCAGATATTAAATAATTTCCATAATATGCATATGTTAAAAATATTGGATCTTTTGTATACAAACCTGTTGCTCCAGGAAGAATTGGTAAAGATCCGTCATTTAAAAACTATATTTGAGAAGTATAATAATATTTTGAATCACCTGAAAAAGCATATCCAGAATCTGGATTTTTTCTATCTATAGAATTAATTGTAGCTTTTGTAACTTCATATACTTCTGTAAAATTTGTTGTTTTTAACAGGTTATTTAAATCAGAACAATTCTATACAAGAGTTTTAAATTGAATTTTAAAAGTTTCGTCCTAGCTATCAATTCCTGCATCTATAACTTTACCAAATGTATCAAATTCAATTTCTTTATTAGCTAATTTAAATTTCTGTAAGAAATTAGACTACTAAATTCCTTTTATTTCTAATAATTGTTCATATGCCGTTTTGTTTTCGTCGAATATATTTATACCATATTCATTTATTTTTTTTAACAAATTTTCTGTATCAAGTATGTCTACTGATTTTTTTAATATAGAATCCTTATATATTGTAAATTGTAATTTACTATATATATTTTTTGTATTGTCATTTGATCTTAGACCGTTAACCATATATCTGAAAGCCTCTTCAAAAGAATCAAAATTTGTTGGCCATAACAATGTTTCTGTTCCAGCTATTTTAGATAATACAAACTATCCTTTAATATTATATCCATTTTGTATAGTTTTATCATCAAGGACTTTCCAGCTTACCATTTTTTCATCAATTGAACAAGGGAGTATATTGTGTAGTCTTGGAATATATTGATTTGTAACTTTTCTTTCTATCGCAAGATCAAAATCACCCATTATGCTTTCAGCATCCTTTGAGCTAAAACCTCTAGTTTCTTCACCAGCTTGTGCTATAAAACTTTCTACAAAATAATGCGGGAACCACATCATACTTGGATCATCTTTTGATTGATAGCCACCATTCTTTGTTAAATAACTTGAAAATGATGTTCCAATAATTAGAGTATCTCTATTAGAAGATGTTGTTCCAAACGCTCTATTATCATATGCCATTTCTTCTCCATCAGTATATGGAAAACTTTTTGCCCAATATTCAACAATTGGAAGATGCGATTCTTTATCCCATGGCATTGTAAATCCTTGTGCAAGAATTGTTTTTATTCTTTTCTTTCTTACAATAAAGAATCTTTTTATTCCCAATTTCTCAGTAAGATATTTCTATATTTCTGCATTAATGCTTACTCCAAGTGAATAAATATAATCGTCATTTGTATGATCATCCCATACATCGTTTAAATGAATTACCCCTCGTATATTTATATCAGTCTATTCGCCTTTTGAATTGGAAATATAATCACCTTTTGTATTAAATAATATTCTATTTCTTTGTGTATCCAATATAGAAGAATTAGTTGGTAATTGCAATGATATCTTCTGTGTTTCGTTGACTTTTCCATCACTTAATTTATTAATAAATCCGCCAATTTCTCCTCCAGGAAGATCAAATACAGGTGAGTTAGACCCGTCTTTGTTTATATAAACAATTCCCAATCTATAATATTCTTCATTCCAATATCCAACATTATAATAAATATTTTTTGTATTATAATATTCACCTTTAAAAATATGCTATTCTGAATTTTCTGTAATTCCAGAATCTTCAGAATAATCCTTTTGACTTATATGACCAATTTTTTCTTTAGATGGAAAACGTTTAACATATGGTACAATATGAAGACTTATATCAAGCAAATCTTTATAATATAAATCTGGTTCCTTTATATTTGCAAAGAACAGATAATTCTATATCTATGCTTGAGTTTTAGCATATTTTATAACAGGATACTATGTTTGTATATAATCTAGTCCTATTTGCTATATATCTTCATTTCCAGTTATAGATATAATATTATTTTCTGGAACATATACAGGATCCATTAATTCAAACGCTTGTGGAATAGCTTCAATATTCGCTTCTGAAGAACTTCTCGTATAATATACTTTAATAAAATCATATGATCTATCAAAGTTATTTATTTTTAACTATATGGTTTTTCCGGAATTTTCGTCCTCTATTCCACCATTAATAGTATATGGGTCTGCATCAGTTCCTTTAAAAACAGAAACAATTCCAGATTCTGCAGCCCAATCTGTTGCATTTTTATCATAATCACAATATTTAATATAGAATACATAATTTCCAACTTTTAAATTTCCATTTTCTACTTGGCCTTCATAATCTATAATTGGAAATTTATTTATTCTTTTTATCAAAGAAGTATCTATATCAAATTTATCTTGATCTATTCCTATTTTATACAAATTAGCATTATTCTTCATTCTATTTGGAATTTTAGCAGTTCCAGAAGAAGTAACACTAAATCTTGTATTTATAAGTCTTGGTATATTTTTATTATCATTAATCAAAAGATTTACAGATCCATCATATGATGGTTGAACATTTATATCAACAGGATGGTTAATATCCCAATTAAATAACTTCGTTGTACAATCGTAAATTTCTACACATTTTATATTATTACTTTTGTCTGTAGTATCTGTATAACAAAAATATTCCTATCCGCTTACATCTTGTTTTACACAGTTTCTTAATGGTTGATATGAATCAACCATTTTTATTTCCTGTTCACTTCCGTCTATGTTATCTATTGTTTGTATTTTATATTCTTTATAATTTGGCGATGGAAAACTTCCTAACTAACATTCTCCTTCTTTATTTATAGAAGCAATATAAATAATACCGTTATATTCTGTCATACCTATTGGTTGAAATCCATCTGGAAGTTTTATATTTTCTTTGTTTGTAAGTTCGTCTTTTATCATGATATTACCCATATCATTCTAAATTACCCCTTGATTTCCAACAGTAGACAAATAAGTAGCATTAAGAGCATTTGAAAGAGATCTTGTCTGTCCTGCAACATATTCATTTATGTCGCATACCATTCCATCGCTGAAAACGTTCTGAGCTATCTTTACACTCATACTTTAAATTTTTTTAAATTATCCTAAATATATTTGAATGTTGTCAGTTTACGCTTTCCTACGTATGTGACTTTATTGCAATCTTCTGGATAAACATTTATAACATATTTTTTCTCATTTTCTTCACAAGGCATAGTATAAATATAGGAGCCATTTAATTTTCCAAGTGAAGCCATATCCTTTGTTCTATATCCTGTTAAGAAATCACCTTTGCCATTTTGTATATTTTCATGCATTTTCCTATATACATAAAAATACCATTTATTATCAAGTTTTATTTTTTTCTTTACTCTATTAAGAAAAATCATTTTCTATAATAATTTTTCTTTATAATATTTAAAATGACGAAGTGAATCTTTAAATAATTTTCCAATATATACAGCATATGGTCTTTGTAGTAATTTTATATCGGCTCCTCTAACTTTTAACTACAGTAAATTAACCCAACCGGTTGTAACAATATAATTTAAATCTAATTTTGAAATAGTATTATATTTCTCATAAATCTAATCCATATAGTCTCTCCAAGTTGTTTCATTTTTACCATCTCCATACTGCATTCCGTTATTAAGATTTTTTATTATTTTTTTATTTAAGATATCATTTATAAATACTGTCTATACAAAAGGTTTTCTATTCCAATGAATATGTAATATTATTTCAGCACCACTAAAATAACTTTTCATTGGATCAAGCCCTTTAAAAACACCTTGTTGAAATAATTTCTAAAATTTATATCCTTTAATAACTCTTGTTTTTAATATAGCACGGAGTTTTGTTCTACTAAGAATATGATAAGTTACATTATTTTCTATAATGTCATGTATTACTAAAAAGAAGTGAGTTAAAAATACGTTTGCACTAAATTCATCTTTATGCTAATCATGCGTATATGGCAGACAGTCTTTGCCTTTCAACTTCAATCTCTTCATATTCATATTCGCCATTAATTCCTTCGCATTAAAAGCAAAGCCCTACGCCCTATTTTTCATTGATTTATTTTAAAAGATTTTCTATATTGTTTCCTTCCCCAACAGGTTTTTGCATCAAGGATTTCATCAAAGTCATTTTGTGTAAGATGCGTTATTCTAGCCTAGTCGCATTGTAAAAACCATTTTGCATTTAATGATTCTGCCATCTAAATAATAGCAGCATTCATCGTTTTAAGTCCTTCTTTATATTTTGTTATATAAGCACAAAATGTTGCTATTGCAACTGCTTCTTTGTCAGAAATTTTAGGCAAACCATCATCATCCAATTCTTCTCCTCTATATAATATATTTATTACAGGCCAATGTTCTTTGAAATAAAGTCTATCTCCAACCAATTCATATTTTATAAATTTACCAGGAATATAGAGTTTATCCATATTTTTTTTCCTATATTCAATATACTATTCTACAAAAGCAGAATTAATATCACCATTTGGCGTATCATTTGTTGAATAATCCCAATCTTCAAAACCAGTAGTAACTGCTTCAATCTAGTCACAATTACAAGGAAGATCTATATAATTAACACAATCATCCATATGAACTGTATATCTATATATCTTCATTCTTTTATTACCTATACGTTGATAAGCGATAAGTCCTATTTCTTCAAACTTTTCATCTGGTAATTTAATACCATATAATTCTTCAAGAAGAAATTGAGCATAATGAAAATCATTCAGTCCTGTCATGCTGTGTAACTCTAGTTATTTGGCAATGGATGTGCTGCCAATTGTCTATAATAAGATATCTTTTTCTATATAAGTCTTTTCTTAACTTCGTTATCTATAAATGAAAGATTATCGTCTTGATTTTCTAAGCAACAGGAATATTTTTCAAGTTGTCTTGGATCTTTAAATATACCAGTAATAGAAACTGTTTTCAATAATGGGGCATTGAACACCCAACAATCATACATTCCATTTTCATTTGGAGAAGTATCAATCCACACATATGGTCTCTCCTTTCCTCTTTTTCTATATTTCTACACTCTCAAAGATTGTGGAGAAGTATAATAAATAAACGGAAGTTGTTTGTCTACAGATCCTATATACTATATAGCTTTATCTTGATAATCATTCAAAAGCTAAGGGATTTCAAAATGCAAATGCAAGTCTTGTGGATCGGAAAATTCCGAACGGCAATGACATTTGTCTATATTTGCACATTCTACTGGTATACAATTTATTGATACATACATATCATCAACAGGAAGAATGCCTTTTAATGCGTATTCTTTTATTACCTATAATCTTTCAGATATTATATCATCAATAAGTTGATCCATATTTATACTTGAATTTATATGGAATCCCTATAAACCGCTCACAATATCATTGTAAACTGCAGAAGCAAGTTTTTCAACCTAACTATACATATATATAAAAAATAAAAGGCGAAGGCGATTTACTCGCTTTCGCCTAATTTATTTAGATTTATTTTAATTAAATAGTGTCAGCCTCATCTTCACTTGAAGCAGACTTTTCAGTCTCAACAACTGTACCAACCTTACCAAGTGCAGTATTTACAGTTGCACTCAAAGCACTTGGAACATAGATTACATGAGTTGTTACTGACTTAACAGTATCACCTACTGCATTCAATCCAAGCTCTCCACGATTTACACAATAGCGGATTACATATTCGTCATAAATAACGCCGGGTACAGGACTCTCTTCCTTGTTCCAGGCAAATGCACCATAACGAGCAGCAGTAGGAAGACGGAGGTTGTGGAGGAGGTAAGAGTAAGTACCAAAGCCTTCCTTACCAACAAACAAGCCCTCTTTTACAGGCTTACCATCCTTAACAACAGCGTCATGGTTAGCCATATCCTTCTTGAGGTCATCAAGGCTCTTAATAACCTTGTAATCACCCATATCAAAATATGCAGAAGCATTGAGCTCCTCAATGTTTACACGAACAAAACGCTGGTACTCATTTACTGCCTCAAGAGCGAGAAGAGCACCACTTGAATACACATTAAGCTGCTTGTCTCCATAAACGAGAATATCGTACTTCTTCAAAACATCTGCCAACTTAGCAACTGTTTCAGCAGCAGTAGCAAGACCATCAAAGTCGATACTGAAAGCCTTGCCCTTGTGATAAAGATCATTTGCATAACGGCTGTCTGCAGAACCTTGTGTAAGGCCGATATACATATTCAAGCGATATTTCTTACCATTTGCAACAACATTTGTAAGATCTATACATACAGCAGCAAGTTCTGCCTCAGAACCAGCAGTATGATGAATAGACTCAACATTAGCCTTCTTGAAATTACCAATACGCTTGATCATAACCTCTTCCTTACCAGAAGCATTAACAGTAGTAATAAGATCCTTACCAGTGGTAAGATCTTTCAAAGAATTAAGTACGTTAGTAGTTGTAAATTGAAACATAATATTAAATTATTTAATTTTATTTTATCGATTGCTGAACTGGGCTTACAACCGATGTTGTAACTGGAATATGTGTCTATAATCTTTGTTCGCCGATATTTTCCATCGCCAAATGCACCAGTTCATTCATTATCTCAAAACATACAGGTTCTGGAAATTCCAAAACCTATGAAGTATCCTCAACCAAATCTAGTTCTTCCTATGTAAGTTTAACATACTTAGGAATCTTTAAATAATCTATAACTACCCCTACCGGTTCATATTTGGAAGTATCTGTTCCACACCGAATCTCACAACGAATACTTGAATAATTACCATATCGCACTTCTTGTTCTTTTTTCTTTGTGGAAATTTCTTTTCCATTAAAGGTAAAAACAGATGGTGACTTAGTATCCGTTCCATCGGTCTCTCTTGACAGACTTTCAACTTCAAATTTATTAGTAGGTAGTTCTGTAGAGGTATTTATGTTATGTATAAAATAGTATGGTTGTTCAGGTCTTGGTCTGAAATAATAATTACTATTTATTACAGGCCAAGAGTCTGAAGTAATTCTTTTTGCGGCAAACTATGCAAAGTCGCCATTTTGTCCACAGGTTTTTGATTTATTTACTATTTTAAATACACATATACAATTTAACAAATGGAAATAATCCAAAGGAAAATGGACAACATATGAAGTTCCGTTTAAATTGTATGCTGATATACCATCAATAGCATCAAAATCTTTACTTTCTTCCTTCTTTAAAAAAGCAGTTGATTTTAATACTCGTAAATCATCTGAAACCTGTTGTGAAGTATCATATATATTATACCTCTTGTTAGCCACCTAAATTATAGCTTTATTGATTAAATAAACAAAATCTTCCAATAATATAGGCGAAGCATTTACTTTATTTAATTCAATTAAAAGATTATTATACGCCTCTCTAGATGTCACTGCGGTATAACTTTATTTATATTACTTTTTGTCTGTATCTTGATTATAAAATTCTGGATATGTGTCACGTTTGATCAATTCCAAAACCTTCTGATTTCTTGGCTCCTGCATCCAGGCTAAAGCAGCACTGTCTGTAGCTCCAAGAACAATGTTATCTCCATATAAATATAGCTTATTCTTCATAATAATTACCTTCTTTTCCTTTGCATCAAGGAATAAAAGATGAAGTGAAATATCGTCAGCATATAAATTAATAATTTTCTGAGGATCCTTCTCAGCGACACTGAGCAGATAATCGAGAACGTCGGCAATAGGCTGATTCCTCATATCCTTACCCAAAATACGGGCAATATTCATCTGACCGTCAACTCCACGAGGATCATCATAGATAAACGATTCTGCCTTATGAACGAGCTGCTTACGTGTAACACGACGCTGAACAGCAACGCCAGGACGATCAATATATAATTCGGCTACTCCATATCTTGCTGGATGATTAGCAGTTGACCTTGGGCCATCAATAATCAAATTGCCGTTAGCATCACGCTCGTCACGACTTTTTGCAATTAACGGACAGTTTTCAATAGCTTCCCATTCCGCCTTCTCATATGGATCATCAAGATTATATGATTTACCACTTGTTACAACAAAGATATGGTTCTCTGGGAAAAACACAGCACGACCTTCAGAATATGCATCGCGCTCCTTTTCACTCATAATCATATCTCCCTGTGAATTCACTTTCTTAATACATGAAGGATATTGGCCATATTTATTCTTACAAGGTTGTATAAAATACTTAATTCCCGCCTTGTCATATGTGCTTTTTAATGTTATCCTTTTATCATCAAAAATAATATCGGTCTTTGTGACCTTTTTATTTGTTGCCATCATTATTTCATTTAACATTAAATATAACCGGAGGAGTAAAAACTCCTCCGGGTTTATCTTATTTTTCTATTTTAATTTCTTATATCGTAATTATCAAGCCTGACGCAAGATAACTGAACGATACGGAGTAAAGCATGCAATACCTGCATCTAAAATTTATTTAAATTTTATGACTATATCTTTAATTTTTTTATAAAAATTATTCCCTATTTCGGTATAAACCTACATATTAAATTAGTCGATGAACTTAATATAAAAATATATTTAGCTGCTGGTTGTTTTTTACTTTCCAGCAATTAAGAGAATTTATAGTGGGCTAGCTTTTATTACATTAATTTAACCCACTCATTACCCATTAATATTTAAATACGATCGCTACTCGTATCCCATTGAGCTTGTTGTTTCCAACAAGATTAGACTATATCTTTAACTTCTTTTAAAAGTTATTTTCCATTTCCTTCAGCATTTTGAAGTACGACCCTTTGGTCTAGTCGTTAAACGATATGCAATTTTGCATTTCGTAATTGATTGTCTGTTTTTTACAGAGTTCCCAATTTTAAGAAAAATTTAAGTTTATTATCACTAATAAACACGCCAATAATTTTAGCTTGCTACCAGATACATTGCTGGCTACCTCACCAGAAGATTTGCCATCATATCCGCCTACACCAACGATCTTATTTGTCATAAAATCCTTTCCGGTCAACGAAAATTTAGCAATAGCTGGCATACCAGTTGTCTTGTCAGCAGTAAGGTCAATACATACACCATATCCCTTTGTAGGATATTCACGAGTAAGAGCCCTATCACACATAAATGTAATAGTGTTACCTGCGAATTCATATGTATCATATGTTGCGCCTACCTTTACATAGCCGCCCTTACCCTGGTTAGCTGACTTAGAGTACATAAATGTACCGTCAGTGCGATAGTGAGAAAGGAACTCACCAAGAACGAGATTAACATCATTCCAGAGAGCACGATTCACCACGAAAGCGTAGTGATTACCTGTATCGCTCTGACACTTGTCTGACATATCTGCCATAATCATATTAAACAATGGCAGAGTAGGTTTGTCATTATAAACGTATTTGTTGGCTGCAGCCTCAATCTGAGGAATAGCACCCTCGCCAATATATCATTTTTTGTTATCTACTATTACTAGTAGTATCGGACTATATCATTAACTCGTTATTGCGAGTTATCTTTTGCTTCCTTTTTCGTATTTTGTTAAAATAGTCTCTGAACTTTATTGATATAATCAATCTAGCTGCTGATTATCCTATAGGATTTCCAGCAATTCAAAAGATTTATTTTTATAGTTATTACTAACTATATCCCACATATATTCAAGCGGCGATTGGCTGAAAGTTTATGGGACGTTGAGTATCGGGTTCTGCGATTGTTGCCTTGCCATTAACATCCACGTTTCCTTTATTCAATAACACTTAATTACTTTGTATTACTACAAAGAGTAGACTATATCTTTAATTTTTATTTAAAATTATTCTTTGTTATTTTTATTTCTAATAGTCGTTGAACTTTCATATAAAAATATGTTAGCTGCTGATAAACCATCAAATGGCCTTCCCAGCAATTAAAAGAATTTAGACAGAGCTGTTATTGTCTTCAACCCTGTATTCATAGCGTACATAAATGTATCGAGGAGTTCCTTCTCCTTCTTTAACATCTTGTAAACGCCTTCACCCTTAGATTTATCCGTATCGTCAGCAATACGCATAAATACCTCTTCCTGAAGTGCGTAGAGGCTAGACCAGCTTGCGTCACAACGGAAGGTTGTCATATAGTTGCGATGAAGCTCCATATTTGACTGGAACTTTGAGTATCCTTCTTCCATATTACTCCAATATTTCTATTGGTACTGACTATATCATTAACTTTTTAAAAGTTATTTGCCACTTCCAATTTGTACTTTTTTCAAATAGTCGATGAACGATTATATTAAATATATTCGCTGCTGATTACCCGTTTTGGGTTTCCAGCAATTAAGCAAATTTTAATTGTCCAAAGAAGTACTTTAGACAATTCTGGCTGAGCTACTGACTAGAATGTAGTAGTATCGCCAATGTTGCAGTATGTCTTGTCAAGAACAGTATCATAATTGTTATCGATAAGACGTACCTGCAACTCCCAATAATTCAATAGACTATATCATTTACTATAGTATTTAAAAATATAATCTCCAAAATATTTATTTCCTTGTTGAATATCAACAATTTTATTTTTTGGAACTTTATATTTAGAACCAAGAATATTTAAATTATAAACTGTTTCTACCAAGTTACCATCTTTTGTATAAACTTCTACTTTCTTTTTATATGGTCTTTCTGGTACTTTATCAACAGTTACAAGTGAAAGATAAAAATCTTTATACCAACCATCATACATATTAAATGTATTAGCCAGCTTTTTCCATGAATGTTGGTTAATAACCTTCATTACATTCTTACCTTTATAAGCTCCAAGATATTCTCCAGTATCTTTGTATACGTGAAATATCTGCGATTTATTTTGTCTTCTTGGCTTTGGTTTGAATAAATCATATAATTTATTTGATACATAATATCCGTTTAATTCTCTTTGAGTTTTTATTGCATCAAGAGCTTGTTTTACTGTACATTTAAGGAAATCAGAAAGTTCTTTATATTCACTAAATAATTTAATTAACTTCCCTTCCATGTTATATATATAAGTTATATGATTTACAAAATTTTCATTATATTCATCAATATTTATCTTGTTATTAAAAGACCAGAAAGAATCTGCAAATGGAACTTTTAATTCAATAAAACGTTCCATCCTTTCCTGTGGATAATTATAGAAATCACATATATCAATAAAATTCCATTTTCTTTTTAATTTTCCAAGTAAATCATATTGATAAACTGTTTTAGTATTTATTTTTTCGAAATTATAATAGTTAACATCATTAATTATATTATTTATAATTTTATTTGCTTTTGTACATGCTTCTTTAAAAGTATTACAAGTTGCCAGTGTTATCCTTTTGAAGTTTCTAGCTCCATCCATTTTCACAGAAAACTGCAAAGCAGATTTTGGATACATAAAAGAGCTAGCCTTTCCTATATTTATTCCATCTCCAAGATAACCGTCAAATTCAGATGGGTTTTCCGTTTTATGAACACCTATATAATTTCTATTTGATTTCAAACCAGTTGTTAAAAATACTATATATTTCATTGTAATTCAGTTTTTAAAATTTAATTTAAGATTTTCATCTAGTCGTTGAACGCTATCGTAAACTACGATCACGCTGCTGATTACACCTAAATGCTTTCCAGCAATTTAAAGAATTTATTAAGCGAGACAATTATTAAGATTTTTCATCACGCTTGCGAATAGGATGAGAAACTACAATACACTGCTGACGACTACCGTCAATGCGGAAGATGTCATACTTATTATAATAATTCTCAACAAAAGCCATTGTGATTTCTGAACCATTTGCTCCGTCTTGTTCAGGAACATCAGCGAACTCTACATGCTTGATATTGTTCACCTCTGTCTGCCACTCAAAAAGAAGCGAATCAGAAATCTGGAAGGTATTTGCCTTCTCATCCTTGTAAAAAATATTACGCAAACCATCAGTGAGATAACTCAAAGTGTTATCAGTATACATACGAGCTACAACACCAAGACGCTTCGGACGAGCGCCGAGGTACTTTGACCAATCTTCATATGTTTTAGTTTGCATTGTGTTAACTCATAATTTGCCATTTTATGAGATCAGACTATATCATTATAATATTCTGCGCTTGTAGTCGTTGAACCTTAATTTTATAAATTATCGGCTGCTGATTGCCCTAGAAAATATGTTAGTTATTGGAGGGTTCCCAGCAGTTCACAGAATTTTAAATGGGCAAACTTTTTCACCCATTGTAGGGATTCTTGAAGTAAAACTAGCAACTAACATATTAATTTTATAAATTTAGTTTTGATTAAAATTCATCCAAGTCATCATAAACAGCTGCTCCTTTGGCAGGTGACTTGGGCTGATATACAATATCTGAACTTCTTTTGTTTTGATCTTTCAAACCTTTTTCATATCCATCTTGTCTTGCTGCAGAAATAGCTTTCTGATAATATTCTGTAATATCATTAAGCATATCTTCTCCGTGCAAAGTAAGCCAAGCGGCCTTTACAAGAATCTTTGGATCTGCCAACGCTTTGGCAAAATAATTATTACCAGCAGCATCTGTGCTTGTAATAAAATCATAAATCTCCTACATATCATCATCTTGTAAATTCAAATCATAACCTGAATATGAGGTAAGATTATTAATCTCATTAACTACTTGATTTGTAAACTGATTATAACGTTCCTGTGCTTCCTGATCCGCCAGCGTCTGCTGTTGCATCAATGTTTCGTCTTCAATCATTTTATACTGATTTCGTAGTGATTCTATCTGCCTTTTCCATAAATCTTCATTGCTTTTTGCCTGTTCGAGAGCTTCTTGAGCTTCCTCCTGTGTAGCACCTTGGATTCTACTCATGAAATCTGCCATAAACAAAGAATCGTCATCATACTGATCTACAGAATACTGAGGAGTAGTATTTGAATTCTGATAATCGTCTACTGCCTGTTTCTGCATATAATCAATATACTCTTGAGGAGTCATTCCACTTTGTCGAATCTGATTAATTATAGATAATTCATCTTGATCAAGATCGTCAGAATCAGAATGCTGAACAGGACTTGAGGTTCTGATAATATTCAACTTGTCAGAATCCGAAAGATCATCCCAATTAAGATTCTTAATTACTCCATCTTCTTCAAACTGAATTTTTGATTTATCTTCAATACCTCTATCTTTAAGCAACTCGGTTATGAAATCTGAATTGCCTTCCTCCTACGAGGGAGGTGTATCTGTTGTTGTGGTTGTGTCATTTTGCACTTCAGTTGATTCGTCATAAAACTCTTCATCATCCAAAGTTTCTGTACTATTCATTACCATATTACATAAAACATTAAAAATAATTAAATATTATATCTTATTTCTTTCTCTTTATCTAACCATTCTTGTAAAGATAATAACAGGAATTAATAACTATACATAAATATATTAATAATCCTATAAATATCATTACACTATTACTTTTTATTGTTAATATTAATAAAATAATCCATCCGATTTGTGCTATCTATCCTAATATACCACCTAGTGCTGTTGCTACAATATCTAGAAAATCGAATTTTCCACCATATTGCCAATCTTTAAATTCCATACCAACAGCACATCCAATTGTAAACAATACAGATAAAAAACAAGCAGTAATATATCCATATCGTAAATACTCAATCCTATTACTTTCTTTTAACCAACTCATAATATTGTAATAGTTATAGATTCATTTCTTTTATTTGCAGGAATTAAATATTCTTTTACTAATTTTGCAAAAGTTTCTTTTGATTCAAGCACCATTCCTACTTTCTTATTTTTTCCAACGCATAAACATCCGTCTGTATCGCGTTCTGTGTTTCCTGCATGTATTAAAATACCTTGATATCCAACAACTTCCATTAATCTTGGTAATTTGCCATTACAAGTCTATTTGTAAAAATGCTTACTTCCAAATTTCGAACTTACAATATTCATATTTATTTTATAGGTTCCAGTTGGAATTGCAGTTTTTCCTGGTATTTTTATAGATCTTACTTGCTATTCTGACATACTCTAATCAAGACCTCTGTCGGTGTCTTCAATAGTATCACAAAAGTATATATTATCAATATATAATTTACCAATAGTGTATTCTTTTTTCTTCGCAATTCTCTTTAAAAATAGTTTCATATTACAAATATAATTAAATTTATTTAATTATCAAAATAAAAGTGACTATCAATTACTAAGAATTAACTTAAATAACAGATAGCCACTCTTTTACAATTAACTATACTAGAAAAGTATAAATACAATAATCCCTAGATAATTTTCAGAGGAAAAATCGCTAATTCCTCTAATCATACAATTTCGCAAAAAGGTGTCTCTGAAATTAATCATAACCTAAAAGTACTTTTCTGCCCCCAACCTTACAAGTTCATGGCGTACTGCTTTCTGTTTATATGTATGAATTTTACAGCTGGATTTAAACCTCAACGCTATGTTTCGATATTATTTCAATCGCGCATCTACTACCCCAGTCTGACCCTCCCCTTGATCATTACATCGGAATGAGGGTGGTGAAACTTCTGAACTTTGAAGTTCTGTAATTACAAATTTAATTATTTGTTTTAAAAAAACAAAATATATTTTTCATATAAAATCTTCCCATTCAATTGAAATACCGAGTTTTGCTGAATCTGCAAGAATTCTATTAAATATTAAACCTTTTTCTTTTTCACATACAGTACTTATAACTTTCATTAAATGCTATTCATCATCTATTCCGTTTCCTAATAAAAGATTTCTATAATAATTATATAAATATACTTTATCATATATGTTCTTTTCGTCACAAACATATCCATTGTTTGAACATATATTTATTAAATCATCTTTTGTATATTGAGTATTAAACTATTGTCTGCATATATACTCACATAATGCTTTATTTAAATGCTAACCATAATATCTCATATAGTTATTAAAACCTCTTGGCTTTATATCGTATTCTGTAAAATCATCCATAATATATAAAATAAAAACGGCGACGATAAATTAATACCGCCGCCTAACTGATTAATAATCATATCTGTTTCTACTTCTACGACGATCTTCTTGTTCGTCATCATAAATATCAGAATATTGGTCAAGTGCTTTAATCATTTTACAAGCAATGGCTTTAATCCTCTTCAGATGTTCAATAGCATCATCGTATGTATCCTCTTTAATTTCAATCATTCCTCTCATAATAAATTAATTTTGTGCATCAGACCTAGAAAGCATCTGTATAATAGTATCCATTTTGGACTTGATCCCTCCTATTTCTGATTTCAAATTATTAATATCCTCATCATGTTGAATTTCTTTTGCATATTTAGGACTAAGATCTTTTAACATCTTTTCACAAGAATCAATTACTTTTTTATGAAAATCAACGTTTTCAACAATACTTTTACTGTTTTGTAATAGCGTCTCCACTTCTGGGATCAATAATTCTTTTGTTTCTGACAAAATAGCATTTTTATAATCTACAACCGATAGTGAAGGCATGATATTTTTAAATTCCATTTTATCATTTTCAGTATTAATATTGATATCCATAGTCTGACCATTATAATAATTTGTATTGTACGTTGGATAAGTAGTCGATTCTACCGTTCCTTTTACAAATGTTGGAACATCATCCTTGAACAATATATATACAGGACTCCCCTTTCTAAGTGCTGAAAACATAGTTTAATAATAATTAAGCGGTTGCTGCGGCATACTCCATAAACCGAAGCACTCCATTTGATTTATTTAAATAAGCCAATCTTTCTGTATCTACTTCAATATCTTTACCAGTAATATTTGATCCTTGACTATCCGTAACTGGGCTTGATCCAGAAACAGTTACTGGTAAAGCCGCGCCTGTTGCAGGTACTTCCTATTTAATTTTTAATAATATAATACATTCACAAGGAAGTTGATTATATACAGATTTTCTGATTCCATAATCAACGCTTACTCCTGAGTTTAAAGATACTTGATTTGTCTCAACGACATATATTCCGTGTTTATTAATCCTTTTTAATTCATTTTTAAAACCGAATGGGATTATAATAGGTGAGTACCAATATGGGAAAATTCCTCGTATCATACACAACCACAGCCTGAAGCTGCTGAAATATTTGAGGCATTTATTCCATAGTTTACTGGAATAAAACCGCCCATTGCTGGTGTATACGGTATTTTTTGCTACCTCTGGTTGATTACATTCTATCTTTGCAAGACGATTACTCAAATCATTTAAAGCAGCATTTACAGGAATTAAAGACTATGTCTGGCTTTGCTGTATTAAAGCAGTCTGGTGCTCATTGCTAAGAGTAGCCATGAGTGAGTTGTTCTTTTCTCTAAGAGCCTCTATCTTATCATGGAGTGCTTGTGTTGACATTTGATCTAACTTACCAAGAATTGCATTTGTATTTACCTGACCTGCATCACGAAGCATTAACGCATTTGTATTTGCAGTATCATTCAAACTATGAGTCTACTGGCATATTGCAAGTTTACTTTCGTATCCTTGTGTTGTAATATTATTATTTGTTCTGCAGCAACAATCACAAATCTGTTGAGCGATACTCGTATCACCCTATTGAATTGCATTAATTACTTGTTGTCCTGTCAAACCGAGTTGATTTCCTATTCCAGAAACCTAACCCATAACACTATTTATTGCTGATTGAATCTGACCTACAGAGCAGTTCAGGTTCGTTGCCAGAGAATTAATAGCATTACCATTACCATTAATTGCTTGCATAAGTAAATCACGACCATAATCATTGTTTATTTCATTTGCTAAGTCGCTCTGTCTTCCAAAGCCTCCCCAGCTATTGCCTCCCCATCCCATAAGAAAGAAAAGGAAAATAACCCACATAAACCATCCGCCTTCTCCACCGAAAGCGCCGTTATTTTTGTTCATTGCAAGAAGAACGTTTGGATCTATACCTCTCTGTTGAAGTAACGGAGCTAATACCGAAGCAAGATTTCCGTTACTTGATTCTGGAAACATAAAAACTTTACTGTCCATAAAATTTAATAATTTAATTAATAATACATTATTGATAGCTATCTATTACAAATTTAATCATTAAATTCTATAAACAGAAAAAGGTGACAACCCAGTTTTGACTAAGTTATCACCTTTTTATTTTCTTTTTATTTTTCGCATTTTTCCTCAACTTCTCTATTTGCTATATTATATGCTTTTGAAGTTTTCTTAAAACAATATCCGAGTTTCAATAAATGCCTTACAGCAGGAACCAACCTTTTCAATAGTTTTGCTATTGTTTCGATGGAAAATCCATGCGCTAAAACCTTTGCAGCAAGAATACATCTTGTCATAACAAGATCAATCCTTCTTGATTTGCTTTTTACATCTTTTAAAGTTATAGTAGTTTTGCCTTCATCATCTATTTTCATCGCACAACAGTCTATCACTATTTTCGTAATTCTATTTAATTCCTGTTGTTTTTTATTCATATATAGTACATTAAAGCACCTAAAAACGACCCTATAACATCGTTATAGATGTTTTCTTTGTTTATTAATTCATGTTTTATTATTTTATCTATTAAATATTCTTTTATTACTATTCCTATAAATATAGAAAATATAAATCCGCAATAGCTACTGAATAATTTTCTTCCAGTTATTTCGTCAAACTATAAAGAAAATACAAAAGCCATTAATTCACTTACCAATATACATAATGGAAAATTATACTGCATATCGGTAAAAAAATTAATTATTCTTTTCATATTGTCTATAATTTAATTTCAGTTGATGTTACATTATTACTATATACAATAGAATTATTTGCCTCGCCTACTGGTATAAAGCAATCATCCTATCCTGTTGGCTTTCTGTTAAATGTTAAAATTTGTTTTGATCCAATATCAACAGCATACTCCCTAAGATCTATTATCCTTGTAATTGGAGTAACAGAAGCCCATTTTTCACCTTTTTCAACAACAACTAGCTTTGTTGTAAATTCATTAAATATATAGTCAGATCCGAGAATCATTACTTTCCATTCTGCTTTTTTATCCTATCCTAACTCGACATTATTTTTTGAAAGATCCCATTCAAATAAATTATTTTCCGTATAATCTTCAGAACAAGAGTAAAACCAGCAATAATTATATTTTTCAGCCTATTCTTTTGTAAGATTGAATTGCAAGTCGGCCGTTATTTGACCCTAAAAAGTAGGTGCTACATATTGGAAACAAGTTTTTGGCTCAGCATTTGGATCTTGATCTTTTATTTCATTTCCAATAGTACCTTTAATATCTACAAAATAAAAATTATTACCACTGGCAGATGCTCCTTCTTGTAATTTACCATTATCTCCAATATAACCAGATTTTAAATCAAATACCCAAAAACTCTTCTTTCTCTACAATTGACCAGAAGTAATATACTAGATTAACCCCATCGGCCCTAAAGCCCATAGAAGTTTTCCTTCATCATCATAATATTCGAATTGAAATTTTTTATCTTTATCATTATTAAGCCCAAAGATAAGATTTGCTTTTTTCCCAGCAGTTATTCTATTATTTTCAGAATATGCAGTTAACAATCCTCCTTCTATTTTTATTACAGGATCTTTTTCCCCACCAAGAGTATTAAGAGATTTTGCTGTAAAATCACCAGTTGAAACAATTTCCTTTACAGCTGTATTAATAGAATCCGCTTTAATATTGATATTAGAAGTTTCTCCATTAATTTCTATACCAATAGTATTAAGCGCTCCCTTCATTGTATTAAACTCTATACCAGTACTAGTTTGAGAAAAAACAGAGTTAAACTATTCTTTACCAGTATCTGTTACTGTTTTAAACACAAAACCAAAAGGATCTTGTTTGAAAGTAGAAAAATCGTTTTGATATTGATCATATTTATTATCCAAATCAGAAATTTTCTCTTCAACAGTTTGCGTAATACCATTTGCCTTTAGTTCTATTTTGGCATAATTTTCTTTCATTGTTTCGCTATCTGTTTTTATTTGATTTGCAGATTCGTCAATACTCCCAGCAGTCTACTAAATTTGAGTCCAAGTATTATTTACAATACCTTGCGTTTCTTCATATTTGGCAAGTACGCTTTCTATTTTTTTTTCTGTTTTTGTATAAAAAGAGGTATAAAGTACTGTATTATCAACAGAGAAAGGAACTGTAAGATTGCATTGTATTCCGTCAACTGAAACTGGAACATCAACCTATCCAGAAGTATATGAAATTTCTTTGGTTATTGTTGCTCCAGAGTCTGGTATCGTGATATCTATACTGTGTTGTGCGATGGATTTAAATCTGAATTTATTTTCTGTACCAGTAATTTTTTCTGCTTCACAATTCGTTGCAGTTATTTCTCCAATATTTGGTGTAACAGGGTTTTTACCTCTATATGCTATTATCTATACTTCTTTTTTATCTTCATTTTTACTTAAATCAACAATTCCATCTTCGTTTGACTAAAAAGAAACAAATCCAGGAATTGCGTAAACTGTTATTCCATCTTTTCCATCCGTTCCAGGAACCACTGTTCCACTTTTTTCGGAAACACAAGCAATATTAAAAGTTGCAGCTATAATATTATTGTGCTTTGCCTAAACAACAAATGAAGTTACTTCAGACAATTTATATGGAAATTCAGTTTCTTTTAATTTATTTGAAACCATCTTAAACTCACCATTCGTTTCTCCTACAGTATACTGTATAAGAAATTCTGTTTGTTTGGTTACATCAAGAATTGTATCATTTTCTTTTTTAAATAAGAAAAAGGAAAACTCTTGCGGAGCTGCAGTTCCATCTGTATTATTTATGATATATGCACAGCTTGGTACGATATGATAAATTCTGGTTGCAGACTTTGATATATCAAGAGAATTTTGCGTAACATTATTGCCAACAAGAGTTTTCGCCCCCTTTCCTACTAAATAAGTTTTTGTACTACTTTCCATTGATTAATACAAATTTAAAAATTTATTTAGTAAAATAAAAATAGATAACGTAGTTTTTATAACAAAATTATTTTCTTTTTATTTTCTTTTAATTTTTCTATTGTAAATTTAATTATAAATTGATATAAATCAAAACATAATTACATGTTTTTAACAATAATTAACTTTATATGGTTTTATCTCCGAATATTATAGTATCTATTTTTTTTGTTTACTTTTCATAATTTATTTAAATGAATTCTAATTTACCTTTTTGAACAACATTTCCGCCAGATCCAGACTATACTCTAAGAGTTGTATCTGTTGGTAAATATAAAAATACGTCTAATAACTAGTTGTCATCTGTAAATATTTTACCAGTAAATGTAATGTTTTCCCAAGAATTATTTATACGTTGTCTTCTACTTCTTGTAAGAATCAGTGATTGGTTAATATCGCTTATAAAATTAATATCACGCCCGGTTCCGGTCCCATTGATCATTTGGTACTAGTCATTTGTTATTGTATATTCGTAGATTTTATTCTATGGTATTTCCATATAAGTTTTTAGAACTCCAAATGGAGATAATTGCGCAATATCTTTAAACGTTCCATTGGCAATTAAAATTGATTCATTATTCAAAGTCGTTGAAACTTTGTCTGTTATAAAAGAATTTGTTATATTTATATTTCCATATGCAGGATTAACTGTTATATTTCCAGTATATGAACTTTCATACCTTCCATTTGTCTAAACACTCGGATTCTATACTAATGCAATAGGAAAATTTGCAGAACTATTTGTTTCATTCCATTTACTATAAATCCAGTCTGTGGAATTAAAAGTAATTTTCGGAACTAAAGGATATTGTTTCTTTGTTTCTTTATCTGTATTTGCTATTACGAGAACATCATAATCCCACTATCCTTTATCTATATAATTATGGCCAACTTTAAGAAGTTTCCACCAATTATTTATATTATTTATAAACCATCTTTTAAATGTATCTATAAAATATTTTATACCAGTATCGTTAACAAATTCCATAATTATTGTAAATAAGCAGTTGTTGATTTTATTTTTACATCATCTGGCATACCTTTAAAACCTCCTGTAGGTGTAATTTCTGAATTTGCAATTACTATATAATATGTATTATATTTAAATGTTGCCCATAATACAACTCCATCTCCATAAAATCGTGGAGTTCCATTATCTTCATCACTCTAATTAATTTGATTTATATATCTATTCATTCTCTAAAATAGAGTTCCAGAAGTATTGATCTAAAAGAACATCATATCGTTTTTTGATCCATTTCCATAAAATAATTGATAATCAGACTGACTAATATGATATGCAATTGGTTCTGTTGGCACTTCAGCATCATCTATTCCAACAAGACATTTAATAGAAATATTTGAAGTTATATTATTCAAATCTTTTGTAGATCCATCAGCCATTAACACCTAGTTTGCAGTTCCATTTCTTTTAACGAACTTACCAGCTATAAGTTCTTTTGTTTTCATATTTCCAGGTTCTGGTTGTACCTATATATTATTTGTATAATAATTCTGGTATTTACTTCCATCTTTTAAATTACCATATTGTGCTGGTGCTGTGTATATTCCAAACCAAGAATAACTAATACTATTTGGTAATGCTATCTCATTCCATTTGCTATACATCCAATCTGTTGTTTGTAACCATAATTTTGGTGATTTTCCCAATTCCTATTCGGCATTATCTATAATATCGGCTTTGAAACCCCATTGAGTTTTATTCCAATCTACACGAGAAAGTTTAATACTTCTCCAGAAATATCCTAACTTGGTAATTACCCAAGTTTTCATTTTATTAATAAGATATTTTAAACCTAAACTATCAAGAAATTCCATAATAATCAAAGTGTGTCAAATTCAATATAACTTCCTGTAACTGTTTCCTAACCAGTAAGCCGACTTCCATCAATATCTGTAGAATCTGCTAGTGCTACTACTGCACAGTAAGTTCCATTATATCCAGCTGTATTATCTACAAAATACATCAACAAAGTTGAATGATTATCAATGCTAGAAATTGACTCAGCTACAAATACCGGATATCCATTTTGTTGAGTTTCTCCCATTCGTCTAAACAACAATCCATCATCAATCGTTTGGAAAAAAATACACGAAGTAATTGTTCCGTATACTTCATCTGAAATTCCATAACAAACAGGTGTTCTATTTGAATCAAGATCTGTCCATATTGGAGTAGTGCAAATAGGTACTACCTAACTTAATGATATTGTATTAATATCCTTCACTGTACCATTTCCTAAAATCATTTCAGTGCTTTTACCATTATTAATAACTAGTTTATCAAATGTTATATCACCGTTTGTTCTTAAAGAACCAGTGGCTGGATTAATATTAATACTATTAAAATAATAACTCTGGTATTTACCACCATCTTTTATATTTTGATACTAAGCTGGAGCACAAGTAAATGGGAACCAATTATTTGATACTGTTTCTGTGCATTTACTGTACTTCCAATCTGTGGTTCTAAGATATAATTTTGGAACTCCATTTATAAGTTCCGCAGAAAATTCCCATTGATCTTTTGTCCCATCAACATGAGACATTTGTAATGTTTTCCACCAATCGAACATCTTTGTAATAATCCAGCTTTTCATTTTTGAAATAACTGCTTGTACTGCTTTTAAATCAACGAATTTCATCATAATGTAATAGCTTTATCGATTTCGTTTTGTATTTCTGTATTTGTAATAGCCGTGATAAACGTACCATTAGCTGCCACAAGAGAATTTGCTGGAGCCTTCTCAAACGCTATACCATTCGGCCCCCAAGTCGTTCCTTTTGTATTGGCACTATCATAAATATAACACCCGCCTTTACCATCTGAATTTATAATAAATTCATATTTATTAAGATTTGTTCCATTCGCTCTAATAATTGTAGAGTCTTTACATCTTATATAATGATTTATACCATCAACAGCATCATATACAAAGTCTCTGTCAACACTGTTATATGAATATTTATCAGCATATGTTGCCCTGCTTGCAGTTCCTATAAAATTAGTAGCTGTTATATTTGCTGGGAATGTTGCATTTTGAGCTTCATCATATGAATATAAATGACCATTTGCCGCCATATTACTTGGGGATAACCAGCCCATGCCACCAAAAGCATAAATTTTACATATAGTCATTCCTTGATATTTTGTAGTATTTCCAGTATTTCCAAATATAAATCTTATTTTTGAATATTCGTCTGACTGAACACTTCCAGATGAAGTTTGAATATTTTTTGTATTAACTATATTATATCCAGACCATCCTGACACATTGACTTTTGTAACTACATCTTCAAAAGTATTAGGCGCTTCATACTTTGCTTGCTAAATTGTGCAATAACAATTTTGAGAGCCGCTTGTTGATATATAAATAACAAATTTATTTAATATAGTATAACAAGATATGCCATTATTAGATGTTGTATCAAATGTTATTCTAAGCATATCATTTGCAGGTGTCGAAGATTTTACCTTACCTATTACAAAATAATCTCCAGTAGTTGTTAATTTTAATTTTTGTACATCACTTGCACCATAATCTTTCCAAGTTTTACCAGCATCATTACTATATTCAATAGTAATACCTTTAGGATTTCCAAAAGCAAATCTATTTGCTCCAAGTTCTGAAATCATTGCAGCGTCAATAGGCCCATAAGAAGCAGCAAAATTACGACCACCCCATTTCAGGTTTGCCTCATATTGTTCATTTTTATTTACATAAGTATTCTTTATCTTTTCCACGAGTTTAGATAAACCATTGTAGTCAAGAAATTTAGTCTTTGCCATATTATACTTATTTATTTAGTTATTAAATTAAAAAGCGGAGAAGTAAATTCTCCTCCGCCTTATATATCTTTATAATTTATTTAGTAGTGTATTTAACTCCGTCTCAGTAATTGCATAAATAGACTATGGTGTAGATCCATCAAAAGAATACTCTGAAGAGCCATTCCAATTAACTATTGAAAGTTTATTTGTAGTCTATTTAGCTGTAATATCATATGACGTAGTTCCAACCTTAATCTATTTAATATTACTCATATATCTTTAAAAATTAAGCCTGTTGATTAATTGTATGTGTATGACCAGGATCTGTAACTGTAATTGTAGTACCAACAGAACCCTGAGTAACAGTGGCTGTATGTTTGTGACTACCTGCTGAAGCAGCAGTACCTGTACTAGAAATTGTAGCACCAGTACCATTAAATGTAAAGGCAGGAGCAGAAGCACTAGGAGCATCTGTAGTTACAGAATCGCCAGTAAATGTAGCAGAAATAACTGTACCAGTACCAGAGAATGATCCACTAGGAGCACCAGCAATAGATACACTAGAATTTCCAGTACTTGTTGATACTGTATTTGGAATCAATGTATAATATCCTTTACTACCAGTTACACCAGTCAAGAAGCTATTAGAACTTGTAGAAGATACTGTCTTCGTAGTCGAACCTACAGTAACCGAAGAAGCAGACTTCGAAACAGTAGTTGTATATGTAGCAATAACAGGAGTTAATATTAAAACTTCTTCACTTACAGATGCATTAACCGCAGTTTTCTCTGTATTATTATTAACAGCTGTAAAACTAACTGATGTAGCACTAACTGTGGGAACATCAACAGAACCGCTTGAAGAAACCTTGCTACTTGAAGAGCTTACACTCTTAATTGCAGAGAAAGTATTTGCATCAGCAGTGCCTTCTAAATTTTTAATGCTAATAGTTTTGGTGTAGCTATGGGAATGACTAGCACCAGCTAAAGTACCCTTGGTAACAGATACGGTACCTGCCGGAGTATAATTTGCTGTTTCACCACTTGCTGGAGCAGCGGAAGTTACTGCTACAGAACCTGTGGCTTTTACTGAATGAGTGTGGCTAGCCGAAGCAGCAGAACCAGAAATAGTACCAGCTGGAGTGTATTCGCTAGAAACACTTACAGTATGTGTGTGCGCTCCATCAGAATCAATTGTTACAGCAGTACCAGAAACGGCACCATTTGCCAATTTTGCAGAAATACCAGTTGTACTCTTTGCTGTTGATGTTGCTTGTACTGCACCAAATTCATGCCAGTGAGCAGTTACAGGATGACCAGAAGCATCTGGATTCTTTTCATCTTTTGGTGCTGGAGCCCAAATGAATTCTGTATTACCATAGATAACCATATCTCCAACATTGATACTAGCAACTGTTGCGCTAGAACCATACAAATCTGTAGGAACCTGAACACCGCCATCTGTAATAGTGGTTGTTGTCACACCAACCAATCTTGAATAACCACGAGCGGCTGCATCTTTTATTTCGTATACTGTACCATTAAGGTTAATTCTCGATATACTTGCCATGTTTTATTATAAATTTTTAAGAGTCCACATTTCATCTTCTTCAGAATATGTACTCGTTATTTTATTCTATTTAGTATTAATTGTATCTTGTAACTGTTGTATTTTTGTTATAGAAGCGTATGTTTCATCTAAAATATCTGTCAATGAAATAATAGTAGTACCATTGTTAGCAAAAGTTATTTTTAGACCTTTATTTTCCTTATCAGCTTCTATTTTATCTACATTAAGATTTGTGCCAAAATGACAAGAATATAACTGACCACGGGTATATATTTCTTGAGCATCTTTAATAAAACACAAACTTTTATCCGTTATTTCTCCATTTTTCAGAGCATTTTCAAAAGAAGATTTTTTCTGAAAATGGATTAAAGGTTTATTTATCATATTTTACTTTTGCCAAAATATAATAAAGTTATACCACTTCTTCCCAAAGGTCAATTGATTTTATATATCTTTCATCAAGTTTTGTAATCAATATTTTAAGACCATCGAGATCGAGAAATTTATTTTTTGTATCTTTCATCTTTTAATATTATTTAATAAATTATTTTAAAAGATCTGCAATTTCTGTCTATGAAATAGAAACAATGGTAGACTTTTCGTCAACGTAACTCTTGATCTTTGCAATATCGCTACCAACAACAGCTCCAGTTGCAGTAGTTGCAGTAAGATTTGCCTCTGCACTCTCAGTAGCTGCAGTGTGAATCACTCCAGCACCAAAATTTGTTACTACTACATCAGTAATCTTACCATTGGCCTCAACAACCTTTACTTTAGCAACTGCAGCATCATCAGATGTTACTGTTGCATTCAAAGCGGCAATTGCGGTATCAACCTTTGCACTCGCATCGGCACCAGCTTGCTTTGCTTTTGCAACCTCTGCATCAACATAGGTCTTTACATCAGAAGCCTCGGCAAGGCCCTTCTTTGGAGCACTTGTTTCAGCAGAAGCAGTAGCAATAGGCTGAACAGCAGCAGTAGCACCAACAGTAAGAGCAGTACCGTTCTTCGAAACTGTAGCCTTTACATAGTTACTTTCTGCAGCAGCACTTGCACTTTGTACGGCGGTTTTAGAAAGGCTTGAAAAAGCACTTGATACATTTGTTACAGATTGTGCAGTAGCAATAACTGAAGTATCAATTCCAAATTCGTGGTCATTAAGAGTAAGACCACTTCCAGCCTTTGCAGTATAAGTATCAACCAAAGAGCTTACATCAATATAAATAGGATCAGCAGGGCCATCAGAATTGAATACTAATTTAATACAATTTTTGTGCTAACCGCCTTCTCCAGCAGCACCAGTAAATGATGCGCTTTTAAGCATACCATCTTTAATAAAGTCAGTAGCATCAATAGAAGCAATTTCAGCTTTATTAATACCAGTGAGTTTAATCTTTTTGTTTTCACTATCATAAGAAAGACCAAGAGTTGTAGAAAGTTTCTTTTCAGTTAAAGAAAGTACTGGATCATCAGCCTTTACTCCAGTTACTTGCGCCTATGGAATAACAACATTAGCAGTAAGTCCTGCTTCCGACTGAGTAAGAGTAACATTACCCTGGGTTTCTGCAATCTTTAGTGCTACGCCATTATCGTCTACAGAAATAGCTCCAACGCCCTTCTTAGGTGCAAACTTTGCTTTAATAAGTTTTACTAAACGTTTTAAACCTTCAAGATCAAGATATTTCTTCTATTCCATATGATTTGTTTTTTTATATTTAATTTTAATTAAAACAATTCAATTTTCAAAATTTTTTTTATACTGTTACTGTAGGTTCGGCAAAGTAACCCTCGATTGTACTAAGTTCAATAGCAGTCATTTCAGGAATTCCCAATGCATAAATATCATCCTAAGTAACTGCTTCAGTTTCTTGTACCCTACCTTTTTCATCAGTCGCAATTTTATATAAGCCTTTTGTAACTGCTGAACCAAAGTCTGGAAGTTCTTCTCTCAATCTATCAAGTTTTGATTTATCTGCAGCGGACATAAGACCCGCAGCATCTGCTGTAGCCTCAGTCTTGCCTGCTTTATTTTCAAGACCTGCCTTTGCTTCATCTGCAGTTGCTTGTGCTGCGGCTGCTGCTCTATTTGCAGCTGCGGCTGCACCAGATGCATCGTCAGCCTTTTTGGCTGCGTTTACCGCTTTTTCGTTTGCTGCGGCAGCTGCATTTGCGGCAATAGTTATTTTCTAATCAAGAGCATTTGTATCATCTGTAGATGCATAATTAGGAGTAACGTAAGTTGGATTACCGTTTGCATCCGCCTATATAATTTGTCCTTCTGTTCCATCAATACTAGAAACCTGATTGCCAGCAGCACCAACAAGAAGTTTGCCATCCCAAGATTTATCATCTCCTCTAGTTACCGCACCATCGATATTTTTCTGTACAACAAGCCACTGTGCTGCGGTTTTACCATTCTTTGCAACAGTACATATAATAGTATCGCCAACTTCACAGGTTTCTCCAGCATATTCTCCAATAGCACTTATAACATATGTATCGCCAACCTTTGGGTTCTCTGGAAGATCGCTTCCTTGAGAAACACTTCCCTTAAACACAAGAGCCTATGCAAAGCCTCCTACTTGTGAGTCAACATAACCTTTTACTGTATCATCGATACCAGCAAGTTTTGCTTGAATAGCAGCAACGACGTCAGAGGAAGCAATGCCACTGATATCAATAGTTCCACCGTCTGTTGTCCAAACTTCTGTATTAGACCCTCCCGTTGATTGTCTTAAACCTTCTCCATTTAAAATAAGAGTGCCAGAACCAAAAGAACTAACCGAGATACCATCTGTTTCTCCTGAATTTGCTTCTATACTAACAGTCGTGTTACCATTTGTAACGTTCAATTCATTTACATCTACACCATTCTTCTGGAGCTTTCCGTTACCATCTGTAGTAAGCGCATCCTTGTCACCAAACTCAAGTTTCTTCCAAGGGCTTATAGTCCATATTTTTTTAGAGTCATCCCAAACACCATTTGCTTTTGTTAGTTGATAAAGAGTACCAGCAACATTTGTAATAAAATGATCCGGGAAATCAGTTATAGGTGCTTTATTAAGAAGTTCTACACTCTCAAAATAATCACGTGAGAAATTAAATTTCGCTGCTTTAAGATCAAATTGATCAATAATTGTCATTGCCATAAATTAGTTCCTCCTATTAATTATGAAAATTTTAAAGTAAAATTGCTAGCTGATGCAGCATCTTTCTAAATCCAACAAGTATAAACAACTCCGTTAATTGTTGTTGTTTTCTTTACAAAAGAATCATTCATGCTAAAGTTATTCTAATCTTTAATTGTATTTATGTCCGTCATATAGCTAGGATACATATAACAAGCGTGTTGATTATTAAGCGTTACAGTGATATTTTCACTTGCTGTTGTTTTAAGCGTACTACAAGCAGTAAGACCAGTAAAAGAAGTTGGTGCATCAGCAGAATTTAAAACTCCATAATATCTTTTGTGTACGACATCTATACTTACTGACTTTGTATCCGTTTTTGCTCCTTCATCTGCTTTTGCAGTCAAAGTAAATGAAATTGTCTTGTGAGAACTAATATCAATAGGATCCCAAGTAAGAGTCTTTGTGTCAACTTGAACAATCTTTGTAGTAGCACCAGAAGTAACTTTCTATTCTGTAACAGTATGCTTTTTATTTTTATAATTCCAGGTCAATACAGGAGAAATAGGAGTAGTGCTTACTTCAATTACACTAGGCTTATTGGAACTAAAAGAAGAAATACCAAAAGGATATTTATCTGCAACCAAAGCTGCATAATCGCTCAAATCAAACTTTGAACCATCTGTTGCCCAAACAATATTCGATGCTCCATTTTTTGCAGCAACAACACCTTTCGCTTCAGCAATTTTAATACCTTCATTAAAAGTTTGCTGACCTGTTACAGCGTTCTTACCATCAAGCCTAGTAAAAGTGTTTTTAATCTATCTGACTAAAGTCTCAAGACCGTGCTCGTCAAGAAATTGTGTATTTGCCATATTATTTATTATTATTTAAAATAATTTTCAATATCTGAATCACTTATTTTGTCTACAGGAATATCATTCAGTTTCAAACCGTTTTGAGAAACCGAAAGATTTGTATTGGAAGTACCATCAATTTTAATATTCATTTTACTTCCATTTATCTCAAGACCGTCCCCAGCAGAAATTCCAGAAGATGGAAGAATTTCTTTTACAAGAGTATATTGACCATTTTCGTAAACCGATTGACAGAGATAATTTAATTCTCCTTGTGTGCCAATATTTATTTCACCATTTTTATTAACTGAAGCATCTTCTCGTCCGATCTTTACTTGGAATATATTTGAAGCCTTTATAGAGCCTTTAAAAGTATTTTCGCCCATTTTAATATTATAAACTAATTTCTTAGTTTCACCATCCCAGACTTCCTCTATCACTCCATTGTTTATATAATTAATACGGTTTTCAAGACCATCAATAGTTTTCTATTGCTCTTGATAAACTTTTTCTATAGCTGTTATCTTATTATTCAAATCTCCAAGATTACCAACTTCTGAAGATCCTACACACTACCAACTGCCTTCTAATTTAAGCCAGATGCTTCCGGATTCTTTAACCCAGAGATGAAAATCCGTTGGAGGAGGCGTTTTATCGTTGCCCCTCCATACCGAAATATTTTTATTAAGTGGTGCCATATTATTTTAATAATCTTGTATTTTACAAAATATTAAATCCTTTCATAATCAAGAAATATTTACAATTGCACTTCCCCAATTGTATACTGTACTGTTAAATATATTATAAACAACAGAATTGTATTCTATAGTTCCTGTATTTGCAAATTCCCACTAATTGCCATTTACAGTAAAAATAGGATTTCCATATGATTGCGGAATAAAGAACCATAATTTCTATTGAATGTCAGACTATATAGTAACAGTACATTGTCTTGATGGTAGTACAACATTTTCAAGAGAATTGATTTCTGGTTGTTCGTTACTTGAACCATAGTAAATACCAGGACAGAAAGTAATTGACTCAGTGTCTTCTGCAGTTTCCTTTCCATCGCTTCCTACAATTTTAAAAGTGCTGTTCTATACAGTAGCTCCATTAATTGTAATACTTCTTATAGATTTGTCTAAATCAAGCCCGCCAGGATATTCAGAGCTATATAAAGTCTGACTATCAATTTCCTTATTATATTTCCAGCTAGCTACAACATTCTATATAGTATCACCAATTTCTGCAATATTTGGAGTAATATTTATTGAAACAGTAAGTCTATTGCGTAAAAGGTAATCAATTACCTATCTGAGTGTTTTTAATTCAGGATAATCGCGATTATAATATATAATATTATCTATATTTGTTGGATTGTTTCCAATTTTTTCTTTTTTCAGATAATCATTAAATCTATTATAAACAAATTCTATTTCATTGAAAACGCCCAAATTTTTCAATGCTTGTTGTTTTTCACTTTTTGTATAAAACTCAGAAAGGAAATTTCTCTTTTTAAGTACTTGATCATAACAAGGATTATTACGCTCTTTTGTCAAAAGAACACCTTCTTGTTCTGAAATTCCAAATATATTATTTTCCATACATTTTTACCTAAAAAGTTTCAGTATCTTTATCCAAATATGTTATTGCATATTTATCAGAAAAGTCATCAATTCTCTTATAATTGAATCCATTAGTTTCATGTCCGACCTTTGCGTTGTTTAAAGCTCCAATACAGTTATATACAGTATCCTTAAATATGTTCTTAAATGTACCATAACCAAATCGGCTATTTATACAACCTCCAGCGAAGACATTGTCGTGGCAGTCAGATTCTATTGATGTATTTTCCGTATCATTCAAGAAGATATTTCTAATTGCACCTTTTCCAAGTCTGTTGTTTTTCCATCCATGTTCAGAACCATCGAGCCCATCATTGTCAAAAGTATAAAAATATGTATCTTTTGTATATGTTTTTGGAAAATCCTTCAATTCATCCAATGTCTTCTTGAATTTAATATTCTTGAAATCATAAAAGGCTTCGTTGTTATTTTGGTCTTTAAGATACGTTATTGTACCTTTATTATATTCTCCTGTAGCTACTTCACTCCTTGCAATGTCATATTCTACAGTCCATTTGCTACAATTGTCATTTGAATCTTCTGGACAAAAGATTCCTACTCTAGGATCAAAAGTAGACTTGCTTGTCGGGTGGAGGAACAACCAATATGTCTTGCCTTTCATAATACCGTCACTTCCATCGGAGTAAATAGTTTGGAAATCCTAAATTACATATACATGACCAACTTTAAGTTCTTCAGATTCTTTTAATTGAAGTACTGTGTCATAAGTCAATAGGTGTACGATAGGATCATACTCAGAGAATTCTCCAGACGTAGTAATTCCTAGATTCTTTTTAATTATAGCTTTTTCTTCATCGGAGAAATCTGAAAAATATTCATCTCTCTTGATGTAATTCTCCAAATCCTTTAGACATACGTGCCTAAATTGATTATTACATGCCATAATTTATAAAATATTCGTAAATTATTTCCGGTTTATCTACATTACTCCATACACCAAGAAAATTAATCTCGTTGAGTATATAACTAAAATCATCTTTATATCCTTTGTTCATTCTTTTTACAATACGAACATAATCTTTTATGATTTTCTTTTTAAGATTATTTACAGCAACCGCATCCGTTTGCTGACATTGTGCGCACATTTGATCCATTGCAAAATCCTCCACAATAATTAACTTCTTCAAGAATCCTTTCTGCTTCTCCAAAATTACCAAATTCTATATGGTATTTCAAAACGTTAATAGTCATCCAAAGAAAATCTCTTTTATATGTATTTTCATCAAAATTATCAGATTTTTTACATCTGATACTTATATCATTAAACAATGATTTACAAATTTTAACATAACAATTATAAAGTTGATAAATCATAAATTGATCTATATCAACTCTTGATATTGTTGTGTTTTCAGTATTTATATTTGCAATTACGCCAGAATCGACCGTTTTAATTTTCCCATCACAATATGTAAAGATTTGAGTTCCATCTGTAAAATAAACCTCAAAACCTTTTGTAATTAAATTGTCTTCTCTTTGCATTTCTTTTTCAAACCATTCGCAAGTTGGAAGAATACAATGATAAATTGTATAATATCCATCCTATCCAAGAGAACAATACTATTCATCAAGAAATGAAGAATGATCTGTAAATAAAGTTGCAACGATTTCTTGGCTATCGACCTTGTTCCTTTGTATTATATTAATAGTACAAGTTTCGCTATATTTAAATCTATTCTATTCGTAATACTATTCAGTATCAACTTCCTATTCTTCTATATATTCATAAGAGTCCTAGGTCAGATCAGTTATAACGATACGATTTGTACCTATATTACATATTTTATATTTTGGTGTCATTCAAGTTGTTTTATTTGATCGTTATATGGATTACCATCAGATATCTGTTTAAGTTCAATTTCAGTCCTTCTCTTCGCTTCTTCAGCCATATCGGTTTTATATGTTCTATCAGTCTAAGCCTTGAACTATTCTATCTGATATTTGAGTTCCATTTCTTTCTGATCCATCTAAAGTTTTGTCTGATTGAGTTTCTGAACTTGCTATTGAAATTGTTGTAGTTGTTTTCCAGCTTCTTTTAATTGCTATTGTAATTGCTCATTTTGCTGCTATAATTGCATAATTGTAGAGCCTTCTTCCTTTTGCTTTTGCATTGCTTTCTAAATCTTATATTTAAGATCTGGAAGGCTTTTGCTTGTAAGAGCTTCAACTATAATATCTGGAGGAAGTCCACCAGATTTAACAAATTCAGGTATAACTGCACGAACCTATTCCAAATCTTTTATAATATCCGCACTTGTAATAATACGAACATCAAAATCGGTAAGAGTAAAATATTCTGGTAAAGCAGTAAAGACTTTTTGGTATTTATCTCCTAATACAATACTTCCTGTAAGACCATTTTTCCAAACTATTTTTGCCTAGTTGAGACAGTCTAGAAGAAGCTCGTTTACTATAAGATCCATCTGATGATAATACTACTTTGTTTGTATAAAAGAATTCCGAACACCAACTTTTACATTGGTTACAGCATCCTTCTATTGTATTCCATTTAATCTTTCTCTAAATACACCAGTAATTGACGATACAGTTGCTTCTATAGAATCTATTGCAATCTATATAGCCTATACTGATTGTGCTTTTACAGTATTATCAAAACCATTAAAAATAGTATTCAAAGGCGCTGCTCCCTGAGCAAGTCGTCCTTCTTGTGATGAATCTAGCAAACCAAGACCTTGCTTTTTAAGAGACATCCAATTTTTTACTCTTTCAGGTAAATCGACACCAAGCTACGCCGGTATAAGTGTCTGATCTATCCAGTCACCAATAGTACCACTGCTAGCTATTAAATTGTCACGATAGAATATCAAGAGATCGTACTAGTCCTAAAGGGATGCGCAAGTTAAAACCATTGAATATGGATTCTGTCCCCTATTGAGAAAATATAATCCATTTACAGATAATCCGCATTGACTCGGATTTGATCTACTTCTAATAACTTTGTCATCTTTTCCTGTAAGTATATAAATCTCTTCTCCTATTCGTATCGTTGTATATCTTTGCATCACGAAATTTTTATCTGTTTCAAGCCACTCTACTTCATAAACTGGAATAAGTTCACTATGCATATTATATCCTTGTGATGGATAACCAGGAGTAACTTCAACGCCAGCTTTCAAACCGTCTGTTGCAGGAACTCCTTCTTTGTTTACACCCATATGGACATAATACCATGCATTTTCATAGATAGAGCCCCACTTTTCATCAAGAACTTTTCTATCATTTTCGGTCATCCGTTTACCGTAAACGTTGAGAATCTGCTGTTTTGACATCCAACTCCTAACCACAACTCTATATGAGTTTTTGACATACGGCGATTCAATGTTTCTATCGATAAAAGTATTTAACGGATTGAGAACCTATATTTTAATATTGTTGTTATCAACTGTGGGCTTTACTCTATAAAATGCATAGCCAGTGACAAGCAGATCAAACAGCATATCACGTAATGCGGTAATTAAATCTGTATCTCTAGACTACTATATGTATTCTAAAACATTCTACGCAGCTATTTCATACTATGAAATAAAATTTTTATTTAAATCTTCAATCAGCTATTTTAACTACTGTTCTACAAGCCCATCGTTCTATTGTTTTCCCGCAGCTTGGCTTACAAGAGAATTCTTCATTTTCTATAAAAGAAACTATCTTGATTGTCTTGCTATTTCAAGTTGCTTATCACGATATATATGCGAAATAGTATCTTCATCTTTGCACTATATTTTTGGAATAATAGGCATTTCTAGGTACTCTCCGATTAATGCATCAACATGCTTTTTTATCAATGGAGTAAATCGAAGTGTTGTAGGTACATTCGCACCATAGACTTCTTCCAAATATCTAAACTAATCAGCATCACGCACTCCATTATAATAGTTATACGCTTTCTGTAAGTCATATTTGGCGTAGACCAATTCGGTAATAGCCTTATTAGTCTTTTCAATAAGTTCGTCTTTCGTCATGGCAGCCACATGCTGTATTTCTTTCCTAGCATTCTGTAGGCTCTCGTAAATTTACAGAACCATAAAATACCAGATTAAATCTCCTATCTTTTATTTCTTGTCGTAAAAATTCCAAAAACTTTCGACCTTCCAATTCTACATAAATAGTTATTGGTTGATCAGGAGTATTCATTCCAAGTTTAATACAATATCCAACTGGTAATTTCTATATGGATATTTTACCAGTGTATTCCTTGTGATAAATATCCATTATAGTATCTCGGATCACTTGTTCTAATTCTTCCAGGGTCTTCATATGTGTTTCCAAAATTATTATTCCACCTTATATTATTGTTATTATTCTAATCCGGAATCTCACCATATCGTCTCCTTCCGAATTCATCTGTATAATATCCTATCCTTCTCCAAGTCTTGGTCAAATCTTCAACTTTATATGGAACTACTCCCTGAAGTTCTTCATCTGCCAACTCCGCCATTGCCATTGCAGCGATAATATCGAATTTTCTTTTATTTTCATTCGTATATCTGTTGGCTTCATCCAGCATATCTTCAAACCATATATTATGACAATAGTCTTCTATATAATCTCTAATCAAATCTGTTTGATGATCAATAATTGCTGGAGTAGCAGGAGTTCCATACTATTTATTTGTGTTTCTAGCTGTTTCTGCTAAAGTCGCACGAGGTCTTCTCATGAATCTTGATATTAATCCTCTGCTTTTCGCATATGGAATAATACCCTATCTTGTAGCCTCTATATTTATTGTAGCATTATAATATTCTGCTAATTTCATTGCTATCTTATATGCCTCACGAATATCATTTGGCCTATCCTTATATATTGCAACATACTATGGTTCTTGTAAACCATATGCACGTTTTTTTACAACTAAACAAAAATCGGAAGCATCCTTTGTATATTCAGAAGTTTGTAATTTTCCAATATCAATTCCGTCAATTCCTATAACATATAGATTTCTTATAGGCTCATTTGGAGGATTCCAAATTACTTTTCCTTCTTCATCTTTTTTCTATGGTAATAACCATAGTGGATCTTCCAATATTCTTATTTTTCCAGTTGGACTATCTATCCAATGAAATCCTGTAATATTCTATTCGAGATGCTCGCCATTTTTATACGTATATTCTAACCATCCTGTTTTTATTGGAGGACATTCTTTTAAAGCTCTTATTCTTGTTAATTGTTCAACAATATTTCCTTTATTGAATTTATTATCTCCCTCCATATTAAACGCCTCTTCAGCAGTCCAGCAGCGCTCAGCACATTTCTCCACATATTTAGTAGGTAATGCCGCAAGAGCATCTCTTTCTACTTGTAAGACTTTTTTAAATTCGGCTTCATTACAAACGCCTCTTTCATCCATATAAACCGGATTTAAAGACTATACATAATATGGCATAAAGAAACCTGTTTCAACGAATTCTTTTGTTTCTGTGTAATTATGACGATATGGTAATATTTTAAATGCTCTTGGCTCGTAATAAATTGTGCGAAGTCCTTCAAGAGCTGGGCCACGGTCTCCTCCCGTGCCTCCAAACAACATAATACCTCTAGGAACTCCCTGAACTTCAACAAGTTCCTAGCCTTGTATAATTGCTGTTGTAAGTCCAACCCAACTTCCGCATTCGTCATATATTAATAGATCAACACGATCTCCTCGAATATTTCCAGGATCTTTTCCTATAACTCCAGTAACAGATGACTGGAAACCATCTGCTACTTTCTGTCCATTAATATTTCTGTAAAATCCAGATCTTTTACAAAGAGCAGAATCTTCTATTTGACGTAACCTAAACATACCTCCATCAGTTTTACTATCCAAAAACATTAAAGAATGGGTAAACTTTTTATAAGTACGTTTAAGTTTTAATTCATCATAACAAGTAATCAAAGTTTCGCTCTATCGAATATTAATAAACATATTTGTTGCTATTGATGCATTTATCTCTGAAAAGCCTACTGACCTTGCTTTCATAAGCGCAGCGTGTAAATGCAATCTTTTAGCCATTTCAAAATAATGAAAAAATGCATACTGTGATGCAAAAAATATTGGGAAATCATCACGAGTTCCCGAACCTGACTTTTGACCTACCGTAACAACAGGAAGAGTATAATAATTTAAAAAGAAGTAATTATCTCCAGTAATAGTATAACCATGAGAAGTGTATCCTTCTTTGCATCTTCTGTTCTCTTCCTGCCAAAAATCATTGTAAGGCTTTGATTTAAATCTATAAGAGCAGTAGTGCCCAGTTCGTTTATAGGTATCTCTTGCCTCTGTAAACCATTCTGGTTTGAAATCCAGTCCCTTTGTTTGAGTGATTGGTCTATATCCAGTAAGCTCGTAAGATAGATTGGGATCAAAAAAATCTATCTTCTAGTCTTTCGTAACATCCCATTTAATCTTTCCCATAATTACATAGGTTCAAAGCCTTCTATAGCACCTGCTCTAATTGTTGATTTCTCAGCCATATCTTTCTTTACTCGTTTTTCAAGATCAACGAGTTCATCAAGCATCTTTCCAAGATTGGAAATCTCCTTCATAATATCACCAGCTTTATAAACCGGTTTGTTTGTCGTTTCATCTCTTTCCAATGGATCGACAGTCTTGAAATATTCAATAAATTTATTTGTCATTTCTTGAGCAGCAGAAAGTAGCCTTACAGATAATCTGGATTCTTGTATTTGTCTAAACTTTCTACATGCTGCTCTAAAAGTAGGATCGTCAAATTCCTATTGTGTCATATGCGCATCTTTCAGCGCTTCCGCATGACGCTCGGATTCATCATATTCACTATATACACTTTTCCATGACAGTGCTAACCAAATATATGTAAATTCTCGAAATGCTCTTAATCCAAATTTTCCTTTTGGATCTTCTTTGCATTTATTTCTCTTTTCGTCAAGAAGTTGTTTAAACTCATCAACTAAAAGTATTTCTGGAGTGTTTAATTCTATTTGATTGGTAGAACTGTTATACAAAAATATATCATTTACCATTATTCATTTATTTATTCAAACTATTATTTCTTTGTTTTTTATATGATCCAGGTTTTGTAGCCTGTATCTATTTATCGTTGTATCTATTAGCATATAAGGAATCTCTAGTAGCTTCATCTTTTATATAAGTCACTTTCTTTTTTCCTTTATTACTATATACTACAAACGGAGTCTTATTAGTCTTTGTTAGTTTAGAAGTTTCTAAACCTCCCACTATTACTTTTTCTTCATCTTATTCCCACATTTATTAAAAGAAATGAACCCTCCGTTTTCACATTTCTTTTTCTTTATTTTTGCTCCACACTTATCTATGTTAACTGTTCCTCCAGCTTCGCATTTCTTTTTCTTCATTTTTCGACCGCACTTAAATTGTTCTACGGGATCTTGTTCCTTATCACCATTCTTTTGCTTGGCAACACATTTCTTACAGATATTTCCGCCTTCTTTGAAATATTGCATTTCAGTGCCTTCCGGACATTGACCATTCAAGCCTTTAATATAATTCAATTTTGCACCAAACTTTGCCTTTTGAGCTTGTTGCTGTTGCATTTCTTGCATAAACTGTTGATATGCTTGCTGAAGCCTTTCTTGGCCCATTTTCTATACAGCTTGTTTAAGCTAACTTTCATCTTGTACCCCCAGCTTTTGGACCAACCACTGTATAAAAGCCTATTGTAATTCTTGTTCGTTCATAATTTCAAATTAAAATTAAATCCTTTGTTGACCATACGGCCTCCTATAATCTACCTTCATTTGTAAACCATCTACAGCGAATTCCCTTTAACTTCCCTCGATTATCATGGCTAAACACATTTGTTTCTTTTCTAATAACCATCATAATAGGTGAATTCGGAATATTCTACTTTAGTTTAACAATCTGCCCAGGTAGAAAATATGTCTTATCTTCTTCCATAATTATTTACAATTTTCAAATCGCTCTGTCAGTTTTTCATTAACAATAGAAATTACCTGATGTTCATCAAGGCTATAAAATCCTTGTTTAAAGAAAGGAACTGGCACAGCTGTGTCTTTTCTATAAAATATCACATCTCCTGGCTTAATATATTTACATTCTGGGCCTACATCCTGAACACAGCCTGTACGAATAAACTGATCCATTTCTTCATTTTTTCCTGTAATCGGGTTTTTATCAATATGCGGATTATATCCACCTGTATCAATAATAATATTACCTTCTGTAACAAGTTTCTGAAATGGATTGCTTTTAAATGGAGTGAAAATAATTCTTGAAAAAAGAGGCTTGATTTCTGCAGTATTAATATCATACTCAATAGCGTCTTGGCTCTTTTTCATTTCTTCATGACTTTTATCCATTTGTTCTTGAAACTTTTCTAATTGTTCATTCATTTTTGCTGCTTTCTCTTTTTCAACAAGTGCATCAATAGAATTCTCCCTCATATTAACCATATTGAAATTCGAGTCAGTACCCAAAGCTGCTACTGCCAGCTTCTCATCATTTGTCATTTCATTTCTAAATTTTGCCATAATTCATTAATCATTAAAATATTATTACCATTTACCCGCTACGCATACCGCATGTGGAACTCTTGTCTTGGACTACATTCTACAATTACATCCACGAAAAAATCCCTATTTTGGTTCTGTGCTTACCTCATTGGTCTCTGGATTTAACCACAACTTACTATTACAGATTCCGCCGAGAACGTTTTTAAAAATCGGGCATTTTCTACATATCTTCATTCTACTTTCGCTCAACTTATTATTAATATTGAGCAATTCATTCGCATGTCCATTAATTATGTCTAAAATCTACATCTTTATATATTTTAAAAAATAAAAGAGGAATTGAATATTATTTTAAAACTCGGTGACTTCCGATTAAAAATAATAATCCGTGTTAGTTCTAAAAATATATCATTAATATTCAATCCTCTTGCGTTTTTCCCTGTTCTTTTCCAAGATAAGTTGTTTTTTATAATGTGCCAACATTTTCTCTACTTCCTTTTTTAAATATTCACAATAATACAATCTATTGTTTCCTTGATGATCATAATGATTTAAAATCAAATCATCAATAATAAAATCAGGATTTATTTTTTGTAACATCCAAGCATAAGTAGAAAGCTGCATCGTATAGTGCCAGAAATTTGTATCATCAAGTTTATTTAATGGATATTTCATTTTGACAGTTGATTTCGTTACAGAATCGTAAAAACCTTGAGTATCAATACGTTCATTAGTTTTATGGTCAACAATTGTGATATGATTTCCATTTTTAATAATTAAATCAACCTGTCCTGCCAATAATAAAATTCCATCATCAGACTCTCTGTAAATTAAATATTCCGGATATACTCCATATTCCAAATCTAAATCTGTATAATTTTTTTTACATACAAATTTACCTCCTTTTACAAATTTTTCCAATTCTTTATTATTTGGATTTATATAAAAGGAGTTTTCTATATCGGCGTGTATTTTCGTTCCTCGTTTACAAGCCTCTTCATTCTTTTGTTTCCATTCATTCAATATATCTTTTCTAACTTTTTCAAATTCATTTTCTGATATACCGTAGGTCTTTAATATTTCTTTATTCCACTTCTTTTTTAAAAGTAGATTTTTCTTTTCCATCCGAAAGGCATCTGGAGCGATTTTCTGAAGTGCTTTGTAATTTGACCAAAATGCCTCATTAAATGGCTGTCCATACCTTTCAATTAAAGTAGTTACGCTGATATATTTTTTTGACTCATCCGTTATATCCCAGTATTTATGATTTAAGTCATTAAAAGCTACGTTTCCGTTGCGTTTATCAATTTCCATACACTATATTATCACATTGTCATTTCAACAAACTATCTCTCCACATCTTATATCTGTAATTATAATCTATACCCAGCAAGGCTGCTACAAACGTACTTGTTTCTCCAAATGCAACCAATACCGAACTATCAATAACCCCCTATGGAGGCACGATAAAACCTGCTATCAAAAGACCACTTCCTATTAATGTGAGAAAAGCAGCTATCAGCAGTCGCAAATTTAATTTCTTTTCATTTGTCATATCGTATAAAAACCACGGTATTTAGAAAATTAAATTTTGTTTATACAAATTTAATTATTAAATTTAAATAATCAAAATAAATTTATAAAAACTTATAAATATGGGAAATCCTATAATACAAACTTAGCCGTATTCGCAAATGCGATTGGATTCTGATATATTTTTAGATAATAATAATAGAGTATACTATTTAAATAATGTTGGAGAAATAGTACCAACTATAGAAACTTTAAAATATTATAATCCAAATACAAAAATAGGAAATAAATTAGATATGAATTTAAAAGGTGCAATTGTAGATAAAAATAATTTAAAATTAATAAAATCTGGAACTACTGTATACTAGAAAAATAATGGTTCAATATCATTAAATCCTGGTACTGAAGAAGTTTTAAAAGACAGCGATCTTGCTGTTGAATTCTATAAAAATATCAAAAGATAGCAATCAGATAAACCGTTAGGATTAGTTTATCCGGAATTTGATATTATATCATTAGCATAGTCAGGAAAAGACATAGTTAATTTATTTAAAAAATCTTTAATGAAAAAATCATATGTTGGTGTTCCAGCAAGAATAGATGATAAAACAGGTAAATTAATGACTGAACAGTTTGATACATATAATGGTAATATATGGACAACAACAGACAAAGGTTTTGCACAGACTTTTGCGGATGGAGGATCAGAGCCTGGTAAAGTATTTACAATTTTTGGAAATACAAGAAAACTTGCTAAAACTCCAAAAACTAGCCATATGATAATGTGGTAGCATATGCCATATAAATTTAAAAATGGTAAATTCATAATTGATCCAAATGCAAAAACAGCATTAAACCCTAGATATCTTAAAACTTTTAATGGGGATGAACATAATTTATTAACTATTACAGATAAAGGGCTCGCAGATCTTGACTTATTAAATATTGTACCACAAAAAACAACAAGCACTGACGATTTATTTAAATTGGCAACAAGTCATGGATATAATGGTATTAAATTTCAAAACGTATACGATGGCCCTCATATTATAAATGGCGAGTATTTTGATTTACCAACAACCGAATTTGTTTATAAAAATGCAGATGGTCTTTTAAAGTTCGATAAAGATATTACTAAATTAGACTTATTAAAACCACATATTGAAGTAGTTGTTAGAAGCCCCTTTAATATATGGTTAAATCATAAATTAAAGCATGAATAATAGAAATAGTATGTTATATGGATTGTATACAATGGGAGCAAAATATGTGCATATGTGGTATAAAGAAAGAAGCTCAGAAGAATATAATGAATGGTTTGAAAAATTTGATTTTCCAAAGCAATTGGATATTTTATTTGAATTATATCCAATATGGTTGGATGTTGTATATAAAAATTTTATAAAAAAAACAGATGATTTAATATTATATAATTTGTATATTAACGGTCTTGATTTTATAAAAAATACAAATATTAAAAAGAGTGATTTTAAAAAATGGTTTTTTGAAGTTGTTACAAAAATGCCAGATGAAGATTTAAAACTTTTACAAAATGATTATTATAATAATATAACAAAAATATGATATATTTAAAAGAAGGAAATAAAATTTGTATTAAAAAGAAGAATAGAGGAAAATTTACAGCTAGTGCAAAACGAGCTGGAATGGGCGTGTAGGAATATGCACAAAAAGTGTTAAATGATCCTAATGCCTCTCCTCTACAAAAACGAAGAGCCAATTTTGCTAGAAATGCAAAACGTTGGCATCCAGCACAGAAGGGGAAAAAAGGGTTAAAAATTCCAAAGATTAATGTATGGTATTCTTTTGCCAAGAAGATAAACGGAGATGCATATACTGCATAGAAAGCTGAAAATATGTACAATCTACTTATATCAAAATATGGTATGACTCCAACATAGGCTATTTCTGTAGTAGGTATTGCAGGATTCGAAACAGGCGGAACATATAATCCAAAGATAGGAACAACATATAAAGGATTGTTACAATGGGATAAAAGGAGATTCCCAGGGCCTGATTATGATACTCAATTGAATTGTATAAATAATTCTTTAAAAGATAGTAAGCAATGGACTCCAGGAGTGTCATATTCTACTTTTAATAATCCAGATTCTACTTTAATAGATGCTGTAAATGCTTTTGAAAGAGGTTATGTAAGATCTGCACGAGGTAGCCGTAGGGCAGCAGCAATAGATAATATATTTAGAGATTTTGTAAACGAATAGAATACTCTTAATAAAATAAAATTTAAACCAGATGGATATTGATCATTTTTTTTCTACTTATGAATCTGCTGATCCACCATATATTACATAGGATTACTAGCAGAATAAAATGCTTGATATGGAATTAAAAAAACCTGAAAGCAGTTCAAAAATAATAGATTTACTAGATTTACCATATCAAGATAAAGAATAGATAAAAAAAGGAATGCCAGTTGAAAAGCCTGGAAGATTTGCAAGTGTATTTAATTCTTCATATAACCCTACTTTTTCAAGTGGATTATCAAAAGGATCAGCAAGTCTTGAGCAAGCTCTTGATAAATAGAATATTACAGGAACAAAAAGAAATTGCTTGATAAAATTGGCAAAGGTAGAATCTGGTATGAACCAATTTGCTCAATCACGTAATTCCTCTGCATCTGGAATGTTCTAGATGATAGATAGTACAAGAAAAGAAGTAAGTTCTGTAAGTAAAAAAGAATTTATGAATAATTTGGACGAATAGGTAAGAGCTGCATCTAGATTATATGATAAAAATCTTGCATATTTACAGAATAATGGTCTGCTTCAAAAAGCATAGCAAAAGGGATTATCTACAGATGAAGCAATTGCTCTTACTTGGCTTCATCCTACATGGACTAAAAACTGGCTAAACGGAGGTGGTACTGGCGGATCCGATGCAAATGGAACTGGAATATTACAATATCTTAAAATGTATAGAAATAAATAATGGAAAAACAGAAAACAATATTTAAGAATAAAGACGGATATTTCATAGAATAGGATGGAAATAGAATATCTGTAAAACCAGTTGATTCAAAAGAAAAAGATGAATCAAAATGGACTTTTACAGACGGAACAAATACTTACACTCCATCTCAATTACAGAAAAAAACGTGCTGAATACTCAAGTGCATATGATCCATATGCTCTTACAGATCTTCTTGATTGGACTGCCGAAAACACAATAGGATTACCTATAAAATGGGCAGCACAAACAGAAACAGGATAGAAAGCTCTTCCATATGTTGGAAAAGTATTATCCGTAGTACAGCCTAGTAAATGGTATGGAACATTTACTGGAAAAGGAGCACCATGGAGTGAAAAGAATACTGGATTTGGAGATTCTAAACATGATAAGTCTTTAAATACTCTTGTTGATTGGGCTCTTTCTCCTGCTTTAGTAAAAGGAGAAGGTACAGTTGCAAAAGCAGTAGGAAAAGAAGCTACAATGCAATTAGCTTCAAAAGGTTGGTCTACTGCAGTAAAATATGTTTTAGGAACTCCTGAAACAAAGAATATTTTAAATGAAATTATTCCAGGTCAAATCGGATGGGTTCCAGCTTAGAAAATCACAGTATTTCATAGAACGGACAACCCAATGTTTGAAATAAGAGATTTTACTCCGGAAAGATGGGATGCCAAATTCCACGGAGCTCCAAAAACCGGTATGTGGGTATCACAGAAAAATGATATTGGATTTTTAAACAAAAGACCGTATGAAGTTATATTAACAGAAGAAGTTAAAAAGCCAATTGTTTAGATTGGAGACATTTCAACTACATGGAAAAATAAAACTAGAAATAAGATATTTGAATATGCAAAACAAAATGGAGCCGATGCAGTTCAGTTTAAAAATATCAAAGATAATAAAACAAATAGCCAAAACGTAGATTTTATTTTTAGTCCTTCTGAAAATCTAAAAATACAGTTAATAAAGAAGCCAGCTTCAAGCAATCTGTCTGCAAGAGAGTAATTTGGACTTTCTAAAGGTGCATATGGAGACCTGAATAAATTTCAAAAACAAGCACTTGAAGATTATTAGCAATATAAAAATTCTGGAAGTAAAAGAAATAAATTTTTATTTTATACAGAAAAAGAAGTTTTTAGGTATGGAGAGGATGCCGAAATTGTTGATATATAGAAAATCGCATCTATGTCAGGTACTACTATACGTGATGAATTTATAAAAACTGCATATGGGAGTCTAACTTATTTTCCGAATATAAATTAGGCCGGAATATAGTTTCCTCCAAAAGGATATATCTTTGGAGAATTAAGTGCTACTCCAAATAGAAATGAGTTTTAGAAAAATATAGTCCTTACTAGTCCTAGAGTAGATTTCTTTAATTCAATGATAGATGCAACTCCGGAATAGTTAGCCAAACTACCGAATAGAATACCAAAGGAAGATATGAAACGGTTCTGAGAAACAGTTTACCAAACGACAAAACCTGGAACTTACCTATCTGGAGATGCTGGAGCTATGCCATTATGAGGTTTTATGATTATAGCTAAAACCTCTTCTGAATCTTCTAAAGTATTATTAGCAGATGCCGCAGATTTAAACTCACTAAATAGAAGAACTGGTATTAGCCCTGATTCATATAAAGCAATTATTAAATAAGGATTAAGACCAGGGCATCATCTTAGATTTAATAGAAATACTTTTATGAAACTTAATTCATCTGCGGTTGATAATTCTCATTTATATGACCAATGGAAAGCTGCGACTACTACAGAATTAAAATAGCAATTTGTAAAAGATTGGAATGAACAAATATATCCTAGAACTGCTTTTATAAATAAATATGGAAAAATAGAATTTTTACAACCATTTGTTTTTTATAGAAGAAATGGATGATTACTCAAAAAGACAAAATAATGAAAATAATATATAATAAAATAATACCGTTTAAAGGATTTCTTGCCATCAACCTATTCGGTTTTTTATTTGCAAGAAAGAAATTGACAGAAGTTGATATAAATCACGAAAAGATACATACAGAGCAAATAAAAGAATTGTTATACGTACCTTTTTATATATTATATATATTAGAATATATAATAAGATGGTGTATTCCGTTCTTTAAAATGTCATTACCAGATTCACATAAAATATACAGATCAATTTCATTTGAGCAGGAAGCATATAAATACGAAATGAATCTTGAATATTTAAAAAATAGAAAAAGATATAATTGGATTAAATATATAAAGAAGTTAGGATATGTAGAAAAAGGGTACTAATAGTAGATCCAGATTCGGATTATTTGTAGGTGATCTTGGAAATTTGGCAATAGATGTAGTAAAGTTAATGGATCCAACCGGAATTACATCATGGGGAGATGCATATAAAGCTATTAAAAATGTAGACACAAAAAATCCAGGCTCAATTTTAAATGCAGTAGTAGAAACAGTAGGAGCGTTGCCAGTTATTGGCAAAATAGGTAAAATAGGAAAACTTAGTAAATTGGTTAGAAATACAGAAAAATTTATAGTGAAAGCTGGAAAGGTTGTTCGTATTCCAGAAAAAACTACAAAAACCGCAATAGCATTAGCCAAGGTTCCTGGAAAAGTCGCAACAATTCCTGTTAAATTTATTCCAAAAGGAAGGAATAAAATAAACAGTTTGAGAAATACAGTGAGAATGACGCATGTGGCATCTTCGGCAGACGATGCTATTCTTGGTGGTGCGTGGAAAAAAAATATAGCATTTAACATTGCAAAAAACAGTGCTGGAGAAGCATCTCCAGTTGCTCTGATGGGTATTATATTTCCATCGTCATACAATGGAACAACAAAAGCAAATGATGTCGAACTTGAACCTGCGAGCAAAGAAAATGTAATTAGATAGATGCTTTTTGGAGAATCCCAATTTAAACCATACGAAAAACCAATATATATTAACGGAGAAAAGTTAAATAACACATATTATGGGTAGCTATATCCTGCAAATAAAATTGTTGCAAATAGAAAATTAAAGAATACTATGCAACAAGCCAATAGCGAAAACTTTTTTTATACAAAAAACGAAATGCCAATTATTGACTCACATAAATTTCGTATAAAGTTTAATAAAGACTTTGCAAGAGCAAGCGATACTTTCGATTTTAATACTAATGAACTTACAGGAAGAATGATGATGGCTGCTATGAAGCCAACATGGTGGGCTCCAAATTCTGGCGCACCTACATTTGTACAGGAAATCCCAGTTACATATGCAGATGATTCAGACGAAACATTAAAGATAGCTTTGAAGAAATGAAAGATTTTTTAATTAAATTAATAACAGCTCATACTGGAGTATCTAGTAAACGCGTATGCGGTATAATTGGATGGCTTATTTGCTTGATTATAACAATATATTGTACTATAACGAACAAACAAGCCCCAGAAGTAACAAGCGTAATACTTTTATGCTGCATGGGTTTACTAGGTATAGACAGTGTGACAAATATTTGGAAAAGTAAATAATGCGTAAATTACAAAATTACAACCATTTAAACAAATGAATAACAATCAAAATATAAATATCGTATAATGAAAAAACATCCAATACCTATAATTCTAAACAACCTTATATTTATGTAGTAGGGTGGGATAGCAAAGAATAATAAAAAGCATATAACAGTATATAAATCGTTGAGTGGCAAAGTTTTTAAAACAATAAAATAAGCTGCTGTAGACAATTATAAGTTCAAGAATAATAAAGGACAGTACGCTCAAAAAGATATTATATATGATGTTGTGAGAGGAGATAATTTGTGGAATATAGCAAAATCAAATAATATTAATTTAGAAACTTTATATCAATATAATCCTTAGTACCGAAGCAAGAAGATACTTATGCCTGGTGATAAAATAATAATTGGTAAAAAATCTTTATAGAAACCATATAATATTAGGGAACAACGAATTAAAGAGCAGACTGCTAATTAGAACAATATTTCCGCAATACAGAATGTCCATCATGATGGAAATTACGTAATAATAGATAAAAATAACAAAAGTTTAAATGTTTATAATAAAAATAATAAACTGATTTATCATACAAATGACATATCAATAGGTGCTAGTGGAGATGATTACAATACAATTACATATGTCGATAAATTTGGTAAAATTATTAATGGAAAAGGGAATAACTCAACTCCTGCCGGAATAACAAAAATAACTGGAACATCTACTTATCATGGATTTCCATCATTTACTAGAGGAAGAAAGAATGGAAGTTAGTATGAAGATATCGCTTCATCAATGCATTTTGGTAAAACAGACAAATCAAAACTTTCTAATGGTTGTGTAAGAATTGGAGGTAATACATTAAATACTTTGTCAAAATATATTGGAGTTGGTACTGATGTTTATACACTTCCAGATAAAAATGGGTCTAGATTTATATCAAAAGATGGCAAATTAAATTTTGTTGCCGATAATCCATATGGATCAAATAGCAGTAGTAAAAGATTTTGGGATGACTATAATACTTATACTGATAAATCTTATTCAAAATTAATTATAATTCCAAAGATTAAAGGTAGTGATGAATTCAATAAAAATAATACAAAATATATAAATGCATTGATGGATAATAAACAAAAACTAATGCAAAAATTTAACCTGGATTCAGATACTTATAATCACTTGTCCGAACTAGCGCTTGGAATAGCTTAGCAAGAAACGAAATATGGAACTTCTACTAGAAAAGAAATTAAAGACAAAACTCCAGATTTTATTCTTAATTTTGTTAGAGGTAATTCGAACAGAAGCAGGGGGCTTACTTAGATAAAATTAAAAGGCGACAATGCTGGAATGCAAAATGTATATAATGATTTGGGAATAACAGAAAATAATTTAGATAATGCAGACAAATCAGCTATAGCTACAATTTCAAGGCTATCTTATATTTATAATACAGAAGTAAGAGGCCGTAAATTTGTAGGAAAAAATGATCAAAATATTGATTCATATGACGCACTATTATATAAATGGATGGGAAGAAATAACTAATTAAATAATCATACTGCAACTCCATTACAAAATATTTATATACAAAATGTTAAAAAGTATGCCAATAATTATAATATGTATTCTATAAGAAATTAAAATAAAATTCTTCCGTCTTAATAGCAGTAACTATAGGACATAATGAATGAACACGAAGAAAACTAAATATTTTCAAGAATAATAATAATTAAATTTATTAACATTTAAATTTTTTAAAACATGGCACAAAAAAATTTTTAGACTTAACAGGACTCGCCCAAGTCATTAATTGGGCAAAAGGAACATTTGTTGGATATAGCCATGAAACCAAACAACTGACATCGTAGGGGTATAATATTGAAGGTATAACTTTTCAGGGAGAAGGTGATATCATAAACGCTTCTATACATAAATATAGTTATTCAGATGATCATTCTAATCAACCTCATATTTCAATGTTGGTTTCAAATAAACACGAAAACTCTTATGGAACATATTCTGAGGCTGGAATGACCGCTAGCTGGAATAATTATAGTAAAATATTTGCACAAAGTTCTATATATGGATTTGTTACAAATGAACAAAAAGAGAAACAAATATAGAGCGATATTATAATAGGAGATAATAAAAATTCAAATTACGATATTAATAAAATAGCAAAATATAATATAAACATAAATTCTGACGGATATAATCATTCTGTTTATGACGTTAACGGAACTTCAATAGGAGAGATTAAAATGGGAGTAGTTTCTGTTGATGGAGAAATAAATAACTACTCTTATAACATTGGAATAAAGTCTTCGGATAACAATCCAAATCATTGTTTTACAACAGATGGAAAAACGTTTGATTTGTCTACGAAATTAAATGTATCAAGTATAGGATCTATCGATCCATTTGATATTGAAATGTTGTTTTAACAATATTTAACTTTGTTTATTAAAAAATATTCATTATATTTGTAATATAATAAACAAAAAAATAAAAAAAATATGGATAATACGATTATGCAAAAGTTGGTTGAGGAACTTGTAAAAAACCTCAATATTACGAAAAATGATGAAGGAGATATTGTAATCTCTAGTAATGCCAGTGTTTGTCTTCTCTGCAGAGATCGGGATGATGATTGGGTAACAGTAGAGTTTGATGATTCAATGACAAAGGAATCTCTTCGGGCATATAAAGATGTTGTTGATGTTCTTGATGAAAGCTCATTTAAAGAATATTTGGCATATCTTGCATCTGCTCTTGATATAGATACTTTCAACAAACTCACAGATAAAGAGTCTTTCAACGAGAATGAAGCAAACGTTGTTGATGAAATGGTATCCATTGCAACTACAAAGCTCAAGAAATATCTTAAAGATAAGGTTGAAAGATATAATGATGCGATTGGTCTTTGTAATGCAATCTTAGATTGATAATTAGTTAATAATCCTAGGCATGATTTCAAACTGCCTTTTAATTGGGGATTAGTATAGTGGTCATTTATTACAGAGGTCTCTCAAAATAAAATAATAATGGAGAATAAAATTTTTAAACTTACGGATCAAGATTTTTCGGACTTAGTTAAGTCAAGTCTGAATATATCAGAAGTTTTATTTAAACTCGGATATTCCACAAAAGGAAATAGCTGGGGATATTCACAGATTAAACAAAGAATGGAAATTCTAGGATTGTCTGGAAAAGATTTTCGAGGAAAATCAGCAATATGTATAAAAAACGAAAATAAAAAAATAGATCAAGAAAAATTATTTTGCGAAAATTCCAAACATTCTAGACGAATTGTAAGAAAGTATATTTTACAAAACAAATTATTGCCATATAAATGTTCGATATGCGGTATAACTAAATGGAATGGTAAAACATTGTCATTAGAATTAGATCATATAAATGGAATAAATAATGATAACAGATTGACAAATCTACGTTTTTTGTGTCCAAATTGTCATTCTCAAACAACTACTTATGGAGCAAGAAATAAGCAATGTGCAGAATCTAAATTTGATTTATCTCAAGAATTAAAAAATCTAATTATAAATGAATATATTAAATTAAAAAGCATGGACTCTGTGTCTAAAAAATACAATTTAAAATTAAAAGCCATTAAGCAGGTGCTTTCTGAAGCAGGATTAACAAAACCAAATCAAAAATATGTTATTCAGTATGATTCAAACCATAAAGAAATAAAAAGATTTGGAAGTATTGCAGAATGTTGTAAATGGCTAATTAGCAATAATGTTGTAAAAACAAAATTATTAAAAACTTGTAAAAATACTTTAAAAAGAAATTTTAACTCGCTTTGGAATAATTATTATTTTGAATTATTGGATGCTTAAAGAATAATACATAACCTTTAAGTAGAATCTTCTTTAATTGACTTGGAAGCGTATATTTTATATAAAGTGACAGGGCGCAAGTTTAAATACAGCGTGAACGACTAAATAAGAAGACCGGTCTTTGGACTGGATGTGATAGTCTAATCCACTACAGTGGTGTAAAATGAAAACCTTTAAGCTGGGTTCGATTCCCAGATCCCCAACTATGATAGCAGTTTATAAACTAAATGGAAAAGTATTAAAAACAACAAATTTAGAAAAGAAACTTTCTAAATTAAAATCGGAACCAGAAATATTATATAAACAAGAAACTGGTACAGAAGCCGATTTGGATAAATGGATACAAGATAATCTTAAAGAAAAGAATGATGATAACGAAGATAATGGAATAAAGAAATACTATTATATCAATAAAAATGGATGTAGTATAATTTCAATATATGATACTGAATTTGATGGATATGTTAAATGCACAAAAGACGAAATTAATGAAACAATTGGAAAAAGGAATGTTTCCAAATGAAAATAATAGGTTATATACAGCAGCTCAAGTAGTAATACAAATGGCTACAAGAGTAGTGGAAGAAGCAGAAAAATTAAAATTAACCGACAAACAGTGGTATCTCGCATTTGAAAATTATCTTAATATTCTGAGCTGCAAAGACCATTCAGAAAATAATCAAATAGAAGATCTTAATAATACTTTAGAAGAATTTAAAAACGGGAAGGATGAATAATCTTTCCCCTTTTTTATTATGTATAAATCAATAGAACCTTGGGGAATAATCAAATATTTCAAAACAGGAAATTTTAGATTTGCAATATATTCGTATAACGATGAACCAGATATAATATATCTAGCAAATGTAAAAACAAGATTATTGTCAAGAAATAAAGGATTTGGTAATGCCATACTAGAATATGTAGATAGTCTAAATAAAACTATATATTTACAGACAAATAATAAGACTCGTAAATGGTATAAACGACACGGATATAAAGATTATGAAAATAATTGGATGCGAAAAAAGCCGATCAGTTAATTCTGACCGGCTTTATTTGTCTTGTATTGCGTTATTTTTATTCAGACGATAAACTTATTAGGTTCTATATTTTGAGCGAGTAGAAGAGCTTCTATGAGTTTCTGCTGAGATTCTACTTTATCCTTCATATCATTATATTTATCTTTAATATCAATATAATTATTTTTTAGGTCTTCTATATTCTCTGTATTTTCATTAATTCTATCTTCATGGTTTTTTAAAGTTTCTAAAACACTTTGTTCTGTGTCTTTCATTAAATATTCATAATTCATTATAATATCATTTGTGTGTTAATATTTCTCTCTAATTCTCGCTCCTTTTTCAATCTGGCCAATTCCTCACGTAGCATTCTTACTTCATCTTCTATATTATCCATTCTTTCATCCTGTTCCTTAAACTTCTCTATAAATATCAAATTTAATTTATCCTGTGGAAATCTTTTTATAAATTCAGAAGCACCTTCTAAATAACCCTTTGCCTCCAACGATCTATTACAATCTCCAATTGTTGTTGCTGGCATATGAATTAAAGCCGATAATTCTTTATTTGAATATTCTATTTTTCCTTCATTCCCGTCTTTAAACATATACTGATGACTTGCAACAATATATGCCTTCTCTGTAAAAGTCAAATTCGGATTATCCAAAAAATTATAACTATATGGTTCAAATCTCCTATTGTTATTAAACTTATATACTAAATACTTTCCTCTTCTCCTAGTCTCAATATAACCTTCTCTAATCAAATTATCTACACATTTCTTAATTGTATTTGGAGCCGCCCCAGTGTCTTTCCTTATTGTCGCATAACTTGGAAAGGCTTCCATAGTTCTACTATTCATATATCTTCTAATAGCTACATAAACTAATTTATCTTTCGGATCTAAATCCGGTTGCGGTTCAGAATTTGCCGGATGCGGGTAAATTACAAATTGTTCATTTTCCATATTTATTATATTTTATTAATTATAACACAAATATAACAAAAATATTTCAAATATCAAAATATTTTTTTATTATTAAAAAATAAAACCGAGAGATGATATAATAATACGAGAAATGAAAAGGACGACCGAGAAATGATAAAGAAAACCGAGAAATGATAACTAACTATACTTACTATACTTACGTAACTATACTTAATAGGGAAACCAAACAAAATCAAAATAAAAAATTGTATAATTATTTTCATTATGAAAATATGTGCGCACTAATATCGTGTTTTTAAACAATCTCTACTCCAAAAAAAACAAGCAGATATATCTCTAAACGCCGTCGGTCTTTAGAGACTATACATTATTTTTACCCCCCCCCTATCATATAAGCGATGTGGAAATATAGGAGAAGGAAGACAAAATGAAAATTTAATAAATATAGTAAACGGAGAGTACAGTACCCCGTCCAGTCCCCCCACCACTTTTGAATAAAAACCAAAAATTAATCATTAAATTTTACAATTATGACTGAAAAAGAGAAAAAAGAGTGTAAGAACTTCGTAAGTGCTAACGTCATCAACGATATGAGTGACGGCAAACTGCGCGTTTCGATTGGTGTTAGTTCTATTCAGGTAGGCACAACGATTTCAATACCCGCAGACGCAATAATCGACTCGCGTACTCGTGACATCGAAGGTACTGAGAGAACTTGGGCATTCATTCAGGGAACTTATCCCGAATTAAGCCTCGGCACACTCCTCGCCGTTGTTCCTACCGACCAAAACGGGTTAGACCGCTGGGAAGAACCAGTAAAGTCCGAGGACAATCGTCCAACGTTGGCTGAATTGACCAAAGTTCTAAAAGACTCATACCAGCCTAAAACTCGGTATTTGCCCAAGTGGATTGTTTCTGAGTTTAGTGCTCTAAGAGGCAAAACAATAAAGTGCGTTGCTCGGTATGACTATCACGTCGATGGATTCAGAAACGATAGTCATACCTGTCTTTTTGAAATCGTAGACTAATGCACCTAAGCGGGCAAAGAAGAATAATAAGTAGGGGTAATTCCCTACTTATTATTTGTTGTATATGCTTTATCGTTGTATATACGGGTATGTAATAGGAGATACGTTGTATTCGTTTAACGGAAATAGCGAGTATGATATTTCTTGTTGCGGAAAAGCGTTAAACGACAAGAGTGGTTATTTTCTTTTAAGACGATTAAAGAATGGCACTTTCGGCGTATTACGCTTTATCCCATACTGACGTGTGGGAATATATGAATATAAATTGTCAAATTGGAGGGGAATGTAAACGGTTGAGTATCAGCAGGTTTATTGGTAATATTCATTCATCCCTTTATTTTCCCTCCGCTTTTAAAATTTTCTTTTTCTCCCCCAAAAATAATTTGGGGAACATGAAACAAAAAGCGCAATGAAAATTCGTAGGGAGGATATTAAGTGTTGAAGGGCCCTACGCTTTTAAAATGCGATAACCTCGGTGCTTAAAGAGAGGCTTCCCTTGAACAAGGAGTAAGAGAAATTGTTTAGTCAGCCAGGAGACTATAAAATTCACACCGATGAGACTGGACGAAACACAGAGAGAAACTATTAGCACTAGATAGTCTAATAATGGCTCTGTGTCTGTGAAACAAAACAAAGTAATAACAATCAAAAACAAAAATAATATGTATAAACATTTCGATGAACCTCTCTTTGATTATATTATAATTAGAGAAACAGGAAAATTTTCTTCAGAAGGCTACAAAACAGTCTATCTGTTTGGTGTTAATTATGAGGATGAAAGTAAAAAAAAATTCCTTGTGGTTATATAGACTGTTTTAAAGTTAGTCCTTCTTGTCGATTTGACTTCCATAAAGACGGAGGTATATCTGTGTTCTGTAAGGCTTTCTCGCAGCCAAACGGCGTTAGTAAGGTATTTGCTACTAATTCCTATACTGGACAGATTATTGCAATTAAAGATTGTGATAAATCTCTTATAACTAGTTGGGATTATTAGTCACCACTAATTAATTAGGTTGCTGCTAAACTAGTTGAGGAAGCAGATAGTTATCCAGTTTAGTAGACTTCCTGATGGGCTGGATAATGAATTTAAAAACAGAGGGATATAGAATCGGTTAATGGGTTGGTGCTGATTCCGAATAACATTTAATTACCATATCTTCACGATTTATCTTTATTGTAGCATGCAACGATACTGATATTATCAGCCGTAGAAGGATTAAACGGTTTTAAAAAACTCAATATAAAAGATATTGGCTATTTATAGTTTCAGTATTTCCAAGATGTTGAGGACGCCAGTTTATTATTCGCCTATGAGCACAAGTGTGGTTACTTGTGACGGGTTCCATATTACTGCAAAGGTGCATAATGGGATATGAGAAAGAATAAGTTTTAGGCGTAAAACACAACGTCACACTTAGCCTATTCAAGACGTTAAATAGCAAGGTGGTCCAGTGTCAGTGGCCTTAATTCGATGACACCATTCAGTTGCAAATGAATGAAACGTTATATCAAGATGTGCGCAGAATCTATACGGGATTCTAAACTTGTCAATTTTAGGTGTTATTCTGCAAACCTTTACGTGGTAACACTATAAGTACACATTGGAAACTAATTGCAGAGCTTGTAGTCCCGTACAAGTATAAATAATGGCGTGGTGACTATCAGGCAAAAAAGTCTGACTTATGGCAATGAATCTTGCTCAAAGGAGAGTATGTTAAGAGTCTCTATAGTAAGGTGATTGATACTATTCCTTACAACTATTACCTCCGCAACATCAACCGAGGTTATAAACTGATGGTGTGACAACTTGAAAGAAAGTGGCAGCTTAGAAAGACAAGCATTTTTCTACTGTACATTGCCCTTAAAAAGGGAAATAATGGTAAATCCTTTGGAGACCATTCCTCCACGCTTTCAAGTATGACCGTAGTGAATTTGGAGACCAAGAAGGGAAGAAAGTTAGAGTTGTTAATCGTAATGAAAGTTACGTTCCTCCATTGTGCGTAGGGGTGTGTGGATAATCGGATAAAGGAACGCTCTGTTGCAATATGTTGCGAGTATTGTACCACACGGAAGTAGCATGGCAACTCGGAAAGACGAGTATTTTCAAACAGAATATTAACAATTAAAACAACAATATGAAAAAATTACCAGACTTAAAAGAATTATCAGAAAATATATTAAAAATTAAAGAAGATAGGTCGGAAATTAGTTTACAGGACCTTATAAATAATTTTTATATGGATTAAAATAATGAACAAAATTGAACTTGTTTTTAATAAATCTTATGTTGTAGTGGATTGTAGGAATAATCAGATAATTCACTTTGCAAATAATATAGAAGAAGCTAAAGAAATAGCTGATTTAGACATCTATTTTGTTGTCTATCGTATTACTAATAACATTACTTGTTATTCTCGGTAATATCTTCTTACCCGTTTAAATGAAACTATTGTACTGAGGTTAGAATTTGGAGCGGGTACAAACACTTAAGTAGGTGTATAAATTATTTAAAATAAACCAATTATAAACAATTTAAAAATAAAACTATGGTAGACTCCTACTGGAGTAAAGTTGCTTAGGAATGGATATGGAATGTTATTTTCATCCAATATAGCTGAAATAAAAATATCTTTAACAAAAGATACTTATGATGATGATTATTATAAAACAATAACAGCTATTGATTTGTTAGATGAAATTGATCATCAAACAACGTTAAATCCAAAAATTGAAAAAACTCAAATAGATGGAATTGTGCCCAATGGTATTTATCTTTTGAGTGGTCTTGATTCTGATGGTCATTTTATTATAGATAACACAACCTATCAATGTGATTTGGATTCAGATGATGGCTATGGCAAAATTTGGCCATCACTTGAAAGATGCAATCATACTTTTGATCCTATTGAAGTATATGTTCAATGGGAAAAGTATGATTATATACCAAATGACAAAGATGATGAAAACTATTATGATGTCTATATGACAATTGCTTACAACGGTAAAATCATTGCCAAAATTGGTACTCGTCGATTTGAAATTGCTGATTGGCGACCTATATTTGAGGTTGATGAAACCTTCTTAGACGAGTAATTAATTATATGTCATACAATACGCATAGGGCTTATACGAAAAACTCAATTATTAACTATTAACAAAACAAAAAATATGACAGAAAAAGTTTTTGCCTTTATGGCAACAGTAGAAAACCAATCATTAGTATTTGCTGGTATCAATTCCGGCGATACAGGTGTAAAAGATTATTCTATGGCACCTGAAAGATATAAACTCCAGACATCTGGAACTATAGCTTTTGATGGTTATTTGGAAGACTCTACTCCATTAATTCCATTGACTGATGTCCCTTCAAACATCTATAAATGTAGAGTTATTGGATTCTCATTTGAAGATTTTAATCCAGTAAAAATTGTGGATGAAATATTTATCATCCTTAAACAACTCGAGGAACAACTTAATAATCCTTATACTGGGAATTATAAAATTATAGAAAATGGGCCTATATCCAATGGTGTTCATATTCTTAGAAATGTAGGCATTACCGAAATCACAAATCTTGATATCAAAGCTCAGGCTGTGGCATTATGTATCGATGATGGCATTTATATTGCCTATGTCGATGATTTGGGAGATCGTAGTGCATTCGGGGTTATTAGAAAACTAGACAAATTTGATGGCAACCCAGATATTCAGTTTAAAGATGACTTCTTTGAAAAAGAAGTAAAAGTCATTCATAAAGCTGAAGGCAGCCAATATTTGTATGAAATCACTGACTTCGAGTCAGGAGATATCATATTACAAATTGGTTGCGATTATAACAATGAGTGGATAACTAATCCTATATTCAAATTTAAATGGATTAGTTAGCCATTTTCAAAAAACTCAATATAAAATATGATTAAATTCATTTCCAAGATGTTGAGGACGGCAGTTTCTTAATATATGGTATCACTAATCCAATAAATGCATAAACTAAAACATCTGAGGTGCTTGCACCAAGAGTAAACCTAACTCAAAGCAAGAGATAAACGGGAGTTTGAGGATATAGGATAGTTGCAACGAGTATATTAAGTTTTAGCCGTAAAACACAATTTTAAAACAAAACGATATGATAACAAAAACAGAAATTAAAGTTATGGCTACTTTGACCAATGAATTTGGCGAAACCATGACTGTTGCTATGCGTGTTAGACGCGCAAAGCGTGGTCTCTTCAAAGAGGAAATCGAGAATCAGATTATGAATACCATTAATTTAAATGGCATTGGAGTAAAAATCATTAATGTTAAGATTAAATGAAAATCATAGAAAACATTCTATGGCTAGTCATTTTACTTTGTCTGGCTTCTCTTGCAATAATAAGTGTTATTGCATGGAATAATTTGGTAATAGCGGCAGTATTTGCTGCCATGTGTATAATGTGGATTTTCACATTAGATTTTAATAAATAATGAATTATGAGAAGAATAAAGAATTATAAAAAAAAGAATAAAGAATAATAAATGGAATAGAATATTCCATAAAAATATAGTGAAAAAATGTCAAGTGCAAGCAAATATTTATCTTACTCAGTGTCTTGAAGGCCAAAATTTTATAGAAGCAATTGACAAAGCAGAAACACTTGGTCAACTTCTTAACCTTCATAAGGATGCATGAGGTTCAGGTTTTCAATGTGAAAACCTTGTCCTTGTGGTATTTTCAGAACCAAGAGTATAGAAAATATGGTTCCTGTAGAAGTATATCTAGGGAACATATCTGGTTTGAACACTCATGCAATTCCCTATTGGGAAGAACACAAAGAAGAAAAATATAATGATTTCACAGCTGTTTATGATATAGTTTTATCACAATATAAACAGTTATTGAGATCAAATATAAACTATCTTTTTACAGTTGCAAAGAGTGAACTTCCTGTTTATAAAAGACTTGGTTATGAAATTTAAGAAAATAGATAGCTTCAAGTTGTATTTTATAGTATCAGCAGTTTCATTTGGGCTGCTGATGTTTTTATTTATTATAGCTTCTTTCAGATATATTGATTGCTTGCCATTGGCATTCGTATGTTTGGGAGGAGTAATATTAAACATTAATTTTTTAAAAGATTATGAACGAGGGATTAATAACGAATAGATTGTGTTATTTGTTTTTAGGTTTGTTGATAGGATTAGGGCTAGGATTTTATCTTAGTCCTACTCCACAACAAAGTAATATTAACATGAAACTGGAAATACAAAAGGATAGTGTAAAAACAGTTAAAATGGTTAAAGTACCTACTGTATATTCTGTACTTGGAGAGCTTGAAAAGCATAATATTCCTCATAAGGATATTGTGCTTGCTCAAGCAAAATTGGAATCAAATCATTTCAAATCAAATCTCGTAAAAACTCATAATAATATATTTGGCCTTAAAAAGGGTAATAAATATAGAAAATATGATGATTGGAAAGAATGTGTAAAAGATTACAAAAAATATATTTCCAACAGATATAAAGGTGGTGATTATTATATATTTTTAACAAGGATTAACTATTCTGAAGATCCTAAATATATTAATAAATTAAAACAGATAGTATAATGTTTCCAGAAATTTGGTATTCTTAAAATAAACGCCTTTCCAAGTAATTGTCTGGCAAGTAAGGTAAAGAAAACGCATGATATGTTCTGCGGATCATTGGTTTTTTCTTTCTGAGCTGGAATATTTTCTTTTTCCGATGATTTTTAAAATTTAAATAATATGAGAAAGTTAATAGTAATATTATTCCTTTTTATAGGAATTTCAGCATATGCTGACAAGATTTACAATTTTGACGATCCTATATATGTAAGTAATGTAGATGATGGAATGTCTTCTATTTTCCCTGCATATAAAATCAGGAATGTAGATGATGGATTTTTTGGAGTAGGAGAAATACACAATATTTCGAATTTTTCCAAATTAAGAAAGTTTGGAGTAAAAGAAGGATCTATTGTATTCTTTGTATCAGATCTTCCATATAAAGCCATAATGTCATATTTGCATATATATATTATGGGATATTACTTTAAGTCAACACCAAGTGGATATAAAAGATTTTTATTACTTGGTATTGGTAATTCGAGATAATTTCTGTCATAAGTTAATAAATGAATAAAGAACTACTGCTATTTTAAGTTCTTTTGTAATTTTCTTTTAAAGTAGCAAATTGGCTCCATGTTGGAATTGGTAGACAAAACAGACTTTTGGAACTTCAGTGATGAAGAATTTGAGTGCCCTATAGGAAACTGTAGGAGTAGAATCTCCCTAATCAAACAATTCACCTCTATACTATATACTTTACCCGTCGGGATGTATAGAGAGTCAACTCCGTATTAAAAGTTAGTAATAACAAGCATCACTAGAAATAGGTACTAATTGAATAAGTCGGGTGTTTTAGGTGTTACGGAAGTGAATTGCGACGGAAGCCTCGTTTGTGGTGACACAAACTTTGGTGACGACGAGCTAAATTGAATAAAACATCTAAATGTAGGTAAATACTTCATTAAAGAAGTTGAGGGGCATATGAGGTGAAAATCCCGAAAGTGCTTTTTATTCATAAATGCGTAGAGGCCATACAGGAGGTGCCTAAATTAAAAATTGGATGTAATAAACTACTTGTAGTGGTGGGGCAGACGGTAAGTCTGTGCGAGGTAGTGCAAATCTATCTATTACAATATCCAAGTTGCAACATTTTTAATATGGTAAAGAAATGGTGGGGGTAATACCCTGTTACGATTAAATAAACATAATAAAAGTGAAAAAAGGTTAACAGTAACGAGAGTAAAATTCAGTAACCTTGAGATAATATCAAAATCAACGGTAAGACGTAGATGAGCTGTAAATTTACTCAAAGTGTTTAGCATCGTAATCCAGACCACAACAACTTTGGTATGGTAGAAAATTCCTCAGAGTATCCAAACTCTGCGAGCGGCTAGCAAAACATGTTGCAAGTAGGGAACTGAGTAAGTTGGCTTGTGTAAAAGCAAGTGTGGTAGGAAAATCTGTTGTCCAGTAATGGACGTTCGGGTTCGAGTCCCGATGGAGCTACAAACGAGTTTAATCAAAACAGTCTTTGAAGTTGATTCTCTAAAAATCAATATGTGAGGTTGTTTGACCTTAAAACCTTGGCATTCACATCTTGCGCACGAAGATTATATGGAATGCCTAAATGTTTCTGTAGCTAAGTTGAATATAGCAACAGCCTTCTAAGCTGTGGGTCATCGGTTTGAGTCCGATCAGAAACACAATATACTTTATAATATTTTAGTACTCTAATTATTAATCAATTTTCGTTTTTTTAAGACTAATAGGTTTAATTGTTGTGAAACAATTTCCAGGTTCGATTCCTGGATAGTCTTCTAGTTTTTTTTGTTTTTGATTGTTAATTGTAAGTTAACAAAATTAAATTGTTAGTTTTGTTTTAAATTGTTTATGTTTTGTTTCTGAAACAACTGTTCGTGAGAATAGTTGTTTCTTTTTAAAGGCTTTTCTTAATCTTATATAGGTTTGGATATATGGTAGTTCTTTTTTTTAAAAAAAAATCGGAAGTTCGATTCTTTCGTATCCATCAAATTTTAAACATTTATAATTATGATAGAATATTGTTCAAAAGAAAATGCTATAACCGCATTTAAAGCATTTAATGAAGATTTTACTTGCAGATCATTTAAATATGAAGTTGGTAAAAGCTATCACATGGACGGTGAAATTATGATTTGCAAAAGAGGATTTCATGCTTGTAAAAATCCACTCGATATATTTGAGTACTATTCAATATTTGATACAAAAATTGCTATAGTAAAATTATGGGGAGTTGTTGATTTGCAACCAGGAGTAGATAATCCTAATATCGATGTATATAATGGTAAATTATGTGCATCTGATATATATATTGAAGAAGAGATAAATTATTTTGATCTTATTCCTTATTTTATAAAATTTGCAAAAACTCAAAGAGGAGAATTCGATTTTCTTGTATGTAGTCATGATAAATTAATTTCAGATAAAAAATATATTTTCAATAATAGTTGTTATTCACAGATATTTTTAAACGAAAACTTCATTCAATGTACATCTGTTGGAAATAGTAATAACATACAAATAAATAGCAACCACTCTACTTTGATATTAAAAGGATTCTATAATAATATTTATATAACAGGT